ATCAAGTTCTTTGCGGCAACATTGCATTCAACGTTCAAGATCCATTAAATATGACATGCAAATCTTCAGCAAATCAAGTTCTTTGCGGCAACATTGCATTCAACATTCAAGATCCATTGAATATGACGTGCAAATCTTCAGTAAATCAAGTTCTTTGCGGCAACATTGCATTCAAAATTCAAAATTCATTGAATATGACATGCAAATCTTCAGCAAATCAAGTTCTTTGCATTCAACATTCAAGATCCATTGAATTTGACATGCAAATCTTCCGCAAATCGAGTTCTTTGCGGCAACATTGCATTCAACATTCAAGATCCATTGAATTTGACATGCAAATCTTCAGCAAATCAAGTTCTTTGTGTTAAACATTCAAGATCTATTGAATATGACATGCAAATCTCCAGCAAATCAAGTTCTTTGCAGCAACATTGCATTCAACATTCAAGATCCATTGGATATGACACACAAATCTTCTGCAAATCAAGTTCTTTGCAGCAATATTGCATTCAACGTTCAAGATCCATTGAATATGACACGCAAATCTTCAGCAAATGTAATTCTTTGCGGCATTTTTAATAGTTCATTGAATATGACATCAAATTTCCTGCAAATACTATCCTTTGCAGTAATATTCCGTTCAGCTTTTACAGTGACATTGCATTCAACATTCAATATCCATTGAATATGACATGCAAATCTCCAGCAAATACAATCCTTTACGGCAACATTGCGTTCAACGTTAATAACACATTGAATATAACATACAAAATATGGGGTCTATGACTGATTATGAAGCAGCAGGGCCATATTAATGACTATTTTTTGAATCAATTTTTTTTCAGCCAAAATGATATAAAAAATATAAATTAAAAAAAAAATTGATTTTTTAACTGCCATTTAAAAAGCTTTCTCCATAGTAAATCATCAATTCATAATGGACAGTAAAAAGCAGGCTTCAAAAACTACCGAACAAAATCCAGTATATCGTTACAAGAATATTGATTTTGAGAATATATTAGTGTCTCCACTGGACGAAAAAGGTCCACAAGGTATTTCATACATCAACTATGATAATCAAAGGCTCAAAACAAAGACAAAAGTATTGCTTCAAACTGGTCAAATAGAAATGACATCAGGAGGAATCCCGCCCATTCATCCACAATTTTGGCCAACTGATGATAAAAGAGCTTTCGTTAATATTCCGTTAGATGATAAACAAGAAGCATGCAGAGATTTGAGAAAACATCTTGAGAAAGTTGAAGCATACTTTGGATCAAACGAAATGAGAGAAAAAATATTTAAAGGTAAGGCTAAACAATATCAATTTTCACCTTGTATCAAAATTAATACAAACGAAGATGGAGATGATGCTCCGGTAGACCCAGAGAAGCCAAAATTTGTCAAACATGATAGCGTCAAAATGAAATTGAATGTTATTAAAGATAAAGAAGAGTGGGTTAATTTGACCAAACTTATCAAAATAACTGATGATGGCAAGACTCAAATCGTAGCTAAAGAGGTTAAAGATGTCGCTGCGGCAATAACTTTACGATCAAAAGTAAGATTGTTGTTCACATATAACAAACTCTGGGCCAATAAAACGGCTGCACCAGGATCAAAAATGAAGTTGTATGGTATCGGATTCAAATTGATGGTTGTTGAATATGTTCCAGGAATCAGCAAGGGTCCTGATCTATCACAATGCGACTTTATTCCTGACGAATCTTCTGAATCAAACGAAGAAAAAGATAAAGAAGAATCCGAAGAAGCGCCAAAAAAATCTAAGAAAGGTAGCGAAGATGAGGTATCTCCTAAAAAACCTAAGAAGAAAACAGGTAGCGAGGAAGAAGAGAAGAAACCTAAGAAGAAAAAGAAAAACGCTACAGAAAGTGAGGAAGAAGTCACAAAGAAACCTAAAAAAGGTAAAAAGAAAGCTACTGAAAGCGAAGAAGAAGTTGTTTCAGTTAAAACAAAGAAGAGATAGCTTAATTTAACGAATTAATTATAATTAATTCGTTAAAGTTAATAAAACTGTTATGTTATCGAACTCTATTAATGGAAACACAACGCATTAAGGCCCTCAAAATATCTGATGTCGATCAAAAAAAAATCAAGTTGCTAGTGACCAAAAAAAATAAAAAGGTACCGATCGTATATGATCAAGAACCTTTTGTTTTTCAAACTCCATTTTTAGAAATGACAACAGATAAAATACGTCCTACAGCATATCCCGGAATACATCAACTGGATACTTTATTCAGCGGAAACTCAAAATCTAAAGTTGATACATTTTATCAATTTATAGAAGCGATAGAGTCAAATATCTGCGCACAAGTAGGTAAAAGCTGTGTCAAATGGTTCGGTCAAAAAGAAATCACCTTCAAATCTCTCATTCGCGAATCAGACTTGAATAAAAACATGTTTTATATAAAATGGCCAGTAGAACTCGATAAAGATATGCTTGTTTCCGAAGATGGTGATATATTTAATCCAAAAAATTTAAAGGAAAAAGATTTCGTTAAATTTATTGTTGAAATTCCAAATATATGGATAGATGGCGAAAGATTGGGACTGGCTTGTATCGTTAAAAAAGTAATGGTCAAACAACACAAAGAAAAGATAACCAATGAGTATGTATTTGATTCGAGTAGTGAATCATCTTCTGATGATGTTCTAAACTTGCATGCATCAGAATCTTCCGTCGATAAGATCACAAAAGTTAAAATTAATAATAGAATCCCAGAAGTAGAAATCCAAATCGAACCATTGCGATCTAAAAAAGTAGTACAAGTCAAAAAGGAATTTCCACAAATTCCCGCACTACCCAAAAAAAAGGTTACATTTGCTGATCCTCCAAATGAAAACGAATTTGATTTATTAACTGATGAAGCTCCTCAAAATAACGCACACCAATCGTTAAAAGTGGAATTGATATCGCATAAGAAGTTTCAACAACAAAAGAAAAAACATGTAGTTGTTGAATCAGACGAAGAATTCAGCGAGGCAAGTAGCGATTAATCAAAATCTAACCTGATCGGAATATGCGATTTTTTAATACCATGATCATATACAGATGTTGATAATTGTTGGCGTCTACGTCTAGTTTCAGAATCTGTTCGAATAGATGATGAACTTTTCTTTGATGAAATACGAAAACTTTTGATATTATCGGATACACATATTTCTGGATCTGGAGTCGTTAAATCTGGCGACTCTTCCTGAATCAAATTAGGTATTTCCATGTTAGCTAATTCAATTTTTCTTTGTTTATTCTCTTTTAAGGTCTTCTTCATATCATTCTCTATCTCGTCAATGTTATCCGTTACATACATGATTATTTTGTGTTTGATAGCCCATTTGAAGTAATTTAATTGGCCGATCGAAGTGATAAATTTGACGTTACGGTTGTCTGTTTTATAATGGCATGTTATTTTTCTTGCCTTACGACAAAATGGATCAAAATATAATTTGCTGTATCCTATTAATTGATTATTATATTCATTGAAAACATTAAAATAACTGATTTTACCATTTATTTTGATTTTGTAACAAGTATCATTTTTTTTAGAGAAGTTAGAGATGAACCAGTCTAAAATTCGAATGGAAACAATTGATTCTCCATTTATGATACTCAACAAAGTATCTAAGTATTTTGAATCAAACATATAAAATTTTTTATTATTCTCCAATATATCTAATTCTTTTTGGTCAAATTCGTAAGAACTATTCATAGGCGTTGCGAAGATGTGGTCGTTCATTATTGATATTATATGATTATATCCACTTTATATTAGTTTTTTGTTAACGAACGAAAAATTAATATATTCAAAATATATTTTCGCAATTTGTATAGCTTTTTTAAAAATTATTTTTTTACCAGAGCATTTTGCATTTAAAAATTTAATGTTATGTTATATATATCAAGATGTCCTCTCGAAAAACTAAAGTTCAATCTTCGAATATATCCGGCAGCAAAACATCTCGCAAAACTAAAAAAACAGAAGATCCTATCACCCTATTCGGCTCCGAAAGCAAACCAACAAAAAAAACAAACAAAAAAAAGGAAGAATCGGTTGATGTCGAAGATAAAATAAACGATATCATTCAATCATTGCAAGAAAATTATATTCAACAGAAAAAATTAATGTTTGAACTAAAAGAACTCAAAACGCTACACAAAAAGGAAATTAAAAAGGCTCGTGACCAATCCGATAAAAAATCAGGAAAGAACTCTGGATTTAATAAACCACAACCTGTCCCTGAAAAAATCCGCAAACTATTAGATATTGATGATACCCATTTGCCACGATCAACTGTTACTAGTTTGATGTACCAATATTTTAGGGATCACAATATGTGTGGCAAAGAAAAGGAAATCATTCCAAACAAAGAAATACGCAAAATATTCGACATGGATGAGGATGATATCATGAACTTTTATAACTTCCAAACCTGGCTAAAAAAACTTTACCAAGAAACACAAACAGAAGAAAGGCTAATACTTTGATAATTATAATATATATTTATCAAATTATTTTTTCGTTTTAATAACGATTAGAAATATAAATAATAATCGTATAACAAATCATGTCTATTTTCTCTATTCCAGAAATCATCATACAAATTTGTAAATACCTAGATGGCAAAGAGTTGTTTTCAATATGCCAAACTAACAATTTATTACATAAAATGATTCATAACATGTCATATCCATCAATAATCGATCTAAGATATCTCAGCTGTCACAATTTGTACTATATCCTAAATTCAAAAACTCTTTGCAAAGTAGATATGAGTAACACAATGATCACTGACGATTTTATAGGTAACATATCATACTGCGACACGTTAATATTACAACATTGTTATAACTTAACTGACAGATTCATTGATCTTATACCAAACTGTCATACTCTCGATATATCATATTGTCCTAACATAACCGGGGCATTCATCAATACCAAAAACTATTGGTTAAGCCTCACTATGACAGGATGTTTCTTCTTGAACTATGAATATTTTGGCGACTTAGAATGTCAAACGCTAGATCTGACGCGGACAATAATTGCGAACGAATTTTGCGAATCATATAATCGGCATCATCCATTTATAGCAGCGCTCAATAGATGTCAGACTATTTATTTGACTGATACGACGCATCATCCCTTAAATGACGATTTTATGAATATATTAGCAGATAAAATAATATATCAAAAGATAACCAAAAATTTTAATTGTATTGCGTCATTGCTCGAACCTGATAACGGAAAGGAATTCAGAGTTCCGACGTCTTTTCGTCCGCCGGCCTTCATAACAATATGCAAAAATTATGGCGGCGAAAATACAATCGATAGTGCTATATCTAACGTGGAGCAATATTTTGTTGATAGAGCAGCATATATTCAATCTATTTTTGATCCGAAAAAAAAGACAGATGATGTGCAATTAGATATTGGGATGCGTGAAATTCCTATTCTTAGTCTTGATGAAATGATAAACGACAAAGATTTCGCGCAATTAGATTTTGGGGATATTCTTAGTCCTGATAAAATGATGAACTACGAAGATTTTGATGATCGTGTTAAAAAATTGCAAAGAGATAGTTATACCCAAAGTATTTATTCTCAGAGGATGATCAATATAGATGGCGATTTTGACATTCAAGGAACGAATAATCATGATGATTACTTCCCTCGTCTCATGCATAATCATGATGATCACTTCCCTCATCTTATGCATAATCGCAATAATAATGAAACTGTTGATCAAAAAATAATGAAACTCTCGAATTATCATCCACGTATCGTCAAAGAATTTATAAATTTGATGACAATGGCGCACACGCATGTAGGACAGCATAAAAAATTAAAACATGGGCTCTACTTTAGAAAGCAAAAGACACACGAAGATGATTTTTACCGACTTCATAAAACAGAAGAGATTCCTTTTGATATTAGTGAAGCAGAGAAGTACCATTCGTACGGTGGCTTTTTAGGTCCAGGATATCTTGATAATTTATTGGTCAATTCAAATGATCTTGGCGACGCACACGAACTTGCATATACAAGTGCGGGAATGCAACCATTATGTTCCGAGTCTACCTATGCCACTTTTAATCTATTCAACAAAGAAATCAAAAGTGACAATCATCTGACAATTGAAGATAAACAGGAGCTATTTAATATAATATATTTGGTAACTGCGCATATCAACACAAACAATGTTATTTACAGCAATAATTGTATGTTACCGTATTCTGACTACGATTCTGCAGTGAACATAAATGAATATATGAATATTATGGAAACTCTGGAAAAAGAAATCATATTGGCTATGGTACCTCGAGTTGTACCGCAGTTCACCGAAAAAGTTTATAAAAACGAGCGCTGGGATTCATCAAACAAAGAATATTGCGCCCTAATTGAAAAACGTAATATGTTCGATAATAAACTTATCTCAAGTACATGTTTTTCCCACTTCGCAGACTTAGACGACCAATAACCTATTTTATCAAATCATCCATCTTGATTTGATAAATATATAAAATAATACGCTTAAACAACTGCGCAAAATACCAAGCCAAATAATATCTTTTATGAATTCTCAATTAATCAATACCAATCCGTTAATAAATCGTTTTAATGGTTACGCTACACAAAATCCTAACACGGTACATTTTCAATCAAACCAATTGATCAATCAAAATCCACATATTTCAAATCACCTAAATGATTTTATCAGACAACACAATCACGTGCAACAAAATGTTCCAGCGTTTCAGCAACAAATTAATAACCGTCCCGAAAAATCAGTCAGATTGCCTTCTAATAAAAAAAACGCAAAGAAAAACAACATCATAGAAGAGATGCTTAAACCGCAAAAAATCGAGAAAGAAAACAAAGATGTGATTACGAATTTGAAAGAGCGCGAGAATAAACAGAATACGGAATCGTTTGAGATTACAAATGATCCTTACAAAAATATAATTAAAGACAAAATAATCAAAAAACCGTGGGATAAAATCAAAGAAGCGGATTTAATTGTACATACAGTGACCCCCGTTGATAGAGACAAAAATAGATTCGAAAAAGAAGTGAACGTGAAAAAAGAAGAAAAGAAACAGATCAATAAAGAACTAAAGATAGAATTCCATATTGATAATTACAGTAACCATAAAGATGCGTTTGAATATAATAAGTCGTTTATCAAAAATTTAGCGTATAATTCGAAAGATTTTGATGAAAACAAGGGAGACTATATAGAATTTTATCGGAAACATCAGAAAGAAGCAGAAGAAGGTCAAGAACTTTGCGATAAAATTTTGCATGATATGGTTGATTCAGGATTAATCAAACCAGAAGAGTTACCGACAAATAATTCGGAAAATCTTTGATATCTTACAGATAATATTTCAAAAAATCTCTAAATTATATCTATAGATATAATATAGAGATGAGTACTGGTATAAGACGCATTCGTAGAAAAATGGATTCGTATCGTACAGATAATTACGATTCAGCAAACAGCGACGGACGATATCCTCGATCTGGTCGCGTCGGAGGATGTTGCGGTCAAAACACTCTAGTCGGTAGAGTGAACTGCGTCGAAGAAGAAATTGATGATCTCAATTGTGCATTAGTTAAGCAAGCAGTCACGCTAAATAATCAAGAATGTAGACTCGATTGCAAAGCAGATAAAAAATGTTGTAAGCAAAAGAAATGTTGCGGTGAGAAAAAGAAATGTTGCAAAGTTTTAAAACGCTGTGAAGAAAAGAAATGTTGTTCCAAACCGGTTTGCTGTATACAACAAAATCCATGTGATCCGTGTGAACCTCGTTGTACAAAAATAACAGTTTGTTGTTCTAGCTCCTCTTCTTCAAGTTGTTGTTCCTCATCAAGTTGTTGCAGTTCTTCATCCAGCTGTTCGAGTTCTTCGAGCGAATTTTTCGAACCTATTATTTTAGACGTATTTGGATACCAAGGTCTCGGAAAGAACGTTTTAAATGCAAATGGAACCATAACCACAATTACAGAAGAAAAGAGAGCAGACGATGAGACAGATGTTATGACAGGCGGAATAGCAACGGGTAACGAGGTAGATGATTTTTTATTACAACAGGAAAATGAAGACTTTGTTAATGGAGTCCAGGTTAATTATGATGTTGCCCCTCAAGCTGCATTTATACCCGGAGTAGGTGCGCCAAATGCGAGAGGAACAACTGCTGCTAGATTTTCTGCGACAGCAAGAACAGGTAGTCTTGCTAGAGTCAGTGGCGGTGGGAGAATTATGAGTGCGGGAATGGCAAGAACAGCTACATTCGGGGCCAGACAAGCAACACTTCCAACTATGCGATCTACATTCCAAAATGGACGTTTGGCCAGTCAAAAACAACTTGGTGGAGGAGCAACACGTACTGTCTACCAAAATGGTATCCCAATGAGTTCACGTACAATGGGTGGCAGCGGCGGCAGCGGTGGTATGGCCCAAAGTGTTATTGCAGATGCCCATGCGTCATCGATGCGAAAAGCACAAGCTATTATGCAATCTCGCGCCATCGAAAAAGAAAACAGACGTAATTCTAAATCTAAATCTAAATCTAAATCTAAATCAAGATCAAGTTCTAAATCATCGCGTAAATCAAGTTCTAGTCGATCAACATCACGATCAAGCTCCAGATCAAGTGTACGATCGTCAGGTTCTAAATCAAATGCAAGATCATCTGGTTCTAAATCAAATGCAAGATCGTCTGGTTCTAAATCAAACGCGAGATCATCAAGTTCTAGAAACTATAGTTCTCACGGCTCAAGTTCTAGACACCATCGTGATTCTGACCATCATTCAAGCAGCCGCCATGGATGTTCCAAAAAACGATGTCATAAGAAATGTTCCAGCTCTTCTTCATCGTGTTCAAGTTCCTCCTCATCATCAAGTTCTTCTGATTGCGAAAAAAGGCGATGCAAATACAATAAAAAGATTGTCTTCAAATACCCACCAGTTGTAGCTCCAGTAGATCAACCTATCTACTACAACGTTGTTGACCCAGATGCAATTGATCCTACTCCTGTCACTGGCGACGTCACAAAATATCCTTCTGACATTAAAAGCTGTGATCCCAAGGATTGTGTTGCCAGAGATGTTATTCCAATTCAGAATGGTGGAGTAGCATTTATGTTGCCGTATGATGCGCACGTATATCAAATTACATTTGTCCCTTTATTAAAAATAAGTACTGAAACAGGAACAACTGCTACACCAGATGGTTCGATTAATTATTTACAAGGTTCTGGCAATGTTAGTGCGCAACCTGCAGTTGTAGAAATAGTTGTTTTTCAAAATACTACAATGGATGAAGTCGTGATCACAACTTTGGATCTTACTTGGTCAGACATATGTGTCGACACTGCATTACCGCCAGTACCGCCAACCAATTTCGCAGTTTATGGTGGTCCATATGTCACCGGACCAGATGGTACCTATTATCGAACCTGCACAACTGGATCATCGATGTTCAACATTCCGGCAGCTGTAGACGACGAAGGTTTCCCAATCGCAACAAGACGTCTCATAACGGTCCGTGTCACCGAAGGATTCTCGTTCGATAACGTGATAATGAGCATAATCCGGCCACAATAGATATAATATTATATGTATATAATATACATATAATGTCAGAAAAATTACAATCATATTCTGTAGATTATTTTTTAGAAAGTGCGCGTTTGGTAAAAAATTGTTCTATCAGAACATTGAATCATGAGAAGAATAAACAAATTGTCGTAATCAAAATGTTTGACAATAAATTTATGCAAAATATTTACAGAAAATGCATCATAGACCGTCCCCTCAAAATAAATAAAAATACAAAAATGGTCGTGTCGTACATTTTTTCAACGACCCGTTCATTAATAAATCTATTCTGTTGTAAGTTTCAAATGATCGAAATTTATGATAAGTTAAGCACCCACGGCATCATAATCGAAGGAAATTTTAACATTGATCCATTGACAAAAGTACCCAAAAATTATTATTCAGGCAAATCTTTGGATGGAACTAATGTTCTTCGTGGTGCATTACCTATTCCAGACGCATCATATTTAGTAATCGATAATCATCGTCTAATAAAAATAATGACTGGGGCAGATTTAGTATCATATAAATCGGTGGGGATGAATGTGCAATGTATCCAGGGGGAGAGGTTGATGACAAATGGGCGCATTTTGTTAGACGAACAAAAAGATGATGATACTGGAATGATAGTGATCGCGGTAGACGAAGATCAAAATACACTGATAATATATCACCAATCTATCAACAAATATAATATGATATCATTATTACGTTTTTTTAAAGCAAAAGATGCAATTATCATTTGCAACACAGATAATTCACACATTATTTGGAAAGAGTGTGGAATCAATCATTATAACAAAACTGATTTTATTGGAAATACAAACGAAATAGTATCTAACGTGATAACTTTTTCATCATAAGATATATTTGATGCGGTGCATGAAACATTTATTATATTGGCTTAATATAATGAATGTTAAAATTGGAAAAAATGATTGCATGTATATTGCGGACATAATCGTAGATATGATTAACTATCATTACTATGACTTGCAAATGTATGCTAATTTTGTGATCAGTATCGATAATACTGGTCCAGATAGAAATAAATCTCTAGCAGAAGATGATAATACGCTAAAGAATTTTGTTCTTGATAGAGAGCGCATATCGGTAACTAACAACATTGAAACGCGTATTCAAAATACAATAAAAACGTACTTTCCATTAGGAAACAAAATATTTACGGAAGAAAATATGCAACATCTGCGACAACTAATCAATAGTAACAGACTCGCTACGTATTTTAAAATCGTGGAACATAAACATGACGCTATTTTTTTTAAAAGTGGGGTCGTTTCATCATCTATATTGTTCAAAACACTACGCGATACCCCAACTATCATCAAAGTATTTCCGCTACAAATATTTCATCATTATCGATTTCATACTAAAGAATTTATCAAAACGTACATAGAATCCCCATTATGCGCATTGTTTTTTAAAGAAGCCTGGATGATACTTTTCGGAAAACAAAAGTTATCAAAGTACACTCCTGCGTTCAGTTGTATGATAGGATGTTATATTTCAAGAGGATTACCCATTAGACTGACTAATAATATCAAATACAAATATATCAATAGTGTTTCTGTCAATCCCAAAAATAATAAAAAATGGTTTGAAAAAGTATTACAAAACGACACTAATCAAATGGCTGCCCTGTATGGTTGTTTTGTGATGCTTGAAATCGAAGGAACATTGGGTAACTTAATGGTCGAAATCAAATCAATTAATAAAAAGATTCATAACTTGAGTGATGTTGTTGGGAAAAAATTAATGTCGAATAGCACACAACGTCAGCTTGCAATTACCCATCATAAATTAGTAAATGCGCAAAATAAAAATATGTATGCCATTAACGTTGTAAAAAAAGTGATTACGAATCAAGTAAATATTCGCAAACGTAAGGAATTGATTGAATCTTTGAATGTCAAAAAAATAAATTTATCATTCTTTTTTGAATATATGTATGGCAAATTGGTTGCAGCATATATTGGCAAGATAATTTTCACAGATGATCATTTCGATAATATTGCATATGTTACTGTTGATTATTGTCGGCATTATAAGATCAAATGCAACGGATGTGATTATCACTTTTATATGCCGGCGGGGAAGATGGTGCAATTTATTGATCTTGAACGATATATATTTAATTACAGTAGGTATGACATTTATACAAATTCTGCATTACAAAACATTCCAAAAAGTGATTTTGTAAACATTAAAAATAACAATTGGCAAAAGATTAAAGAAAATTATTTGAGGAACGAATTTATTTTCGATAAGGGTATCTTTGCGTTTATGGATCCTCGCATATTAATCCCAGAATCATTTGCAGACTATGATGAATATAGTATCATGATAAACATATTTATGGATAATTTTGTGTATGATATCAAAACATTCTGTCAAATTATGTCGATGTATTTGCCTAAAAAATACATGACGATGCCCAAACTCTGCAATATTCAAAACTATTATATTGATTTAGATGACGATGATATTCGCATTATTGATAACAATTTTATGGAAAAAAGATATGCTTAATAGGTTATTAAACATATCTATTGTTGTGTACACCCAGGCGGATGTTCTGCAAATTCAGGCCTATCTTCTGGTATTGGTGGATCTATCATCGCCAATTTGCTGATATTTATTGTTTCTGCGACATCATCATCAGTTTCGTTAGCAACTACTCCACCTAACGCTATTCTTATATTTTTATAGGACATTTTAGCATTGTTTGGAAAAGCCATCGTAAGATTAGCTGGATAGTTGATGATAAATTCCAGATGCATATAATTTTCATCTTGTGCTGGGATATTCATATTCATCTCACCACATTGAAAGCCCCAATTGGATATTTTATATGTAACATATGGATCAACTATGTTGCCAGGTTCTGATTCTAACAATATTTTTTTACCGCTAGGATGATGTATTACTTTAGTAAATCCGCATAATGATTCAGCCAAACTGATCTGTTGCTTATACGATAATTTTTTATCAGCCGACAATGAGAAATTATCTGGATATTCAATGTTAATCAAAACTTGAAAGTCAGGCACTTGACCATTCTGCATCTTCCATTTTCCTTTCACAAAAATAACCGGATTTCTTACTAAATTAGGCGACAAATCTATCCTGACCGATTCTACAGCGTTGACATTACCACTGCCATTACATGTGTGACAAGACATATGTGCAGAGTTCATATCTATTTTCCTACCCATACATCCACGACATAAAACTGTTTGCTGCCCAACCATATTGTGTGATAGTCTGATCGTCTCAAAAATAGTCCCGTTACCATTACACATCTTACACAGATGATTTTTTTTATCGGTAAATCCAGTAGCATCACAAATGTCACAGTTTTTTAAGTGTTTAATTTTGATAGATGTTTGAGTTTGTGTAAAAATTTCTGTCAACGTAACCGTATGAGTCATTTCTTCTACATAATTATGACGATGCATATTTGCAAACGGATTCATATTGAAAGGGAAAGGATTTTGATTTCGCATGTCCATATTCTCCAATCCTGCTTCACCGAATTTATCATACATTTCTTTCTTTTCAGAATTCGACAAAATTTCGTTCGCTTGATTGACTAACTGAAACATTTCAACAGCTTCTGGCGATTTGTTTTTATCTGGATGATATTTTAGTGCCATTTTTTTGTAGGCTCTTTTGATTTCTTCGTTAGATGCGCTTCTGTTAAGTTCTAATATTTTATAAAAATCTTTTCCCATGATAACTAGATATGATTGCTAAATATTTTTTAAATGAATGGTCTTATTGATTATAATTATTTCACTTTTTTAGATTTTGGATCCAAAAAGATACACTTATTTTTATAAAATCTCTACTCTCGACACACTTCTCCTGAATTTTCTTAAAAATAATTTCTTTTTTTTACCATCATTTCCTATCGAATAAAATCCCGGTTTAACGTCATCATCACATACGGTTGCCAAATTCAATTTCTTAAATATCTGTCTTTATCATTGAGGCTTGTTAAATCACATAGATTAACTTATCAAAAAATGATCTATTTGAAACGATAAAGTAGTAAAATAATACTTAAAATTTGTGAGGTTGGTGTCAAAATATGTCTACCTAAAATTTATGAGGTTGGGGTCAAAATAGGTCCCTACCTAAAAATTGTAAGGTTGGGGTCAAAATAGGTCTCTATCTAAAATTTATGTGATATGTGAGTGATTTTGGTTCTGACATACACAGTTATATTCTAAGTTTGTTGCCATAATAGCGATAATAATATTTTATTATTATCGCTATTGAAAAAATTGAAATTTTAATCGTCATAATGCTCCACAAATTGATGTAAAAAATGCATAAAGTTTGCATCATTTGTTGTAGCATTTAATTATAATGGACACGCTAGTAAATGATGTTCTTAATTATCTATTCGCAACATTACCGATATCCGGTAAGAGATTGTTTATTCGTTTATGTAAACGAACGAATACTTTTAAGGATAATATGTCAGAGTTAGAACTATCATTTCAAAAAATGATAGACGACACTGGGTTCATCACAAAAAGAAATTATTGGAGATTTTATGATCCGTTGTCAAAATATACAATAGAATTATTATATGACGATTACGAACTTCCCGATTGTTATGTCACTGTTGATAATTTGGTTTTGTGCGAATGTGAAATCGTAAAAATATGTGTAACCCAAAAAAAATTATCTGTCATCGAAAAAATTTCAAAATTAAAAATCTGTTCCCGTTATGTTCATTATGTAGTATGGTGGGCAGCAAGTATGGGAAATATTGACATTTTAGAATGGGGATACAATAGTTACAAGAGGAAATTTGCTTCAAATATAACTGCCGCAGCAATACGAGGGAATCAAATGGGTGCGTTTTTGTGGTTAGTAGATAAAGGTTACAAAGTGATAAATGAGACGGTTGAATGTGCCGCAAAATATGGATCTATAGATACGATAAAGTTTATTATAACGCAATATGGTGGCTCATGTAATATTGGTCATTGTGTCGCGCAAAATCAGAATCCTGGCGTGGTTGAATATGTACATTCGATTAATCCTCATTTATTAAGAGGTATAGGTGACGGTGCTATTAAGATGAGCGATTCAAAACTTTTCAAATTTGCGGTTGATAATGGATATGTTAACGAATCGGAAAAAAAAATGAGAGGCATAAGATACATGAGATGCAAGAGTTTCAAAATTTTTCGATGGTTTTTTGATCATGGTAGTTTTTTTCAAGATGGTGTGACACACGACGCTGTTGCCACTGGGAATTTGAAATGTTTACAATTTTTGTGTTCAAAAAATAGTATTGTTCTCGATAAAACTTTGTTTGAAACAGCTGCAAAAAATTATGATATCCCGATGATGAAATTTTTGTATGAGTTAAAGTGTCCATTCGATGTTTTTTTACTGAGAGATTTTATTGATGGATTTTATTCTCAAAAAAAAAGAAGTTCAAAAACAGAGCTTTGGGAAATGATAAAAATTCTTGAAACATGGAATTGTAAATGGATAGGTGTATGCGAACTCGCAGCGGTATTTGGCGATTTGGAAATCTTAAAATACGCTTACGAAAGAGGTAGTCTGTTAACTAAATGGGTCATGTACGAAGCAGTTAGATATGAATATTTACATATTGTCATATGGTTGCGTGAAAATAATTGCAAATGCACAGCAGCAATATATACGGCATGTGCCGCACACGAAAGCTTAGATATTTTGAAATGGCTGCGGAATTATAATAATTTCCGTGTATCTTGTCAGTTACCCTCCACCGAATCTGCAATCTGCCCTTGGGATAATAGGACGTGCATCAGTGCTATGCAAAATAAAAATCTAAAAATGTTAAAATTTGCAGTAGAAAATGGATGCGATTATTCTGATATATTCAACTATTATTCTATTGATTATGGCGTCGATATCCATAATTATATTGAAAGTTTACCATATAAATAGTAATAATAAAAATATTTTGTTATTGCTATCTTTAGTCATTAAGATGTTTCATAATATTAAAAATCAGCATCAAAAAGATCAACATCACTACCCATTTGATAAATTCCTTCATGACAATTCCAATTTGAATATAATACCTTCCGATCTTTGTGTAATATTCATCTGTCTTTTTCTCACTAATAATGTTGTCAATGATTGGTTCGTAAATATTGTCATAAATAACGTTCAATAATCGCCACGTTGCAAAAGTTCCGATCATAGTAATCGTTATCAGTTCTATTTTGTCGATAAATTCTATAGGATCGTATATATTATGTTTTTGTAATCTTGACATCTCACTTATTCTATTGTTCGATATTTTGTTCGAAAAATTGAAAAATAAAATATTAGAGGGCCACGTTGATACAAACACAACGATAAAAATGGGTAACATTGAAGAAGGAGAACTAGTAGAAAATTGTTCATATTGTGATGCTAAAGATGTTCCTATTCACCAGGAATATTATCCGCACGAAGCAGGAGGATATTGTATTTTTGCACCAAGAAGTGAGACAGAATACGCATGCAAAGATTGTGCATCCGGAATATGCGAATTCTGTAATACTAAACAACCTCGATATGGTTTCATTGATTGCAAACAATGTAGTAAACGGCATTGTTATAATAATACAGATATGAAATACGAAGGTAATCCTTTTTTATCTGATCTCTTATTATGTAACGCACATAAATGTTGTAAAGGAGGATAATGTGATTTAGATAGACTAAAAAATATATTTGTTTAAAGAATAATAGCATATTCTTTAAACAAATGGAAATAACAAATATGTCATCGGGAATCATTAAACTTCTCAATGAAAAATATAACAAGAATGTCATCCAAGATTGTTTGGATATAACTCAAATAATTAGCATCTGCAATCTTTACAATAACAACGATAATAATTCAAGCACATCAATATCCTTAAATGATATTGATTTTAGTTCGCCCGTTTTCAAAAAAACATCCAAAAAGAACTCGAATATTTTAGAATCAAAAGAATTCAAAAAAAAATACTCCTTCTTCGTCAAGATAATTTTTGCATGTTTGAAAACCAACGTCGAAATATTTGACATTGTCAACGAATCAATCATCTTCAAAAATATCTATGCGCTACTGAAATCGATAGAGTTGGCAAAGAAAAAACTAATCATGGAACATATTGAAATATTAAAGAACCATCACAGATCTATTGCGCAAAAGATAGATGAATCATATTTCGATGATTACATTCCTGGTTTTATTGCTAAAAACAAAGTGATCGATAAAATATTGGAAACCATTAAGAAACTAATAAAGGAAGGGATCGTTAATAATACTGATAATTTGTTCACTTTGGTTTTGCCGTATTTTTATACATATACGAAATATATAGAAGAATACAATGAAAAAATGGATTAGTCAAACGCTAAAGATTTACATTTTGATTGCATATGTGACTCTGATAAATTAGGAATGACATCCAAGTAAAAAGTTGTTATCAAATCGCGTAATTTAAACCCTCTAACTTCTGTTGAATCTTGCTTAAAATTCTTTCCTTCTGTAACAAAAAAGACATACAATTGTTCTGCATAAATGGCGCACGTTCTGCGATAGATTTCATATTTATCTTCATCCAAACATTCCCCTTCATAAGGATTACCAAGTAAAATCATTTTTTCGTTCACCGCTATGTGATTCGTCAATATCCTACTGATCACTCCATAAATATGAATCGCTGTTAATTTTGTATAGACACTATTGCGTTGGTTATACAAACGGCACAATAAAAGGATTAAATTTAAAATCTTTTCTTTTTCTTTGTTGTATATATCAAAATCATCTTCATCATCCAAATTATATTTATCGGCTATCGCAGAAATATGTTCTTCGGTTAAACTGTCAAATATTAGCTTCCTACATTTGTCCAAAAAAATGTTACCAATCGATTTTGATGATACAACTTCGTTGGTTATGGGATTTGTAATACGAAAAGATGACAAACAAATAGCGTTTAAGATTTGCATGTAATTATCCAAGTTTTTATGACTCACTATGAAACTAGATAATAACTCTGTTGCTATCTCTATGAGTGATTCTTCTGATTTCACTTTATTCTCTATGTCAAATAGCAATTGTTTTTTTGCTTGATCGATATTATGAATAGTGATGCTGTTTAGCAACTGTCTAATATATATTGCCATTGTATCTTTCATTTCTGGTCTCCTTTTTTTGATAAGGTTAGATGGTATGATCACTTTAGGGATAATTAGATTGTTGATAGGTTCTACGGGCATGTTCTTTCTCGCCATAAAAAATTCAGGGCTTAATGTCGATGTGTAGATCATAGTTTCAGTATCCGATGCCATTGACTTCTTTTAGAATTAGCAATTAACCTTTAAGTAATATATTAAAAAAATCAATTTTTTTAATATATTATTTCGTTTGGAATTTGATCAATGTTTGTAAATGATCGGACGCCATAAATGGTATTCCAGCTTTTCCACAACGAACAAATTCTGTCGTCAAATTTTCTGGACTTATATCAAGCAGACCTTTATCGATCTTGAATTCAGCGTCATCAATTCCCAATGTAAAAATATGATCTAATAATCCCGTGATAGGGCCAGAATATAACTTAACAATGTGATCAACAAACATCTTTCTCGCAACGATTCCATCAAAAAAATCTTTACTTTCATCGATGAGTTTTTGCAACGTTTCAGCGTCTGTTTTTAATCCTGTATCGTAAGGATAGCTAACGAAACTCAACGGTACTTTCGGATCAATATGTTGTTTGAATTTTTCTGATTGATTTTCTGGATCGATAAAGGGAGCAACTGTTCTGTTTTCAAAATGATCAAATGTATTAAAATCACCAGAAACGATGATCTGTGCCTTTTTATATTTGCGGCATAAACTAATTAAGTGCGCATGTAACATTTTTGAGCAAATCATTTGATATTTTTCGCGTAGACCCAAATGATTAGCAGAATGAATTATGATAGAATCATTTTCTGTCTTGAAGATGGTAATTAACGAACCTTTCTCGAATTGCTCGTTTGCTTCTTTTAATACGGTATCATTTTTTCGAGTTATGGATGTATGTTGCATCGTAGGAGAATCAGTGAACCAAAACATGTAACTATCGATCAAGAATAAGATCCTTGGGTTATATGCGGTAACAAAGTACATTGACTGATCGGGTATCTGATTCGGTGCATATGCTCCAGATAATATTTGATAATTATGATCTAATTTTAGATTAAATAAATTAAGAGACGCTGCGTTTATTTCACAGTAAGAAATGATCGTGGGATGATCTTTGATTGATTCGTCGATAATTTGATCAATCCTGTCCTTGATGGCAAAATAAGGGAAAATTTTATGGGCATATCCTCCTTCCTCGCAGCGTCGATCGCAATTAACGTTTCTGGAAGAGATAGTTATTGTAAATTTTTGTGTCGAATGTCGATTACCCATGGAAATTTGCTCTTTTTTTAAACGAAAGTACGCATTATTTTATTTTTCAATTTTATTTGTAAGGTGTGTTGTCAGAAGATTTCTTTGTTCGATATTGTGGGAAAAAGTGCTGAGGGATTTGAACGTTCAAAGTTGATGGCAAAGGATTGCCTAAAAATTTGAACGTGCCAATATTTGATAATTCAATGTCGACGGCGGGAGATTTGATCGTTCAGTATTGCCGGCAAGACAATTGCCATGAGATTTGAATGCGCCAATATTTGATAGTTCAATGTTACTGGCAAGAGAATTGCCGAGAGATTTGAATGCGCAAATATTTGATAGTCCAATGTTACTGGCAAGAGAATTGCCGGGAAATTGAACGTACTAATATTTGATAGTCCAATGTTACTGGCGAGAGAATTGCCGGAAGATTTGAATGCGCTAATATTTGATCATTCAAAGTTGATGGCAAGAAAACTGCCATGAGATTTGAATGCGCTAATATTTGATCATTCAATGTTACTGGCGAGAGAATTGCCTGGAGATTTGAATGCGCTAATATTTGATAGTTCAATGTTACTGGCAAGAGAACTGCCATGAGATTTGAATGCGCTAATATTTGATCATTCAATGTTACTGGCAAGAGAATTGCCGTGAAATTTGATCATTCAATATTACTGGCAAGAGAACTGCCATGAGATTTGAATACACTAATATTTGATTATTCAATGTTACTGGCAAGAGAACTGGCGAGAGATTTGAATGCGCCAACATTTGATTATTCAATATATTACTGGCAAGAGAACTGCCGTGAGATTTGAATACACTAATATTTGATTATTCAATGTTACTGGCAAGAGAACTGCCGTGAAATTTGAATGTGCCAATATTTGATCATTCAATATTACTGGCAAGAGAACTGCCGTGAGATTTGAATGCACAATATTTGATAGTTCAAATCTCTAGGCGATTCTTATCAGCAACTTTGCACTGTCGAAACTCCGAGTAACTCTTTTGCCAGCAACGTTGAACGAATATTCGCGCGCGTTCAAATCTCCAGGCAATTCTTATCAATAACGTCACGTCGAAACTCCAAGTAACTCTCTGGCCAGCAATATTAAATAGACAAATATTTGCGCACCAAATCTCACGGCAATTCTTTCGCCAGTAACGTTGAATAGATAAATATTTCCACATTGAGTCTTCAGACTATTCTTTCACCAGCAACGTTGAATGGATAAATATTTGCACATTCAAATCTTCTGGCAATTCTTATCAGCAACGTTGCAGTGTCAGATCTCTAAGTAACTCTCTCGTCGGTAACATTGAACGAATAAATATTTGCGCATTCAAATCTCCAGGCAATTCTTATCAGCGATATTGCACGTCCGAATCTCAGGGTAATTTCTCTCGTCACCAACATTGAACATTCGAATCTCCAGGCAACTCTCATCAGCGACATTGGATAAATATTTGCACGTTCAAAACTCAAGGGAATTCTCTTGCCAGTAACTTTATGTACGAATATTTGTACATTCAAATCTCCAGACAACGCAATTCTCTTGCCAGTAACATTGAATAGACAAATATTTGCATATTCAAAACTCAAGACAATGCAATTCTCTTGCCAGTAACGTTGAATAGACAAATATTTGCATATTCAAAACTCCAGACAACGCATTTCTCTTGCCAGTAACGTTGAATAGACAAATATTTGTACATTCAAAGCTCCCGGCGATGCAAATTTCTTGCCAGTAACATTGAATGATCCAATATTTGTACATTCAAAGCTCTGGCAATGCAAATCTCTTGCCAGTAACATTGAATAGACAAATATTTGTACATTCAAAGCTCCAGGCAATGCAAATTCTTGCCGGTAACATTGAATGATCCAATATTTGCACGTTCAAAGCTCCAGGCGATGCAAATTCTTGCCGATAATATTGAATGATCCAATATTTGCACATTCAAAACTCTGGCAACGCAAATCTCTTGCCAGTAACATTGAATAGACAAATATTTGTACATTCAAAGCTCTTGGCAATGCAAATTCTTGCCGGTAACATTGAATGATTCAATATTACACATTCAAATCTCCTGGCAATGCAAATTTCTTGCCAGTAACATTGAATAAATAAATATTTGCACATTCAAACCTCCAGGCGATGCAATATCTTACCAGTAACATTGAACGAACCAATATTTGCACATTCAAATCTCCAGGCAACGCAATCTCTTGCCAGTAACATTGAACGAACCAATATTTACACATTCAAATCTCCTGGCGATGCAATTTCTTGCAAATAACATTGAATGATTAAATCTCCAGGCAACGCAATTTCTTGCCAGTAACATTGAACGAACCAATATTTACACATTCAAATCTCCTGGCGATGCAATTTCTTGCAAATAACATTGAATGATTAAATCTCCAGGCAAACGTAATCTCTTGCCAGTAACATTGAACGAACCAATATTTACACATTCAAATCTCCAGGCAATGCAATTTCTTGCCAGCAACATTGAATGAATAAATATTTGCACATTCAAATCTCCAGGCGACGCAATTTCTTGCAAATAACATTGAATGATTAAATCTCCAGGCGATGCAATTTTTTTGCTAGAAACATTGAATGAATAAATATTTATTCAACGTTAAGACAATTCACAATTAAATCCATTTGTTTTCGTTTTCAGGAATCCATATAACGCAAAGATAAAGCCAAATAAGGCGTGTATATTCAAAAATATATCCCTAATCATGTCGCAACATTTTGTTTCCATTATTATCGTCCTAATTATCACAGCAGCTGACTTGCACGCCTAATAACCGAAGAAACCGGCAAACTCTTGTTATTTTATTTTTTATTTTTTAATACCAAATTTATTAGATAGATACATGCACGTTCGAAAAGCGATTATAATATATATAGATATGATATAATTCAAAAAATGTTCGATTGTGATCCATCCGAAGACAAAATTGATATTCCCGTTTTAGGCATAGATTTAGGAACCAGATTTTCATGCATCAGTGTTTGGAGAAACAAAAAATTCGAAATTATCACCGACAATTTTGGAAACCGCACTATCCCAAGCGTAGTTTCCTTCTACCGATCTGCCAAATTGGTCGGTCATAATGCGCTGTCACTCAAAGAAGTTAGCCCGGCTAACACGATCTACGACGTCAAACGAATCATTGGTAGACGTTTTACTGATCCAGTTATCGAACAAACCCAATCGCTAGTCTCTTACGAAATCATAGATGATCAATCAAGTCATCATAACGTGCAAGTACAACTCGACAAATCTGATATCACACTATCTCAAAAAATGATCTACCGACCAGAAGAAATTTGCTCCTACATATTGACCTTCATTAAAAATACCGCGGCAGATTATTTAAAATTGGATGCTAAAACTAAAAATAATCTCAAAGCAGTCATCACTGTCCCCGCATACTTCAATGATTCCCAACGTCAAGCAACTCTCGATGCTGCTAAAATTGCAGGCTTGGAGATCATTAAGGTAATAAACGAACCAACTGCTGCGGCGTTAGCATATGGATTGGGAAATAGAACCTGGAAAAATAATGCGAATGGAGGTAACATAATTATGTATGATTTTGGCGCAGGAACTCTTGACGTGTCGTTGATAAATGTTAAAAATGGTGTCTTCAGAACGCTAGCTGTCGGCGGTAATACTCATTTAGGCGGAGAGGACATCGATTACGTGGTTATGAATCATTTGATGTTCGAGTTCAAGAAGCAGCACAAAATCAGAGAACTTAGAATTAGCAAATTGTCACAAATCAAACTTAAAAATGCTGTCGAAAACGGGAAAAAAATATTGTCTTCTACTGACAAGACAGTTATTTGTATCGATGATTTCTATAATGGACACAAATTGTATCATATATTAACCAGGAATACACTAGAAACAGTTTGTAATGACTTATTTATTATGTGTATGAAACCTCTCGATGATGTGTTGAAAAGTGCTGAATTGACAAAAAATGATATTGATGATATCGTCATGGTTGGTGGTTCTACTCGTATTCCTAAAATTCAAAGTCTCATTTTAAATTTTTTTAGTGGCACGAGTATTACTAGTGTTACTACTTCAATGAATCCAGATGAAGTTGTATCTGCTGGCGCTAGTATATATGGTTATATCATGACACACCAAGAGGATCCTTTTTCAGAAAATTTGGTACTTCTGGATATCATCCCACTATCACTTGGCGTTGAAACTCTTAAAAAAAGAATGACGGTAATTATTCCCAGAAACACTGTTATCCCAACTAAAAAAATAAAAACATTTTCAACTGATGAAGATGATCAAGATGAAGTAACTATTAAGATTTTTGAGGGAGAAAGAAGGCTGACGAAGAATAATTTTCATGTTGGTACATTTGATCTTTGTGGATTCAAGAAAGCACCGCGAGGACATCCTGTCATCAAAATAACGTTTCAAGTGGATATCAATGGCATATTGCATGTGACTGCTAATGAAAAGAAATCTGGTGTGCAAAATTCTATCCAAATTACCTCGACATGGGGAGCGAAGGGCAGATTATCGAAGAACGATATTGAAAATTTAATCGAAGATGCGGAAAAGAATGAACAGATCGATATGATGTATTCTACAAAAATAGGCTTGATTGATGAAATACAAAGTTTATGTAACAGTGTAGCTTGCAATGTTGCAGATGTCAGTTTTAATCTCACACGTACGGACAAGAAAAAGATAAAGATGGACACATCAAATCATCTTAAATGGTTAGCAGAAACGAAATTTGAAGACTTATTAATTGATGAATTAGAAAAAAGATTGTCGCGGTTGAAGAATTTGTACTCTCCATTGATGGCCCATTCAGATAAGAATAAGGACCAATTCACTGAAAAAAACATTGAATCTAACGTTGCGGAAATTCATGGGGATGATGATGATAATGAAGGATTGCAACAATATGAAAAAATTACGATACCTGACGATCCATCACAATTTGACAAAGAAGAAATCAAAGCTCTCAAGAAAACGATTTTTGATTTGGGAAAAAATATCGTAAGCGTCATAAACAATCCTGTGAGCAAATTTAGAGAGGAGGACATTGTGATGATGTCGGATTATATCAGTTCAGTTAATATTTGGCTGTATACAACAAGTGCACAGACGAGTATCGAATTTGTAGCCAAGATTAATGAGATAAATAAAACAACCGAAGAGATGATGGCCAAGTATGAGTCATCTCAAGATATGTTTGAGAAAAATGAGAATTTCACTGTTAGGGATGAACTACAACTAACATGTTTAACGTTGAATATGTCTATCAGAAACAATTATTTTTCATTGGGTTCATCGAATACAGACAAATTGACTCAACTCATCAATGATACGATGATCTGGACAATTTCGCATCAAAATGAGTCTCCAGAAGTGTACAAGTCGAAATTAGATCTGATTAATGAGATGTGTAATAATTTGCATCATGGGATGTCAAAGATCAAAGATTTGCCGGTGGAAGAGTCATCAGAAGAGTCAGATGAAATATCCTATCCTGTTCCAGAGAATAACAAAATCAAAGAGAACATCAGCTTGATGATCAATAATCTTCCTGATAAGATCACGCGTCGCAAACCTGCAACACCCAAAAAAACAGATGTTTTATTAAAATTAGATATTAACAAATTCATTGTTTAGTTAAAATAATTATGTTATAATTATTTTAATTATTTTCCGTACCTATATATATTATGGATCAATTATCAAATAAAATATCAAATGTTATCGATATTTTAGATTTGTTAGATGAAGATTCTCGAAAAAAATTTGATGTTTTGTCTTTTGAGCATGTCAACAAAATCAGCGAAGAAATATTATCTATCGAGAAACTGCTTATTTCGTTCGAGATAAAAAACATAAATATTGATAGTTTGAATAAGCGCAAAGATAAAATACTAAATCAGTGCCTATTCATCGTTTATTGGCATTTACACAATAAATTGGAATCTTTGACTGATGAACAAATTGAAAAAATAGAAGAATCAAAAAATAAATTATCTGACTGTCTACAACATATTACTTTTGAACAAGAAATTGTAAAAAATGAGTAACGCGGCGAAATGACTTGGGTCTCTTTCTTTTGATGAATATAATTGCTTGTGATAAATCAAACGATAAGTATTTCATCAGATAGTACATAATTATAGTTGCCGAACGATGGTGACCGCGTTTACAGTGTATTAGTATGGGTCTATTTTCACGCACACATTTATGTATGATAGCTGCGCCGGTATCTAACGCGCGATGTGCCAAATTTTTATTGATATTTTCATCTTTTATTGGGTATCGATGATAAGTGATAAAACCAAAATTATCAAATCCGTCTGGTGTCACGTTCATAATATCCATAATTTTATTCTTGGTCACAAAATTAAAATCACATGCAGCTTCCATATTTCCTAACCATATGTTATTAAGAATATGTGTAGCATTTGGTTCGCGATGAATTTTGTCAGACAAATAGTTTAGCTGACAAATCAAATCATTAATTATTCGCATTGTTCGATAATATTCGGTGTTTGGATTCTTGACGAACTCCCAACTAGTATGCATTTTTATAATTATCTTATCATAATAAAATAATTATACTATCATTTTTTAGATCCACCTTTCAAATTAGTAACAATGTTAGCACTATTTTGGCTTTGATCTAAGCCTTTCTGCAAAATCGAATTTCTTGTCTTCACATCTTCCAGCAAACGTTCTGAAATGTTATTCAAATCGTTTAAATTTTGACGCAAGATATCATGTTTACTTTTTTTTGTATTGGCCGCCGACATTTATTATATATTATATTAAGATTTTTGTTTTCCAAGATCATTTATTGCAAAGAAGCTACAAATGTCTTCATTGTATCGGATGCATTTTGGCTAGCCCGTACAGTTTCGTTGTTGATCAATTTAATATTTTGGTTTAACAAATCTTGTTGTTCTTTCAATTCTGTCATTCTGCCGATCAACGATTCAACGGTTGCAGACATATCCGAAGTCAAATTAACATTTTCACTACCAACGATAATACCTTGCTGTAATCCATTATATAATTCGATGTTGTTGTTGACGACAGAAACTAAATCCGCATATGTCTTATTCAAAGTACCTAAATCTTTGCCAACATTCGTATGATATTGGATGACGTTAGTGTACAAATATAACATATCTTCTGCTGCATTTACGATTTTAGCATCAATGACTTTATGTTTTTGCATAAGTTTGTGTGTAAAGTTGAAGTACTCGATAATCATATCTTCCAGACGTTTGAGAACAATATGTTTTATATCGACGTTAGCGTTACGGAACTCTTCTTCTGTAGTTTTTTTAGCAACGGCAACAATGAAAGAATATATCTCTTTGGCTCTCGACAATGAATCTGTCAAAGATCTATCTTCGTTATTAGTATCAAACATCGCAGGGACATCTAAATTCTCACCATCATAGTAGTTTGATATCTTTTCATGTGCATCACCGCATCTTTCTGCTACGTCGTCTGTAGTTCCCATAAAGAAATGGGCAAAGCAATCGGCTGAAATTTCTACTCCATCAACATCCAAGTTATCATTCTCAAGTGGGAAGGAAATATCTTTTATCGATTCCATTAATTTAACATGGTTGCTTATTTTCTCGATCAAATTATTTTCAGTATCTGTTGCTAATTCCTCTTCGTCATCTTGCCCGCCTTTAGGAGTTTTAAAATAAAGACTCATTTCATCCATATCACCCTCTTTTTTTCGGATAACGTAATTTACTTTGCGTTTAGATGATTTTTCGGATCGTGTGGATGATAATGTTTTACCGATAGTTTTAGGTGATGATAAACTGAGTGACAAAATATTATCTTTAGCAGACACATTACTATTTTTTGGATTTTCAAATATTGGTGGTAATACATTTCTGGATTTATATAATCTTGGGCTTGGTGGCGAAAAGATACCTCCTTGTTGATCTGATTTTTCGGAAGAAGTTTCTACAATAACAGGATTTTTGTCAAAATTCAAAACTACAGGGGCTTCAGAAGGTAACGGAGTAACAATAGATGTGGATGGGTTTAATTTCTTTTTCAATTCGTCGTTGATCGTGCTGTTACCGATGATAACGTTCTTTTGCTCATCCGTTAAAAATTTAACAGAAGAGGACTGCAATAAACTAGAAATTTGTTTTGTGGTCATACCTCGAAAAACGTCTGGATTCATTTGGTTGATAGCATCTCCGCCAAAACATTCGATGCCATAGAATTGTTTGACACTATCTTTACGCAAATGACAAATTAAATCATTCCTCTGTTCGTGTTTAAATCCACTTCTGAACATGTTAGAGATATGGTCAACGAGAGAGTGACCATCGACGCGCGTTTTTTCATCTAATTTGGGAATAATATCTTGAATCCAATTAAATTGATCTTGCGATATTGAACCAAAATTTTTTCTGACTTGTTCCATGAATTCGTTCAGTTTTTGTGAATCTATCGTAATTATGGTATTTTCAGGGATTTTTGGTAAATTGCCTTTCATAAATTTGTCTATTTCTATGTCTGAAATCACAAACGTTGTCATATTCCTATTATATCCAAAGAAATTAATATTTTATACTAATTAAACATTAATTTCTTTATTTTTTAGCCTTGCCAGTTTTTTTTGCTGCAGTCTTAGCTTTTGGTTTAGCAGTTTTGGATCCAGATGCCTTTGCTTTTGGTTTAGCAGATTTAGATCCAGATGCCTTTGGTTTCTTAGCAGCTGTTTTACCAGTCTTGGTTGATTTCTTTGCTTTCTTTTCTTTGGTACCTGCCTTCTTCTTTTTCATACCTCCAATTTGAGCTGGAATATCTCCCTTTCTGATCTTGTTTCTGTATTCATAAGTGATTTTCTTGGTATCACCAGATACTTTATCAACAATCTCTAATTCTTGTGGTGAATCAAGCTTGAGTCGTTCAGCAGTGTATCCATAAACCTTTCCAGTGCTTCCTCTAGTTGATTCACGGAGAAAGATGGTAAGACTTGGAGGAACTGCTCTTCCTTTCTTTTTGTATTCTTGAACCATCTTAGTAAATCCTTTACTGGCAGCTTGTTTTGGTGTAACACCAGTGTATCTACCATGGGATGTAAGGTTCTTAGCATCGATACGTTTAAAGTATCTAACTTTATCTCCACTTTTAGAGACTTTACCTGATGTCTTAGCTTTTGGTTTAGCAGTTTTACTACCTGCAGATTTCTTAGCTTTTGGTTTAGCAGCTGGTTTCTTGGTTGCTGGTTTCTTAGCAGCTGGTTTCTTGGCTTTCTTCTTAAGATCCATATCTTCAACATTGACTTCTGGTTCTTCAACATCTTCGACTTCTTTCTTTCCTTTTGCGGTCTTTGCGTTCTTTGACATTCTATGTGATCTATATTATAGTGATATATTTTTTTTATATCATTTTCACGAATATCAGCGAACCATGTTTTTTTATAGTTAATACCAAAAAAAGGCCTTCCCAGATCTAAAAAATCATCAAAAATAGATATTGAGAGCATTATGTACTCAAATATTTATTATGGTTACATTATGCACTACTCTCTAAAAATGGACGTACTTCCTTGGTATAGTATCTTTGAAAAAAAAGTATCAATATAAATTAAATGACAGAAAATGAATATCAACATCAAAATTGTGATACTTTTATTCCTCACATAACCATTCAAGATGAAAATAATCTAAACATCGGATCATTAGGAATTTCGCAATTGAATGAAGATAATGACAACCAATACCTCATCTTCTTGCACAAAAAATATACTGATCATGTCGTGGATTTCGAAAAACATATCATAACCCTTCATACAAATGGAATAATTAACGTTCATGATCGTAACGTCATCCTGCAAGAGTTAAACTTGATGATCAAAAACATGATCAAAATCTTTAATAATCACCTAATCAAGAACTACAAAGAAAAAGAAACGAACACTCTTACTAAACCTCTTGATGATATGTTCGTCAAAAAAAAAGTCTTTGATCATATGTTTGCAATTGATACAGGTGGGAAAAAAACGAATCCATTCCACGAAGTTCAAGAGAAACTCGTATCATTGGCAAAGATGTATGGATACTCATCGATGAACTCCTTTTTCAGGTTGTATTTGAACGAACAGTATTATTATCTCTTCAGTAAAAAAAATAATGAGGTCATCGGCATATATGATGATGTATTTGTACCGATCAACATTTCGCTATGTAAAAAATCTACGGATGACGATATAATTGTGATTAAAAAGGCAAATAATAACTACGATAAATTGATAGACAACATATGCACTATCACGTTGTATTTCACTCATAATGGCTCTTCGATGCAGATTGTATTTATGGGATATGTTGAGACAGATTCACTGAATACGTATATCAGAACATCGCAAATTCATTCAAAATATCTCTTTCGTAATAAACGAGAATTTGAGCAATTGGTAAAGCAAAACTATCCTGAAATAGATTCATTTTTTTTTTCGCAGTATACCAAAATAACTAATAGTTACATATACTACATCAACAGTCCTGCAAAAAATGCTGTTATGATCAAAAAAATATATGATTTGTATTCCTCGCTCACAACAAAAGGGCCAAATAATATCATAAAACTGTTTTTACAAAGTGACGTCAAAAATATGTACCGAATTATCAATGTTTTACTGATGGGCGATGAAAAGATGGTGCATATTGCAACGCTACTATTTGATTCGTTGCAAGATAAAAAAAATCAATATTCTCTTTTACGCGATATCATATATAATCACTTGTCATTCAATGCGCAAAATAAGTTAACGTTGGTTACGGCTGACATGAAAAAAGAATTGAATAGGCTAAAAACTTTGACGATAGAAAACATCCCGATAGAAAAAAAATTAGTAATTATGGTAGATATGCCAGAGATTGTCAAAGCATATATCATTGAAAAAACACAAGAGATCAAATCTGGAGAAAACAACTACAAACTCCAAACAGCCATAAATAATTTGATGCAATTTCCTTGGAAACCTCGAAATTTCAAAAACGAATATGATGATATCCGTGATTCGATGTTAAAATCAAGGAACTATTTGAGTGGCGTTGAAAAAAAGTTAGATTTGTCAGTATACGGACATGAGCACAGTAAGAAGACATTGATAGAATTAGTTGGAAAATGGATCCAAAAACCAGGATCGCATGGACAAGTATTAGGATTAGTCGGGCCACCAGGAGTTGGTAAAACATTATTAGCCAAAAGCATCAGTCACGCTCTAGATATACCATTTACTATGGTAGGATTAGGGGGTATTAAGGATTCATCAGATTTAATAGGTCACAATTTCACGTATGCGAATGCCCAGTGTGGGATGATCGTCAAACAAATGATCAAAGCTGGTAAATGGCGATCTATGATGTTCTTCGATGAAGTTGATAAGGTATCTAAAAATAATGATACGAATGAAATTTTTAACACATTAATCCATATTACAGATCCTAATATGAACCAACATTTTCAAGACAGATTTTATTCTTCTGCAATGGATTTTGATTTGAGCGGAGTACTATTAATATTTGCATACAATAATTCTGAATTACTTGATCCTATCCTATTGGATCGTATTAAGGAAATAAAATTCGCAGCCTATTCTGTCAACGAAAAAATAGAGATTACAAAAAAACATATTATCAAAGAACTAGTCGAGGAATTTGGATTTCCACAAGACAAGATTTTATTTTCAGATACGATTATTAAGTACATTATTGATAAATATACCAATGAAGCAGGTATCCGTGAATTGAAGCGCAACATTGAGAAAATATTGCTCAAATTAAATATTGATCGATATTACATGCGAGGTCCATTTATGACATTAATGTACGCCAAATATGTTGAGTTACATAACGACAAGCATAAATTATCAGACCTTAATAACAAATTGGAATTGTTATTGGATTCAAAAAATATTGATAGAATTTTTAATTTTGATTTTGTTGGTACATTGGACATCGATGTTGACATAGTGCATAATTATTTGGACAAACCATCTACGGTTATAGAAGAGGTGCACAAAAATGATCTAGTTGGCGTAATAAACGGCCTATATGCGTCAACGATTGGGATAGGTGGAATTGTACCAATACAAATATATAAAAATCACGTTAATGATATCCGTGTCACAAATTTTAAGCTTAAACTTACTGGTAATCAAAAGAAGGTAATGAAAGAATCAGTGCAGTGTGCATTGACCGTTGCGTTGAATATTATCAGCAAAAAGGATGCCATTAAAGATTATTCGAACGGTTTCCATATTCACACGCTTGATGGAGGTACGCCCAAGGATGGGCCATCTGCAGGGTGCGCGTTCACGACCGCATTTGTGTCATTGTTATTGGGGAAAAAAATAAACCGCTATGTTGCTATGACAGGAGAAATTGATTTGACTGGTAAGATAAATAAGATCGGCGGATTGGCCACTAAATTGATCGGAGCCAAGAAAGCAGGAATCAAACGGGTATATATTTGTTCGGAGAACGTTGAGGATTACGATATGATTAAAAAAAAAGACCCAGCTTTATTTGATGACACGTTCGAAATAAAGGTAGTCAATCATATTATAGATATTGTATCGGATCCATATGTAATATTAGGAGTATCTTCACACGATTTTTGTAAGAATGTCATCAAAGAACATCACAATCATAAGTAAAATATAAAATAAGTAATGAGTACAAAATTAATTATTTTATATATATAGAGTAATACAAATGCAATCAAATAATAATTCCAAGAGAAATAGTGTAGGGAATAATAAAAATACTAAAAAATTTATTATCCCTCCATTGGATGAAAATTTTGAAATTGAATTGATCGAACCTTTTGAAACAAATGGAGGGGACGATGATAACGCTAACTTGCTAATGAAATATGTTAATGTTGATGCATCGTCTGACTCGATAAAATGGTCCAGGATGGATGAAAAAACAGTTAACAAATATATTCAAAAAGCAATAGGATACAAAACGTTATACAATGACACCTATTTCGTATACATGTTTTATAATAATCTGATAAAATATCCATTGATAGTTTTGACAGCAATATCTATCGTGATGCAAACTGTTTTTGCGACGATTATTCAGAGCACAACCCCAAGTATCTGTAATTGTACGAATGACGGAGGTTTAATCAATAACGCGGGGATATTTAGCATCACTAGCGCATGCGTTACTGCTACCGTCTCAATATTGACGTACGTACATTCTAGTTTTGCGTATGACGCGATCGCACAAGGGAGTCGGGATGCTGCCGTAGCCTTCTCTGAATTCGCAGATGATCTCAAAACATTATTAAGTTTCCCTAGACACATACGCGCTAACCCATTTACAGTGATCAACGCAATTCAGTCTGATTATAAAAAATTATTGAAAACGTACTCAAGATATCCTATTCCTGTATCAGTTTATCATAAATTTGCACGTAATTCGGACAACAAACATATCATCTCGGACATTGTGGATAATACGGATGCTGACCAATTCGATTTGCATGACGGTGAATTGGAACGAAATATCATAACAGAGAAGTTTATTGATAATATTCGTAATATTCGTAATGCGGTACCAGCAGCATTGCCAACAGAACGTTTTACGCGCCGCAATAGTACCATCGAACTGAAGAACAAGCCTGACGGTAAAAAAGATGAAAATCCGATCAAGAAATCTCAAATAACAAGAACAGACGGTGCATCCCCATCTAATCCTCCAAAACCTACTGAATCGATGGAAATCAAATCTAATAGCCGCTTACCCACACCAAAAAGATTCAAAAAATCATCTATAAAACCTACTCCACAGGATGATAATTTATCTGAAGTTGTTGTCAATATATAAAAATTGATTTAAAATTACATTATGCGAATAAAAATGATATAAATAAATAATCCTTATTTTATTCACTACTTAAGGGTAGATGGCAACATCGTATCAGTTTTTGGAGGAAGAACTTGATGATATTTTTTTGGTGCCCAAGCTATCAAAAAATATCGCTGACGAATGGATAAAAACCATAGATATTTTAGATGCATATCTAAAAATTCATATCATGTTCGATACCTCCATAGATCACGAATGCCTCTTAGAAGATGAAGAAATATTTTCAATTGTTGATAGAAGTGATAACACATATTTTCTCAAACGATACTTATACACATATAAAGTAGAACAAGAACTGACAGCAGATAATTTTCCCAATGTACTACTTGTCAATAACGATCCGATCAAAAAATCTGGTTCATTATTTGAAAACTCATCAGATAATGAAACTGAAAATTCTAGTTTATCTGAATGCAAAAGTACTGCTTCACCAGTTGATATCTGGAAAATATTGAACGAATTAAAATCAGAAACTACAACGTCTGATACAACATCTCTTAATCAGGAGATGGGAAACGTATGTAAGGGTTGTGGGGGGCGTGATACTTTTTTGGAAGATGTTGCAAGGAGCGTTCGAGTTTGTAATAAATGTGGCATGGAAAATGAAGAGTTGTTAGATCACAATCCAGAATGGCGACAATATAATAATGATGATAGTCGTAATGATAATGTCAATCGCTGTGGCTGTCCGTCTAATTTTTTCTTTCCCCAATCTTCGCAGGGAACTATCATGTCCAGGTGCGGTAATAGTAGATTAAAGAGGAAACAAAAATGGAATACGACAGTTTATAAAGAGCGAAATTTAACAAAAGAGTTCGACTACATCACTCAAATTTGTGCGTCAAACGGTATTTCAACAGATATCATTCATACTGCCAGAATTATGTATAAAAAAGTAAGCGATGCACGACATAATGATGGGAAAAATAAAGGAGCAGCAATGATCGTTAGAGGTGAGAATCGAATTAGTATCATGGCAGTTTGCGTAAGTAAAGCGTGTGAGACGAATAAAGAACCCCGTAGCAATGAAGAGATCGCAGGGATGTTTGGGTTAGATGCCAAAAAAATGACGAAAGGTAAGAACACTCTTGATAAATTGAGGAAGAAATGTATGGAGAATGATTTGATATTATTCGATCGTCTACATGTCTGTTCCCCTGAAGATTATGTTCGGTTTCATTGTAAAAAACTTAAGATCACCGAAAAAGATACCAATATGGCAGTCCGAATATCTACGAATTGTTGCAGAATGAAGATAGCTACGGATCATAATGCACAATCTGTTGCTGCGAGTTCTATTTTAGCGATGGTAGACTATCAAAATCTGAATATCGATAAGAAGGATATATCTAAATTATCAAGAACATCAGAAGTTACTATCACAAAAATATATGGTAAAATAGTGCCATATATCGAAGCACTTGTCGATAATGATGCAACTGATCATATCATTCGTGTCTTCAAAATCAACGGTTAATTTTTAATATGGTTATCTTAATCATATTAAAAAAATTGATAGATAGTATTCATATAAAATATTATGGTTATCTAATTATCATCACCATGAGCGAAAAAAGACATTATCTCAATTATTTATTGATCAATGTCCATAATTATAAGTTTAAGGACTGGCAAGAGTATTTTCCCGATGGCAAAATTAAGCTTGATGGACTGTGTATAAATGAGGATTGGGGTGAATTTTTTGATAAGACTAAAGAAATTCAGACCGAAATAGAGGAAAAACTGACCAAACGTTTCCTTACCAATAAAAAATTTGTACCATATCCTGAATTGATTTTCAACTCTTTCAATGTTGTGTCGCCTAAAAAAATCAAAGTTATCATATTGGGCCAAGATCCATACATTAACATGAAAGAATTTGATGGTATAAATATTCCCGAAGCAATGGGACTCAGTTTTTCTGTTCCGTATGGTTATCCTCGCCCACCATCATTATACAACATCTATGCCAATCTGGTAAAATTTGGTCATCTTAAGGAAATGCCCCATGAAGGATGCTTAATTGGATGGGTTATGCAAGGATGTTTGATGATTAACAGCGCTTTCACAACTATCTGGAAGAAATCATTTGAACACAAAGAGATATGGCCAGATTTTACTGAACAATTAATAGAATACATCAACGAGAATTGCAAAAATGTAGCCATATTAGCATGGGGAAAGCCTGCGCACGGATTATGTTGCAATATAGATCATAAAAAACATAAAGTGATATATAGCTCCCATCCTTCACCGTATTCATACACGATAACGGTGAATGGATGGCGTCCGGACCAAGGATATGTAGCGCATCCATCGTTCCAAGAAACTGATCATTTTGGGGAAGCAAACAAATACCTTTTATCAGTCGATAAAACTCCCATTTTGTGGGATGTAATAGATATATAAAATTTATCATATACATTACTTTAATATATATGATAAATCAAACAAGTGCCTCAACAATCATCATTTTGTATACTTTGATGGTATTTTGCTACTACTTATTTAGTCTGCCGTATGATATGTACTATGTTACAACAACCATGATGGCAATGTTTTTGATGGGCTTAGCGAGCATTTCAAGTACATTATCTGACAAAATGAAGGAAACTGGCAAGTTCATCAGTCATTTATTATTCATTTCGCTGACATGCAATACAGTATGGAGTACTTTAGCAATAATGTACAACTGTTTTTTCTACTTTGGTTTTTTTAATACAATTGTCAATCTATTTTTATTCTCATTTTTAGTGATGGGCGGATTTGTTCAAATGGCGCAAGAAGGAGTAATGGATTGGATGGGTAAATACACGTTAGGACAACAAATATTAACAGGTTTGAATAATTATTATGATTTGTACATCGTCTCCGCAAATTTATGGACTAGAATTTGCGAACATGTAAAATATGTCTTTAAAAATTATGTTCAAGTATACGGTACTGTCGTCATTGATAAATTATTAACAGTGAACGCTGACCTCAGCGATAATCTAAAATCTAAAAAGGTAATTGCCAGATTAGATAAGAAGTATGCTGTAACAAAAGATATGTTTATGCAAGAATATTTGCAACCATACTTTTTTAGTTTGATTGAATCAACAATCAGTGGTGATCCGTTTCAAAACGTTAATAATAGTTATAAAGTAAATACAGACATGACTGATAAATTCGAAAAAATGGTATTGGATTCGGAAATCGACAACTTATCAGATGAAGATGAAGACACATCCCCAGCAGCCGTGCCGATTGAACCTCCTAAAGTACTGTCCCCAGAAGAAAACAGACAAATGTTACGAAAGAAGATAGCTGCAAAAAAAGCTGCTCGAGGTAATCGCAACAAACAAATGCAAATGAGCACTAAATCGCAGCCGCCAAATATGAACAAAATGATGGAGACAATGATGCAAGGGGATAATTTAAAGAAATTTATGACAGCATTTCCACCTGATAAAATGGATCCAGCAAATCTTGATGATAAACAATTAGAATTAATGATGCAGATGATGAAGGATATGAATAAAAAAAAATGATATTTTTATTCGTTTGATAATCATTCGATATGATAGATCACAATGTATGAATTCTTTAATAAAGCGCAACGAACTTGATCCGGTAGCAGTTTTGCGAACGATATCAGCACCAAAAGATGTTTCTACTCGCAAATTGACAGCTCCACGACATGTCCATCCGAGTTTTTATGGCAGTATTTGTCCGTTAGAAACACCGGATGGTCCTAGAATAGGCATGGTTCGAAATATGCCTAAGATGACCTCCAAATTATAAAAATCAAAAAAAATTGACAGGATTAATTATATTATAAAGATTTATTATATAATTAATAACAATCATTCCATGAGTAAGAAGAAAACTGGCAGTGTTACAACCGATAATATCGATAATAAATATGATCCAGAGCCTTTCTTTGGATTGTTAGATTTATACTTTGAAAAAAGCAGTCAAGTGCTCGTTAAACATCAAATAGATTCATACGATCAGTTGATCGAAGAAGTGATTCCTAACATTGTTCAAGGACAAGAAAATGTCATTTCTGAAAAGATTGGTGAAACCAAGACGGTCAAATACACTTTAGAATTTGAGGATTTAGGAATCAAACCACCAATGTTGGACAATGATGAAGGATTGATGTTCCCAATTGATGCCATTCAGAAAAATTTGTCATATATGGCGATTCATACGGCGACAGTCACGCAATGGCAAATAATTACTGACATGGAAACCGGTGACGTTACCCGAAAGATTATTGGAGTACCAGAAAAAGATGTTCCGTTTGCAAAGATTCCTGTAATGATCAAGAGTAAGACGTGTAATTTGACTTTGAAACCAGATTTATCCAGAAAACATTGCAAGTATGATACTGGCGGATATTTTATAATAAACGGTAGCGAGAAAGTTATATCATCGATTGAAGAAGCAGTGTTGCGTAAGATCTTAGTATTTACCAAGAAGGAGCAAAATGTTTTGACATATTACGTTCAAGTTAGATCAAGACCGTATACTCAATTTGTTGGTAATACACAAATTTTTACGATTAAGATGAAGAAAGATGGATCCATTATTTTGTCAATCGCGCACTTTAAAGAAATTCCAATATTCGTAATGTTGCGTGCGTTAGGTTTAGAAACAGATGCAGATATCGTCAATGTTATTTTGGATACTAATCGTGACAAAGCTCTTTTGAATAAGCTGTCGATTGCTATGAACATGCAAAATAATCCGACAATTTCTAGAGAGGAAGCGATGGAGTTGATGACGGCGAATATTAAATCTACAAAGACCTATTCTGAAACCAATCCAGAAGTACGGGCTCAGCAAAAGAAGAAACATCTCGTTAAAATCTTATCGCAATTCATACTGCCTCATGTTACATCTGGCACTGACGATCCGGACATGAATATGTTGTACAAAGCTTTCTACATTAGTAAGATGATCTACAAGTTGCTAAAGTGTACTATCAATGAAAACAAGGAAGTTGAAGAACACAGGGGATGCGACGATCGAGATTCCATGATCAACAAATTGATAGAATTACCCGGAATGTTATTAGGTGGATTATTTGAACAATATTTCAAGAAAATGTTAAATGATTATGCCAAGATCTTTAGAACTAAAAATAACATCGATGACAGCAAACCGCCGAATATCGTGATGCATATCAAGCCGAATACAATTGAACAAGGATTACGTCAAGCTTTGTCGACAGGTACATTTGGTACTAGAAAGGGTTTAGCGCAAATGTTAAGTAGATTGAATTACTTACATTCTTTGGCCTTTTTGAGAAAAGTTATTACACCAACTATTGATACATCAACTAATAAATTGACAAGTCCGCGTCATTTACACATGACACAATATGGAGTGATGTGTCCGTTGGAGACTCCAGAAGGTCATAAAGTAGGTATCATCAAAAATTTTGCCATGACTAATAACGTATCTCTAACAATTGTATCGCAAGAATCCATTATCAAAAAATATCTTGCAGGTAAATTTATTAAGATGGAAGCTGTTGAATACTCTAAGCAACATAATTATACGACCATTTGGTTTAATGGTAATTACGTTGGATTGACAGATGACATCATTAAGATTCATAATGGACTACGAGAGTTGCGATTTAGAGGCGAGATCGAAAAGACAACTAGTTTGATTCTTAATTTTTCATCGAAGGATTATAACATTCATACTGAAGGCGGGCGAATGTTGCGACCACTCTTAACAGTTTCTAAGGATAATGTCTTAAATTTCAAACCAGAGATGTTGAAAGGGATTAAAACTTGGGATGAATTTATGGCGAAATATCCGTATGTCATCGAGTTTTTGGACATTGAAGAGCAGCAGAACATGATGTTAGCAACATTTCCGCATTTTATTAGATCTAATCATGATTTGATGAGGAAAGCACCGTTAAGTAATCCTGCAGAGATCAATTACATAAATAAGACAAATCGATATGATGATAATGTTTTTGTCAGATACACTCACTGTGAAATACATCCGTCGATGATTTTGGGAGTGATGTCGTCGAATATGATCTTTCCGAACCACGATCCAGGTACAAGAGGACATTTCCATTACAATCAGGCTAAGCAAGCTATGGGTCTTTATAAGTCTGATTATCGGGATAGGATTGATATCAGTTACATATTGTATCATTCGCAAGTACCGATCGCTGCGTCGAAAGCAAGAAAATATACCAATTCGGGCGTATTTCCTGCTGGCGAGAACATCATTGTTGCAATTATGTCGTACACCGGATACAATCAAGAGGATTCGATGTTGATGGACAAGTCAGCAATTGAGAAAGGATTGTTCAGAGCGCAAAGTTTGTCTAAAACTGGAGGTACTGTTAAGAAGAATCCTGCATCTGCACAGAATGAGCAATTTATGAAGCCAACGAGAGAGAAGGTTAATGGATTGAAAGATGCTAATTATGAGAAGCTTACTGAAGAAGGTTACGTCCCAGTTGAGACGGTGATTGAGAACAATGATATTATTATTGGTATGGTGATTCCTGTTACTATTACACAAGATAATTCGGATGAGAAACCTTTGAAGGATAATTCAATTGCTTTTAAGTCGTTGGTTCCTGGAGTGATTGATAAGGTTATCGTTGGAGTTAATAACGATAATTATCCGATTATTAAGATTAGGATCAGGACGGAGAGGATTCCGGGAATTGGAGATAAGTTCGCTTGTTATGATGATCAGACAGAGGTGCTGACTGATAAGGGATGGGTCTTTTTTAAGGATTTGACGATGAAGCATAAGGTTGCCACGCTGATCGGAGGAGAGGTTGTGCCTCCCGGCGGGAAAACGCTTCGGGGCATCAGGTCGAAAAAAGGTTTTACACAAGGAGGTGACACATTGGATTTTCAATATCCAACAGAAATTATGGAATACGATTACAAAGATTATAATTTTAAAGACAAGTTTGATGGCGAAATGTATTTGCTTGAAACAAAACAAGTGAATTTATGCGTTACCCCTAATCATAATTTATGGACTGCGCCGAAAGTAGGAAAAAATCAAAGAAAGATATATCGAACACAAGAAGCGCGAGAAATTTTACATACAATTCGTCATTATCAGAAAAATGTTGCAAAAGTAGCTCATTGTTCTGAAGATAAATATCCATTTTACTATGGTGATGAGATAATAATAAGCGATGGATTTGTAACGTTACCTGAAGTGGATCAATTACCCAATTTAACTGTCACATTAGAACATTGGTTATGGTTAGTAGGAATTTGGGTAGCTGAAGGATTTTGGAAAGACAAATGGATGATTAGTATATCTGCACACAAACCTCGGGTTAAAAGAGTACTCAAAGTAATTTGTGAAGAAAACAATTTGAAGTTATCAAAACACAAAACGCAGGGAAACCCTATAAACGGCGAAATCTACAATCAATGGAACATTTGTGACAAACGAATAGCTGCTTATTTTAAAACTATCAGCCAAAAAGCCATTCATAAATTTCTTCCTAAATGGGTTTGGTGTCTTAACGTTACATATTCCAGAGAATTAATTTATGGTATGATGTTAGGAGATGGTCATTGGGAGTTGATTAAAAATGGAGATCTGAGAGAAGACGACGATTGGTTATGTTGTGGAAATATGCAATACGATACATCATCAAATACGTTGGTCGACGATTTTCAGCGATTATGCTTGCAAGCTGGTTGGTCGTGTAACAGAAAAAAGAAATGCGACGCTGGCGTAACCAAAATAATAAGAGAACAAGAGGTTACGACGACAGTTCCAGCTTGGCGACTAGGTATTATAACTTGCCAAAACAATCCGTTTGTCAATAAAACTATAAAAAGCGACAAAATGATAAAATATGATGGTAAAGTCTATTGTTGCACAGTTAGTTCCCATGTTATTTATGTACGACGAAATGGAAAACCGGTTTGGTGTGGACAATCGGCCCACGGTCAGAAGGGAACAGTGGGAATAACACCGCATCGAGCCGACTTCCCCTTCACCTCATTTGGCCTAAAACCAGACATCATCATCAACCCCAACTGTATCGGTAGACGTATGACCATCGGACAACTCATCGAATGCGTCCTCAGCAAACTCTGCGCTATCAAAGGCGTTTACGGTGATGCTACCCCTTTCACTGGCATCGACTTACACGCCATTAACAACGCACTCATCGAGCTCGGCTACGGCGAATGGGGTAACGATATCATGTACTGTGGTAAGACCGGGCAAAAAATGGAGCATCCGATCTTTATCGGACCAACATTTTACCAACGCCTCAAGCAAATGGTTGCTGACAAAGCTCATTGCCTAAGTCTTGATCATGAAGTCCTGACTCTTGATGGATGGAAATTCAATCATCAGTTGACTTTGAATGACAAAGTTGCGACACTCGTTGATGGAAAGTTAGTCTATCAACATCCAACGAAGATACTTAATTATCCAAAATACAAAGGTGATATGTATAGTGTCAAAACGGAACAATTGGATTTGAAGGTAACTCCAAATCATCGCATGTATGTTTCTAAACCACGTGTCGGTAAGAAACCAAAATACGGGTTCGAATTGGCCGAAGATATCCACAAACAACATCGCAAATACAAAAAGGATGCCGTTTGGGATGCCAAAGATTATCAATTCATGTTGCCAGCTATGAATAGTAAAGAAGAAAAGAAGGTAGATATGGATTCTTGGTTAAGGTTTTTGGGCATATGGATAGCAGAAGGATTATCTATTGTATCAGATAGAGTAATTATCTACCAAGACAGACAGTGGGTCGTTAATACACTGATCCCTATAATCGTTAAACTAGGGTATAATTACCATCAACAAGATAACACATTCATCATCGACGATAAACAATTATGTGCGTACATGCAACAGTTCAATTCAGATGTTGGATTACCTGTTTGGGTATGGCATTTGAGTACACGTCAGGCAAGAGTATTATTAGATGCTATGATGTCCTGCAGTGGATCATCATCCAAACTTGATACGTCATATTATACGACATCTGTTAAGCTCGCAGATAACATTATGCAGTTAGCTTTGCATTGTGGATGGTCTGGTGACAAATCGTTACATGGCAAAACAGATACTAAAACTCTCATTACTAATCGTTGTATTGACACGAGCATGGACATGTGGAGAGTTACAATTTCTAAAGATGGTAACGAACCAGAAGTTAATCATGGAAAGATTGAAAAGATTATCAAAGATTATGATAAGCCAGTATTTTGCTTACAAGTGCCAGGGGAGGTATTTTATGTCAGAAGAAATGGTAAAGCTGTTTGGACTGGTAATTCGAGAGCTAGAGGACCGAAACAGATGCTTACGAGACAACCGACAGAAGGTAAAGTCAGATCTGGTGGTTTGCGATCGGGTGAAATGGAACGTGATGTCATGCTTGGACATGGTATTATGCAGATGTTAAAGGAACGTATGGTTGATAATTCAGATATTTATACTTGTTCCATTTGCGATATCTGTGGTCTTTTTGCATCCAAGAAATTGGGTCAATCATATTATGAATGCAAGAGTTGTCAGAATACCAAAAAGATATCAAAGATAGTTATTCCATATCCGTTCATGTTGTTTATGAACGAGCTTAGGACTATTGGAGTTATGGGCAGGATTAGAACTGCTAAGTCGATAATTACTCCGAAAGGAACTAAAAATTAAATAATTCAACTTGCAATAATTATTACAAGTTGAGTTACTAAAAAAAATTGATCGTTACAACAACTAACAGAATATCATTTATATAAACGCTCCCAAAAATGCTATCGATACCTAAAGATATTATTTTAACAATCGGAGAAGAATTAACTGATTGGGAAAAGATCCAATTAACTATGGTATCGCGTTCGATGGATAAATTCAAGTACAAGTTTATGTATTACGGAACGGTGAAAATTGCAACTATCAAAAAACTACCGTATTTTGATAACTTTGAATCTGTAATAATGCAAAGTGCAAGAGAGAAATGCCCGAAACATGTCGAAGAAGTTTATTTTGATGAAAAAAATATGGATTATGGAAAGGGTAGATGGATGCCTGATTGCATAACTCATTTAACCCTCGATGATTCTTATGATGATTTTGACAGAAGCTATGTTCCGGAATCTGTGACGCATCTAACATTTGGAGAATGGTTTGATCATGATATTGTTGATTTTATTCCACCATCGGTAACACATTTGACGTTTGGCGGATGGTTTAATAGCTCCATCAGAAATAATATTCCGGCATCAGTTGTTGAATTGACCTTTGGAGAGAACTTTAACAGATCGATTAAAAATGGCATTCCACCGTCTGTAAAATATATATTTTTTGACATGATGTTTAATCGATCCCTTAAAGGTAATATTCCTCAGTCTGTCATACAATTAGAATTCGATAATGAAAGTTATTTTAATCGACCAATAAAAAATAGTATTCCGTCATCGGTACTTTATTTAACATTTGGTCAAAAATTTAATCAACCCATAAAAGGACATATTCCGTCGTCGGTAATTCAATTAACATTCGGAAATGAGTTTAATCAATCAATAAAAGGTGCCATCCCATTATCTGTAACGCACTTAAATTTTGACGGCGTTTTTAATCGATCAATAAAAGGAAACATTCCGTCTTCAGTAACGCATTTATCAATTCTTGGTTGTTTTAATAAATCGATACATAATGCTATTCCATCATCAGTAATTTGGTTAGAATTCGGTGACGATTTTAATCAACCAAAAGGAAACATACCATCTTCTGTTAGATATTTAGACTTTGGTTGTGATTTTAATCAACCGATTCGTGGAGCGATTCCGTCATCCGTTACGCACTTATACTTCGGTTACAGTTTTGATCAACCAATTAAAGGGTCAATACCGTCCTCTGTCACTCATTTAATATTTGGCGGCATGTTTGATCAACCGATTAAAAATAATATTCCACCATCTATCATTGAAATAGAATTTGGCTCTAATTTTCAACAATCTCTTAATAGTTTGCCGTTATCTATCAAAAAAATTAGAATTTCACGCAAATACACTAAAAAGATCAGTAAACGTCTCCAATCAAAAATATACAGATATTGATTCAATTCATAATAATCATTATAAGTTAAATCATTAAATAAATATTATCAATAATATAACATAAATGGAAAGAGCAAGTTCATACTCTGAATTAGTAAACACATTATCGCAAAATATCACTCCAGAGCAACGAGCTGTAGTATTAAATAAATTGACGATCATGAATCAAAACCTGCTGAATTCTGCAAAAGTATATGCGCCAGTATCAAAAAATGATGGCGTTGAATTCAAATCTAGTGCGCCAGTAAGAGCAGGTGTACCAAGTCATCGCAAGAAAGATATCTCAGAATTGCAACATCCATCAATGTACAATAATGCCAACAACAGAATGCCAACTCAAATACCTGACTTTCGTTTGTCAGCAAATGATCACCAATCTCGTGCCGTTGAAGACACTTACAAAAAAAAACGTTCTCAAAGACCAGCAGATGATTTTTTCGATATTGACGATATCATTGACGACTTCTCACATATCCCAAAGAATGAAGAGATATCAATGGAGGATAAACTCAAAAAGCTAAATTCGCTACATAATAAGATAATCGCGGACAAAAAACAACGCGCCGTAAAAAACAAATAGAAATACGTTCATATTATAATTAATATTTTGGATCTAATTATAATATGAATTTTTCGAAAATATGTTATCACGATAGGACAACGCGAATCAATAATGAATTCGTAAAATGTGTAGATTGTGGTCAGAAAATTATTAGTATTCAAAAACATATCGCTAACAAAACAAGAGATGACTTCACTCGCGAAAGCAAGGTTTTTCATAAAAGTTTTGACAAAAATTTTTCTAATGAGATAGATTTTGACGATGAAGACAGCAAATATGTTCGTGTTGAATATTATGTTGACAGAAACAGAGTTAATAATATCGTTGTTAATAGATTGAATAAATATTTCAGTAATCCGCCAAAATATGATGTAAACATTAACGATAAAAAAACCTTGTTAACTGATGTGCAAATTGATAGACTGTTGCGAGATACTAATGCTATGCGAGTCGATGAACATCAGTTTTATGAACAAATATTTTAGAAAAATTGATAATAAAATATATTTAAATAAGTATTATCTAAATATATACCATAACATGGAAAAGAATAGAAAATTGTATTCCGTTTTTAAATCAGAAGCTGAGAAGACTGAAATCATCATTAATAACGTATTACTCATGTTGAGCAGCAGAATATATATTGACGAAAACAAACATAAGCAAGCATTGATAGATTATGCATCTAACAAAAAAAAATTAGTCACGAACGATGACAATACATATATAATCACCGCAAATAATGGAGACAAGTACGCTATTAAAATATTCTACCAAAAAATATTATCAACTGGTAAACAATCGTTGATTAGCGAATTCGTTAAGGAATATGAGAGTGCGAGAAAAATCATAATTGCGAGTAGTTTTAATAATAAGACTGCCGATTTTGCTACGAAGAACGGTGCGCAAATATTTCCAGAGGGTTATATGTTACGTGATCTCGTGGCGCAAGATGATCAACCCATTTTTGAACTATTATCGCCCCAAGAAATTGCGGTCATAAAAGCAGAATATGGTATCGATACACATAATGCACCAAAAATAACTCGACAAGATGCAGTTTATAAATATTTCAATCTTAAAAAAGACGATTTAGTACGGGTAATTGAACTAAGTCCAACTTCTGGTTTGATAGTAACTTACCAAGTTGTTGGATAAGAAAATTGAAATTTTAATCATTTATTTAAGACTTCTATAAATGATTAAAATAACATAATGGCAAAAGCATTTGTCGACGAATTTGATATCATTGACACTAAAATGGTAGTTATATTTTATGATATGTGTATCAATAAATTTCGTAGGAATATCGATGATACACAATGTCTCCAAATTATTGAAGAATACAAAGAAAAAATATTATCATTCGTAGAACATCTGCGCGAACTCGAAACGACGTTCATTATGGATACTCTCGTTTATCTAGATAAAACTCTACCCGCCTTAGTTGACGTGGTCATTATGCATTGGTGTCTACCACGTTCTACCCATTTCAGAAGCAAACAAATGTATGATAATGCTTACAAAAATAATATTGAAATTTATAACAAAAAATTAATTGATAATGTTAATTCATATTTATTTAAGAATTTTACAACTGATACCATTTCTAAAACTTGCAATATACCGATTCATTGTATTGATATTCTTTGGTATTGGTTATCCCCCGATTTACAATTTGATTTCACTTTTTGTAACAACGCCAGTGGAAATTATCTAAAATTTGTCATTGAACCTGGAGATGATTATATTTATATAGCATTTAATATGGAATCGGTGTTAGATATGAACTTAGGTAATTTTGTGACTAACAAAGGACCTTTCAAACATTACATCAAGAATTTTATTTACAATCCACAATATGCGGAGGCTTATATGATGTCTGTTACCAAAAAGAATTACGAACAACAATCTGCAAATATTCGTCAAAAATATGACAAAAATTTAATGCTTATCCAGTCGTCAAAATAAATGATTATTTTGACAACTTAATATATTATGTCATTATATATCAATATATAATGAAATGTATCAAAAAAAAATTAGATAACGGTATGATCGTCGCGTTAGTGCCCATGAAACGCGCCGAAATTGTGACAGTCGGTTTTTTTATTAAGGCAGGATCTAGAAATGAAAACGAACATAATAACGGAATCGCGCATTTTTTAGAACATATGATGTTTGGCGGTACGACTAAACGTCCACATGAGAAATTATTTCAGTTATTGGATGGTATGGGATCAGAATATAATGCAGTCACGACCACAGAACATACTTACTATTACGTTAACGGTGTAGCAAGTGATCTCAAAAAAATAGTAGACGTTGTACTTGACATATATATCAATCCTGTTTTTAATCCCACAAGAATTAAAAAAGAAAGTAAAGTCATTATCGAGGAAATGCGTTTACGCGAAGATTCACCCCACACAAGATTATATTATCAAATGCACGAGAAAGTATTTGCAGATACGTCGTTATGCAAACGAATAATTGGCACTGAAGAGAGTGTTTTGAATCTTCGGCAGTCCGACTTTATACAATTCAGAAAAGAACTGTATATTCCAAAAAATACAGTCTTCGTTATAAGTGGCGATTTTACTCCAGATCAAATATCACCATTACTAGATCGTACATTTAATACGTTAAATAATCCAGCAAGAAACAGTGTTGACGCCTTTCCTCAAACATTTCTCGACGAAAAACCGAGAATATTAAAAAGTATGCATTCTCAAAAAAAACCATACGTTCATATTGATAGAAATGATTCTGTTTCGCAAGCGTACGTATTATTATTCTTTCCATTGTACAATTTGTACAAAACTAACGAACAAGAAATAAATATGATATCAAATATTCTGTCATCTGGTTTCAGCTCTCGTTTATTTACTGCACTGCGAATTAATAATGGTATGACCTACTCAATTGGTTCTTATCCGATAGTTTACAATGATGCGGGATTATTTGTTATTGAGATGGCAATCCATCCTGATGAGTTAAAAAAAGGGATAAAAACTACTCTTAAAGAATTAAAGAAGCTCAGAACGTCTGAAATTGATTTAGATGAGTACAAAAAAGTAGGAACTATTATTAAAAATGAAAGTATTTTCTCATCGAGTCAGCCTGTTGATTGGTTTACATATTACGGCCTTAATTTCTTGTACAACCGCAATTTTGATCCTAATTTGAAAGGTAACAGTCAGATCTCTAGAAAAGTGAATCGAAAGGACATTACTCAAGTTGCACAACAAATATTTGACAAAAAGAAAATCAATCTGTTCTTGTTCGGCAACATCCCTGATGAGGATTTTGATTTCATGAAATTATAAAAATTGAATTCAAAAAACTAATATAATTATCATTAGATGTATATAGTAATATACATCTAATGATTCCCCGTAACTATTATATCAATGAATACATCATGCCATGCAAGTACGGCATAAGATGTAGCAATCCCATGACATGTAAATATTGGCATATTGATCTTGCTCCAGCAGAATTATGTCCTGACGGAAAAAAATGTAGAGTTAGATCATGTAGGAAATCGCATGACAATCAATATCCATTTTGTAATTGGCCAAAATGTAACATGTCAACATGCAATTTCACTCATCCATGTAAATATGGTATCAAATGTACAAGCATTAACACTTGCGCGTATGATCACCCTCTTATCGAAAATATGTCCGCCATTGGTAAATCTAAACTGTTACATGCAGCATCTAATTCTGCAGCAGTCAATGATTTGAGATACTTTGATATTGGAGTGTTATCATTTGAGGATTTGTGTATGAATGCGATGGATTGGATTTATATTTTGCGTATGTATGTTAATTTTAATAATTTTGATTGGCAAACGACGGAGACATCGTTTGAATGGGCAGCGGGTGAAGTGTTTCAAAATTTTGCGAACGAATGTTTAGGCGGTGGTACGTTACGATTGGGTAATGTGCAAGAAGAGATAATGATGCGGTCATTAGGATTGTTGCAATATCTATATCGAGGTTGCCAAAACGATAAGATGCATATTCTCAGTAGCAATTTGAAAGATAATCCTCTATTGATCGATACATATGTCGTTGCCAAAGACAAATCTATGAAGGAACATTATGGTAATGATGGATTAATCTATGCTGCAAAGAATAGAAATCTATTCGAACCAACTAATCCGTTCAGAGTTAAGATAATGTGCATTGCTATGACACACCTACCTAAAAAAGATGGGTCGTCGTATAATAGAGAAATGTTACAAGTTTCTTTAGAGTCGTTGATAAAAGCGCATATGATAACGTTGATAGCTAATGAATTAGACAATAATATTATGACAAACGTAATTCATGTTGGTAATATTGGATGCGGCGTATTTAATCATAATTACAATGTCATTTACGTTTTGCAAAAGGTAGCAGTATCAATTGCGATGATTATGGTAGCGCCAAAAAAGAATGTGTCAGTTACATACCACACATATGATGCTTCCACGATGACAGGAATAAAAGCAAATGCAATGCCAGTGATAGAATATTTTGCAGCGAATAATTTTGACGTTGAGGGAATATTAGAAAAAATACTTGAATTTCAAAGTATAAAACCAGAAATATGGGGGCAAAAATTGTAATTCGATAAAACGCAACTGATTTTTATCATAATTTATTATAATTATGATAAAAATTTCATTGGATACACAATTGATAAATTTGAATAATTTGCACAATAAAAAAGTTGGTGGTATAACATTGGAGGAGATAATTAGTCTTATTTTTTATGCCGCAAATACGATGACCAATCGCGATGAAACATGGAAGGATTATTATAAAAAATTTCAGTTGGATCTCAGTGAGCAAAATAATAAGGGATGGCCAAAATTGATATTTACAAGAAATGATTCTCGCAAACGGCTAGATAGTTTAATGACGGAAACATTCATATCATCTGATAATTTATTGTTATTGTTACTACAATTATTATACATCGAAAAGAACAAAAAAAATAACATCATAAATAGCGTATATGTCTCCTTTGAACGTTATGATATTTTGTCGCATCGTTTGGATAATATTGACAATCAAAAAGATATCAAACAATTATCGTTAGATAAAATGTTCGAAATTCTGGAGGCATACATCAATATATATATGAGTCTCTACAATAATAAAATGCTTTTTGAATACAAATTGTCAAAAAATATATTAACAATGCTAAATAATTGAAAAAATAAATACGTATATAATATCTATTTTTAATACATATTATACACATGTCAACGTTAGTTGTTGTCGAAAGCGCCGGTAAAATTAAGAGTTTTAAATCATATTTGGGCGGAGGACATACTGTTATGGCGTGCAAGGGAATTTTTCAAGATTTGGATCCTAAAAAATTATCTGTTGATGTTGATAATAATTTTAATCCGATTTATGTCATTACAGATACCCAAGTTGTTGCCAATCTTAAAGCTGCTATGAAAAAGGCAGATATGTTGTACATTGCATCAGATGCAGACAGGGAAGGAGAAAAGATTGCTGACAGTTTGAAAAATGTGCTCAAACCCAAAAAATACAAACGATTAATTTTTAGATCTATTAATAAGAAAGCAGTATTGGATGCAGTTAAGACCCCCGGGGATATAGATTACGATATGGTAAATTCGCAGAAGGGACGCCGTGTTCTTGATAAAATTGTTGGCTGGGAAGTATCAGAAGTTTTGGGACGTGCGTTGGGTATGGGTTTATCTGCCGGTCGTGTACAATCACCTACCACCAAATTAATTGTAGAAAGGGAAGAAAAAATTATGGACTTTCTAGAGAAGAACAAGGATTCTACGTTTTATAAAGTTCATGGCACGTTTTCTGATCTGAAGAGTACGATGTATACAGCAGCGAAACATGTATCTGGACAGTATGATGGCAAGATTGCGCAAGTTGTTGTTGATGAGGACGATAAAAGTGTTATGGATGTGTTGGATAAGTGTTTAAAATCAACGTTTATGGTACATGATGTGACGTGCAAGAATACGACGAGAAATCCTGCACCACCATTTGAAACTGCAACTTTACAGCAAGAAGCCGCGAGAAAATTAAAGATGTCCATCAAAACGACAATGAGTATTGCACAAAAGTTATATGAAGGAGGATATATCACGTACATGCGAACGGATTCTGTCGAGATCCCCGAAGATACTATGAATGCTATCAAGAAAGTAGTAGAGCAAGAGTACGGTGCGGAATACTATCAACGTCATGTTTATAAAAATAAGAATGCAAATGCGCAGGAAGCACACAGTGCAATTTTACCAGTCAAACCAGATATTATTGATTTGGATGATTATGTCGATGAACAATTGCAGATTAATTTGTACAAGTTAATTTGGCAGAGAAGTATCGCATCACAAATGAAGCCTGCCAAGATTGATATAACGACGATACAAATTGATATTTCTGAATATGCAAAAATAAATCCATTCTATTACTTTCAGAGTCAGATCGAAAAGGTGGTCTTCCAAGGATTTATGATAGTTTATATTGAATCGCAAGATGATGTGGAGAAAACAGATATGATTAGTGATCACAAGGGTAAATTGCCCAAAATAAATGATGTACTTGCTATGAAAGAAATAATAGCCAAACAGGAATTTTTGAAGCCGCCCCCTAGATTTGCAGAATCGAGTTTGATCAGTAAGATGAAAGAGCTCGGGATGGGACGGCCAGCAACGTATGCGGCTATATTTAATAAAATAGTTACGCGAAAATATATCGAAGTAGCAAATGTGCCAGGAATTAAGAAGAAGATTAAGACTTTTACGATAACTTGCAAGGATAAGAATGTTAAGAAGAAAGAGTCTGAAATTTTGATTGGTAATGATAAGAACAAATTGGTGCCGACGGAATTGGGGAAAAAAGTGACTGCCTTTTTAGAGGAACATTTTTCGAAGATGATGGATTACAAGTTCACTGCGAAGATGGAGAAAGATTTGGATGATATCGCGCACGGAAAAAAAATCTGGCAAGATGTTGTTCGCACTTTTTATCAGTATATGCATCCAGTTGTGATAGAATTGTCTAAAATGAAGGCAATTAAACCCGATGGTCGATCTTTAGGTGTTGATCCGTCGGGGATAGAGATAATTGCATCTCAAAATCGCAAAGGAAATGCGTACGTCAAGAAACTTGTTGATGGTAAATACGTTTACGCAAGTATTTGTGCGCCATTGAAACTTGAGACGATAAAATTAAAAGATGCCCTAAAGTTGTTCGAGTATCCAAAATTATTAGGTAAATATGATAAGGAAGAAGTATTCTTGAAAAAATACGAAGATAAGATTTTCATTGCACATGGTAAGAAAACATATTCTGTTCCTCAAAATGAAGATATTGATTTGCAAGCAGCAATTATAATTATTGATGCCAAGAAATCGAACATTATTACAGAATTTAAGGTGTTGCGGGGAACGGCGACTGTGTTGAAAGGTAATTATGGATCCCCGTATATTAATTTTGTAGTGGGTAAGAAGCGGACAAATTTTCGCTTGCCATATGGATCGGTTGCGGATGGTTTGACAAAGGAGGATGTGATCGCAATAATTTCGGCTAAACCGAATGGGGGATCAAAGACTGCGAAGAAATAATATCTTTTTATGATGATAACAAGATATTATTTATTTGATGGAGGTACGTATATGCCTGTTTCGCAATACGTATCCCACGCTTTTGACATTGACATTCTACGTTCAAATGCAGAATATTCGTTGTTGCGATATAATTTTTTAAAATCATTTTTGTAGACACGAACGAATGATGAATAACCATCATCTATTGTTGTTTTTATTAATTGCATAATGACGTCCCCATTTGGTGTGTGGACGTTGATGTCATCGATTACAAAATTGTAAAAAAAATATTTCATGTCAAATAGTTCAACTGATAGCCTCGGTAACATTATATAAGAGTGAATCTCGTCGTTATCATCTTCATCAGAATCGGACACATGTTCTCCCAATCTTTTTCTGTCATGAATTTTATATGGTTCATGTTTGCGTGGATAATACAAAATTATTTTATCGCCGAAACTTGTTATTAAATAAATCATTTGTGAGAACGGGTCATATATACGTTGATGACATGCACCGTGAAAGATAGCTGAATTAGTAATATTGTACTTTGATAAATTTTCAAAAAATGGCAAACCATAGAATTTTAAATATTCACCTTTTTCGATCGTAGGATTTGTTTTGGCAATCAATTTACATATATTGATTCTAAAACCATGCGAAAAACAATCTCTAAAATTAAAATTTGTATCAAGTAATTTTATCCAAACGGTATCATTAAACGCGATATGTTCAATTATCACTTCTATATGTTGTGCACTTGTTAATTTACATAATAGTATTAGTAACTCAATTTGTTCTTCATCTGATTTGTCATAAATCATTTTCTGTGTATGTGCAAATCTACTTAGAGTTCGATGTGCGACGAGTGATGACATAGGTAATCGATTAATAATAATCAATCCTTGATGGTATTCGTTCTCTAAATCACGTGTTGCTTCATGAAATACGTTGTATTCATCAAAATATTTGCACATGGTATCAATGCATACTAATTCATATATCGGAGGATGATTGATCAATTCGTCACCGAATTTTACGTATCCAAAATCCAGTTTCTTGATCGATCTAGATGCAGAATTTTTAGGTTTTAAATCTAGTGCCATGAGAATTGTAAGCTAGTGTCAAATGATGTTCCTTTTGATTTCCTTTTTCAATTTTTATTTTCGTGCCAACTCAATTCAAAGGCTATTGGAGTTACATACAATATTGCTACTAAGAATCGCAATCGACTGGAGATTTGCATAATAATTCGATAGACTATTAAAGTTACGCGCAATATTACTGCCAGGATTTGTATTTGGATAGAGATTCACATGCAATGTTACTGTAAATGATTGTAATTGCCTAGAGATTTGCATATCAACTCAATAGATTATTGAAATTACAAAGTTGCTGCTAAGGATCGTAATTGGCTGGAGATTTACATGTTAGTTCAATAGGCCATTGAAGTTTCATACAATGTTGCTGTCAAGATTTGCATATCAATTCAATAGATCATTGAAGTTACATGCAATATTACTGCCAATATTTGTGATTGGCTTGAGGTTTCCATATCAACTCAATAGATCACTGAAGTCATGTGCAACGTTACTGCCAAGATTTGCATATCAATTCAATAGATAATTGAAGTTACATGCAATGTTACTGCCAAGATCTGCAATTGGTAGGAGATTTGCAAGATTATTCAATAGATAATTGAAGTTACATGCAATGTTACTGCCAAGATCCGCAATTGGCAGGAGATTTGCATCTCAATTCAATAGATCATTGAAGTTACATGCAATATTACTGCCAATATTTGTGATTGGCTGGAGATCTGCATGTCAATTAAAAAGATCACTGAAGTTACATGCAATGTAGCTGTCAAGATTTGTAATTGACTGGAGATTTGCAAGATTATTCAATAGACCATCAAAATTGCTGCCAAGATTGCATGATAATTCAATAGATAACTGAAGTTACACGCAAAGTTACGCGCAAAGTTACACGCAAAGTTGCTGCCAAGATTGCATGATAATTCAATAGATAACTGAAGTTACATGCAAAGTTGCTGCCAAGATTTGCAATGTGGCTGCCAAGATTTATGATTGGTGCAAAAACAGTTTTGGTTACGTTGGATACGCAGAAAACTCTTTTTATGTGGTAACGAAATGAAAGAATACAAATATCATCCTTTTGAATCAAGAACAACCCAATAAGATGTTAAATTGTTTGTGTTAATTAATAATTTTCAAGACAATTTTAGTTTTGTGGAACGTGAGCAATCTGTTCTTCATCAGTTTTGCTGCGAGAGACAATTTTCTCATGCGAAAAATAAGTAAACGTTTCTGGCAAGACAATGATCTCGGTATTTGGAAGCAATACAATCGTTTTAAAGAAATCTACAGAGATTTCTTGAAGTTTGTCCTTGATCCCTAACAATGTTCCTTTTGGAAATGAAACGTTGTAAGCAGCTACAGGCATTTCCGGTTTTGTGTTGCTGCTGCTGATCAACATTGACATTTTTCCATAAAAATTAACTACTGTATTATTTGAAATTTCACACAATGTTCTTTCTGGAACTACAAGTGTCCAAATCTTGTTGCTATGTGCGGTCATTGCCTTTAATTCAGTTCCTGCTGGTAACACAATTGTCACTGTGTCTTTCGGCAAAGGCACTTCTGGCACAGAGAAGATGATTTGTATTCCAGATACAGAAGCTCCTTTCTTGTTCATAAGTGTACATGCGTCAATAGGAAGAGTGACAATTTCAGTTACGGATTTAATTTCAGAGATTTTACAAGCGCACATTGTTGTTGTTTTGGTTGTGATATGATGTAAATATAATGGAACCTCCTAAAACTATTTTTTTCAATTTTTTTAAAAAAATAAAGGCTTTCGCATACATTTTACCCTAATATATTATCAAAAAATGCAACAAAGAAAATTGCCCGTTTGTACGCGAAAGTATTCCTTGTAAATTCGGCAAAAATTGTAATAGACCTGATTGTAAATTTGTACACAACAAAAATACACCCAAAGTCGCTTGCAAATTTGGTGTAACGCGCACTAACGACAAATGCACCTTTTACACATCCAACTGACACGCAAAAGATTAAAAAAATAGATACTCAAATTAAATGTAAATTTGATGACAAGTATACTAACGAAAATTGTATATATGCACATGATAAAAAAAGCAAAGAGAGATCCAAAGTGGATTTGGCGAAAATCGCACTAACGAGGATTACATGTTTGCGCGTCAATTCAATAAATCATTGAAGTTACGTGCAATGTTGCTGCCAAGATTTGTAATTGGCTGGAGATTTGCATGTCAATTCAATAAATCATTGAAGTTACGTGCAATGTTGCTGCCAAGATTTGTAATTGGCTGGAGATTTACATGTCAATTCAATAAATCATTGAAGTTACGTGCAATGTTGCTGCCAAGATTTGTAATTGGCTGGAGATTTACATGTCAATTCAATAAATCATTGAAGTTACGTGCAATGTTGCTGCCAAGATTTGTAATTGGCTGGAGATTTACATGTCAATTCAATAAATCATTGAAGTTACGTGCAATGTTGCTGCCAAGATTTGTAATTGGCTGGAGATTTGCAATTTGGCTGGAGGTTTGTATGTCAATTCAATAGATTATTGAAGTTACATGCAATGTAGCTGCCAAGATTTGTAATTGGCAGGAGATTTGTAATTGGCAGGAGATTTGCATGTCGATTCAATAAATCATTGAAGTTACGTGCAATGTTGCTGCCAAGATTTGTAATTGGCTGGAGATTTGCATGTCAATTCAATAAATCATTGAAGTTACGTGCAATGTTGCTGCCAAGATTTGTAATTGGCTGGAGATTTGCATGTCAATTCAATAAATCATTGAAGTTACGTGCAATGTTGCTGCCAAGATTTGTATGTCAATTCAATAGATCATTAAAGTTACGTGCAATGTTGCTGCCAAGATTTGTAATTGGCTGGAGATTTGCATATCAACTCAATAAACCATTGAAGTTACGTGCAATATTACTGCCAAGATTTGTAATTGGCTGGAGATTTGCATGTCAATTCAATAAATCATTGAAGTTACATGTAATATTACTGCCAAGATTTGTAATTGGCTGGAGATTTGCATGTTACTTCAATAAATCATTGAAGTTACATGCAATATTACTGCCAAGATTTGCAATTGGCTGGAGATTTGCATGTTAATTCAATAAATCATTGAAGTTGCGTGCAATATTACTGCCAAGATTTGTAATTTGCTGGAGATTTGCATATCAATTTAATAGATCATTGAAGTTACATGCAATGTTGCTGCCAAGGATTATAATTGGCTGGAGATTTGCGTGTCAATTCAATAGATCATTGAAGTTGCATGCAATGTTGCTGCCAAGATTTGCATATCAATTTAATCGATCATCGAAGTTACAAATATTGCCGCCAAAATTTGTAACTGACTAAAAATTTGTATTATCGATTCGGTGGGTCATTGAAATTACACGTAACATTTCTGCCAATCAATAACTCTAACAAAGATAACATAAATCAAAAAAAATTGATAATAATAAAACAAATATGGTGATAATCAACTAAATATGCAAAAAATGTTAACGGTCTATCAGGATATTATTATCAAGATAGGAAAATATTTATCTGATTATGAAAAAATACAACTAACAATGATATCTAAATCAACCGATAAAATCAAACACAGGTTTACGTATCAAAACAAAATCGATATTGATCTGATCAAACGGCTGTCATATTTTAACAATTTCGAGAACGTGAAAATACAAAATGCAGATGATATAATACCCAAGTGCGCAAAGTATGTGCACTTTTCAGCATATAATAAAATGCCACAGTTTGTGACTCATTTAACGTTTGATGAAGATTTCAATAAATCAATAGAATCATTCATACCTGATTCTGTTACTCATTTGCATTTTGGGTTTTTGTTTAATAGATCAATCAGAGATAGTATTCCAAATTCAGTGACACATCTAACGTTTGGTTATGATTTTTGTAAACCAATAAATTATAATGCTATTCCGGATTCGGTCACTCATTTAACGTTCGGCAACGATTTCAGTAGATCTATTAAGAGAAATATCCCATCATCTGTAACTCACTTAACATTCGGAAGATATTTTTGCAGATCAATAAAAAATGGTATTCCACCATCTGTCACTCATCTAGCATTTGGAAGAACATTTAATCGATATATCAAAAATCATATTCCGCCATCAGTAACGCATTTATCGTTCGGAGAAGATTTCAGGAGAACCATAAAGAACGCTATCCCTTCGTCTGTCATTTATTTGTCGTTTGGTGATAGTTTTGATCGATCAATACGCGGTAACATACCTTATTCGGTTACGCATTTATCATTTGGCGTCGATTTTAATAGATCAATTAAAGATAGTATCCCTCCATCAGTGACTCACTTGTATTTTGGAATGGGATTCAACCGATCGATCAAAAATAATATTCCATCTTCTGTAACTCACTTAGATTTTGGATTTGATTTCAACCGATCTATTAAAAATGGCATACCGAAATCTGTTACGCATTTGACTTTTGACCACCATTTTAACCGATCGATCAAAAATAACATCCCATTTTCAGTGACTCATTTAACATTTGGTTATAAATTTAACCGACCAATTGATGATAATATTCCAGCATCCGTCACACATCTAAAGTTTGGTTGGAAATTTAACCAGCCCATAGAAGGATCAATTCCACAATCCGTTGTTCATTTAAAATTCGGTCGGAGATTTAATCAATCTATCAAGAATAATATCCCACCTTCTGTAACTCGTTTGACATTTGGTGACAATTTTAATCAACTAATCAAGGGTAATATTCCAACGTCAGTCATACGTTTAAAATTTGGCAACTGTTTTGATCAATCTATTGAAGACAGTATACCTTCATCTGTAAAATTCTTGTCATTCGGCAATGATTTTGATACTTCTATCAAAAATAGCATCCCGGGATCCGTCACTCATTTGACATTTGGTGGTGAATTTAATCAGCCAATCAAAGATAATATCCCGCAATCAGTTACTCACTTAACATTTGGCACGCAATTTGATCAACCAATCACAAAAGCAATTCCACCAAACGTCACACATTTAACATTTGGTTATAATTTCAACAGATCAATAAAAGGAAATATTCCGCCATCGGTTACGCACCTAACGTTTGGCACCACATTTAATCAACCTATTGCAAATGCGATACCACGATCTGTTACTCATTTAACTTTTGGTTACAATTTCGACCAATCAATTGAAGATGGGATTCCTTCATCGGTTACTCATTTAACATTTGATTTTAATTTTGATCAAAAAATTAAAGGTAACATTCCATCATCGGTTACTCATCTTACATTCGGTGATGTATTTAATAGATCTATTCAAGGTGGAATTCCAAAATCTGTTGCTTATTTGACGTTTGGGAAGAATTTTAACAGATCGATAAAGAATGCCATACCATCATCAGTTACTCATATTATATTTGGCGACATGTTTGACCAATCGATCGAAAATAATATTCCATCGTCAGTGACCCACATAAATTTTGGATATAACTTTGATCAATCTCTAAATAGTTTATCATCAACCGTGCGATCGATAGTTGTTCCGATTGATTATAAAAGGGATATATGTAGACGTATCCGACGGAAAGTGCAAAGATCTTGGACGTTTTGATTCTTAGAAATCAAAGCTACGATGCGATAATATCTTTTTATGATGATAAAAAGACATTATAAATTTGCACAAGTACTGATGTAACTCATCAAATCATATGTCGATCTGTAATTGGCTGGAGATTTGCATGTCAATTCAATAGGTCATTGAAGTTACGTGCAAAGTTATTGCCAAGATTTGTGATTGGCTGGAGATTTGCATGTCAATTCAATAGATCATCGAAGTTATTGGCAAGATTTGTGATTGGTCGGAGATTTGCAAGTCCATTCAATAGATCATTGAAGATATATGCAATGTTGCTGCCAAGAATCGTAATTGGCTGAAGATTTGCAAGTCCATTCAATAGATCATTGAAGGTATATGCAATGTTGCTGCCAAGAATCGTAATTGGCTGAAGATTTGCATATCAATTCAACAGACAATTGAAGGCACGCGCAAAATTGCCACAAAAGAATTGTATTTAGCTGGAGATTTGCATATCGATTCGATTGATCTTGAATGTAATCGGCTGAAGATTTGCAAGTCAATTCAATAGATCATTGAAGTTATATGCAATGTTGCTGCCAAGATTTGTGATTGGCTGAAGATTTGCAAGTCGATTCGATAGATCATTGAAGGTATATGCAATGTTGCTGCTAAGATTTGTAATTGGCTAGAGATTTGCATGTCAATTCAATAGATCATTGAAGTTACATGCAAAATTGCTGCCAAGATTTGTAATTGGCTAGAGATTTGCATGTCAATTCAATAGATCATTGAAGTTACATGCAAAATTGCTGCCAAGATTTGTAATTGGCTAGAGATTTGCATGTCAATTCAATAGATCATTGAAGTTACATGCAAAATTGCTGCCAAGATTTGTAATTGGCTAGAGATTTGCATGTCAATTCAATAGATCATTGAAGTTACGTGCAATGTTGCTGCCAAGATTTGTGATTGGCCGGAGATTTGCATGTCAATTCAATAGATCATTGAAGTTACGTGCAATGTTGCTGCCAAGATTTGTGATTGGCCGGAGATTTGCATGTCAATTCAATAGATCATTGAAGTTACGTGCAATGTTGCTGCCAAGATTTGTGATTGGCCGGAGATTTGCATGTCAATTCAATAGATCATTGAAGTTACGTGCAATATTGCTGCCAAGATTTGTGATTGGCCGGAGATTTGCATGTCAATTCAATAGATCATTGAAGTTACGTGCAATGTTGCTGCCAAGATTTGTGATTGGCCGGAGATTTGCATGTCGATTCAATAGATCATTGAAGTTACATGCAATGTTGCTGCTAAGATTTGTGATTGGCCGGAGATTTGCATGTCAATTCAATAGACCATTGAAGTGCAAAGTTGCTGTCAAGAGTTGCAAGTCGATTCAATAGATCATTGAAGTTACATGCAATATTACCGCTAAGAATTGTAATTGGCTAGAGATTTGCGTGTCAATTCAATAGACTATTGAAGTTACGTGCAAAGTTACTGCCAAGAATTGTAATCGGCCAGAGATTTGCATATCAATTTAATAGATCATTGAAGTTACATGTAAAGTTATTGCCAAGATTTGTAATTGGTAAGAGATCCGCATATCAATTCAATCGATCATCGAAGTTACGTGCAAAGTTGCCGCCAAGACTTGTAATTGGTTGGAGATTTGCACGTCAACTCAATAGGTCACCAAAAATTTTACGCAATATGATAATATCTTTTTATGACAATAACAAGACATTATAAAATTGCACAAGTACTAATATAACTCACCAACCCATAATTGTCTGATGATGTGTCCGTTTTGGTTTTTGAACCAATATATTTTTTATTAGGAATAGTAATCCATTTCCCATTTTTTTGAAATCGTATGTATTTTTTTTCAGTGATATCTAGTTTCTTTTTGTTGTTAGTGGTCGTCGCCGTCGCAGTGTCTAGTTTGTTGCCTAACACATCTGTTTTCGCATAACATTTTGGCAGCGCATGATTTGAGCGACCACAGCGAGTACACTTGCTTTCGCTGGTTACATCGATTGCAATTTGTGGAACGTTATTTTCGGTGGGTGTATCCATTGCAATTTGTGGGGGATCAATTGGTTCCTTGCTTGTCATTTCAGAGATGGTTGTGTCTTCCATTTTTGTTTATAATATTACTTTGGATACCCTATGTATTATTTTTTTCAATTTTTTATTTGAAGGCCACGTTTATCAGTTCAATGTTGTCGTCATTCTTCTTGACCGGAGATTTGAATGTTGCCGTCAATCTTCTTGACTGGAGATTCGAATATACAAACATTTCCCCATTCAATATTGCTGTCAATCTTCTTGACTGGAGATTTGAATGTACAAATATTGTACATTCAACGTTGCTGTCGAGAAGATTGACTGGAGATTTGAATGTTCAAATATTTGCTCGTTTAATGTTGCTGTCAAGAAAATTGACCAGAGATTTAAATGTCCGAATATTTGTCAATTCAATGTTGCTTTCAAGAAGATTGACTAGAGATTTGAATGTTCAAATATTTGTCAATTCAATGTTGCTGTCAAGAAGATTGACTAGAGATTTGAATGTTCAATGTTGCTGTCAAGAAGATTGACAAGAGATTTGAATGTACAAATATTGTCTATTCAATGTTGCTGTCAAGAAGATTGACTGGAGATTTGAATATGCAAATATTTGCTCGTTCAATGTTGCTGTCAAGAAGATTGACCGGAGATTTGAATACACAAATATTTACCCATTCAATATTGCTGTCAAGAAGATTGACAAGAAATTTGAATGCACAAATATTTACCCATTCAATGTTGCTGTCAAGAAGATTGACAAGAAATTTGAATGTCCAAATATTTGACTATTCAATGTTGCTGTCAAGAAGATCGACCAGAGATTTGAAGGTACAAATATTTGTCAATTCAATGTTGCTGTCAATCTTAACCAGAGATCTGAATGCACAAATATTTACCCATTCAATGTTGTTGTCAAGAAGATTGACTAGAGATTTGAATGTCCAAATATTTGCTTATTCAATGTTGCTGTCGAGAAGATTGACTAGAGATTTGAATGTCCAAATATTTGCTTATTCAATGTTGCTGTCGAGAAGATTGACTAGAGATTTGAATGTCCAAATATTTGCTTATTCAATGTTGCTGTCAAGAAGATCGACTAGAGATTCGAACGTACAAATATTTGTCAATTCAATGTTGCTGTCAAGAAGATTGACTAGAGATTTGAATGTTCAAATATTTGTTCGATTTATGTTACTATCAAAATGCACAAATATTTGCTCGTCCAATGTTGCTGTCAAGAAGATTCATACATCAACGTTCCGAATAAAAATTGAAAATCGAAAAGATAAGAAATCATACTTCTAATCCATCTCGCAAAACATGAATCTCGTAAAAATTCTATCCCATGATACTTCTACTCTTTTGATGGACTATTTTTCACTGGAAACGATTCTGATTTTGAACCGGGTCACCAAAAAAATTCCTGATTTAACCAAACATCATAAAATCAAAACCATGTTTCAAAACGAATTTTTTCGCGATCAACAATTTTTTACCAAGTTTCGAAAAAATGATAAATTAATTTCTTGCATATACAAGTACAAAATTGTATTTGTGTATGATTTTATTTATAGCGAAACCAAATATGACGTTATAAAGTATTATTCTGATGGCAACTGCGAACTTGAAAAATTATATACATCGATAATTAATGGGGATCTTAGTTATGTTTATTTTTATTTGTTCGCGTGCGATTATCAAAGCGATGTTACACAACAATCTATCGCTAAATTATTTAGTGAACACAATAACTCTGAAATCTATGAAAAATTTACAAAACAATACCATGGTAGTGGTATTATAGAATATCCATGGTTTACGATCGCTACAATCATAAAGGACGGAAATATGATTAAAAAAATTTTAGAATTGTATAACAACTGCACGTATTATTACGAAATATATAATTTAGGAGCTCATGGCAGAATGTTAGCTTCGTTTGAGCTTTGGTCTCATAGTTTTCTGTATGAACGCATCATCATAAATTATCCCGAATTAAAAGAATTGGTCGATAGTGTCATTGACAAGGGACAAAAAATGAAACAAGTTACACATTACGCATATTGGAACTTGCCCGGAACAACAAGCGAAAGTGAAAAATATAATTGGACGAACCAAAAATATAGAATCGGATAAACATATTATTCAATATTATTCAATAATATGCCACATCTAAAACATCTGCGTTCAAAATCATCGTTCCAGGAACCATCAAATTATCCACAAACGAATTATGATAACATAGCGCTCCTCCACCGTATTTCTTATTATATCGCATAGCCTGCTCATAGTTACTCGCATAAATAAATTTCACATCCGTCCCAACATAATTTTTATAATCCATCCAATAAATCCTACTTCCATTAATATAAACTGGATCAATGAACAAAATATCCGGCGTAATAATGATCTTTCCGTATTCTTTCAATTGTTCCGCAGCCAAATCATCTTGTGTCATGCATTTAATACCAAGATCTTTAAAAAATCTAACAACTAACATTTCATTATCCATCGCAATCTTTGCACTATTTTTTTGATTACTAACGCTATTAGCATCATTCTTTTCTGCACATTGATATTGTTTAAGATCTTTGTCAGATAACAACAAATTTGGATCATATTTGTTTTTGAACATTGCCGTCACTTTCTTATCATCTAATCCATTCTTCAGCAATATATTTTTTAACAAATTAGTTGGGGGAAAATCATATTTCTTAGATAAATCCATAATATCTACATCTGCATTATATTCATCGACAACTTTCGTAATTTTAGATTTCAAGATATGATAATTTTGGATAATTTTTTGCTTAATGATAATACTGCGAATTGATACGTATTGTTCAACAGTTATATTTGCATCATATTGCGAATTTATTTTATCCAGAATAACTTTCATGACATCTCTTTCCTCGTCGCTTACGGATGAATAATCATTAGATCGCATTATTAAATGTTTAATTTTGGTATAAGCTCTGACAGGTATCGGTTGATTGATCCATGTTATTCTAAATATTTTTTGCTCATTTTGTTCTTCAACATCATATTTGAACCGGTCCATATTATATTATCAAAGATTTTAAATATGGAACAATCTCTAATAAATCTGCTTCAATAGCCCAATTAATAACATCTTCATTAACAAGTTCTGTTAAATCAAACTTTTTAATAAATTCAATATCCTCTGTCGCTATCAATTCTCTGATATTATCTTTATCTACTGCACACGTAGGGATATTTTGATAATTACCTGACAAGACCCAAAACTTCAAATCACATGGCATAACAATGTTCTTTTTATTCATTACGCCATTCAAAATTGGATTTTGCAACAATGTAATCATTGGATATATATTCTCCAAATAACGATCGATAGTTCCCTTTTGCAATAAAAAACAAAATTTTCCGATTTGATTATAACATAGTGTCTCCATTATTATTTTTGCACTTGGCACAAAAGCAGAAAACTTTTTAATTTTATTCAAATCGCCAAACATGTAAATGCTATCAATAATATGTTGCGACTCCATCACATTCCATTTTTGATTCATCATATTTTGTATCTCTTGATCCCTTCCAAGTTCTAAATAAAGTCGCATCTTGACCAATAACAAATGATTCAGATTAAATCCTTTAAAGGGCGGAAAGAATAATTTGTATTTCAGTAAATAATCAGAATCATAATTATCATCTGTCATCAATTGTGTTGATTGAGTTATCAAATTCAAATGCGTTGTCTCACGGCGGTATCCCGTAATGTTCATCTTTTTAACAGATAAATCGATGTGGTCGTTATCTAATAAAAATTTCGCAACCGCAAATTTGTTGTGAATGTACGAATTCATTGAAAAATAATACACGAAATATTTTTCTAACTTCTTGCCATAGTATTCAACAATTAACCATACGATTTCAACATCCCCCGTTTTAATCGCTGTAATGACATTCGACGACGATACTCCGTAACCTAGCGAAATGATATATCTTATGACTGTGAGCGATTTTGATTGTATTGCATAGTTCAACGTGTGCGAAAAATAATTGTTACCATTTTTAGTATACACCATTTCGTCCGATAAAATAGATGAGAATCCCTTCTCTCTTTTAGACTTTGTAGTATCAAGAACATAATTTTCATGAATATTATGAAATTTCCCTTCTATATACATTACCATTTTCATTGATCCTGATAGTAATGCTGAAAAATATAGTTCAGTATGATAATTAAATGTCATTAACTTGTCCAATTCGTGTAATAAATCAATATTTCCGTTGATTATTGGGTAACTTATCAAATTTTGTGAAACGCGCAGTTCGTTCGTTAGAGCATCGTTGACGAGATGAATTATGACCTCCGAATTGTTTGTTTGGAAAGCGGTTTCTAATATTTTATCGGAAATACTGATTGTTTCGCTGATATCTTTGATGATGGGCATCGATCCGCCAACGACTGCTCTATAAAAGATTTGATCGTTTGGTACCAAATTTCTTTGATTTTTGAGATAAAAATAAATATCATCTTTTGCGAATTCAGCAGCGTACATCAACATATCATTAGAACATAGATCTTGCAAAAAATACTCATGCCAATATCGACCGTTAATAATCATCAATCGCAATGCCGTCTTATCCATCTCTCTGCCGCTGGCTATCAGTTTTGCAAATTCATCCTGATTATTCAAAAGTATCTGTACATATATCTTTTTTTTAAGTTTTTTGAAAAGAAATTTATTGAGAAATGCAATGTTGGATAAATAATCAGTAATAGCAGATAGTGGCCGATATGTCATCTTATTTATCAGCGCATGGATGTTAGGATCGTTTATTGTTTTTTCCAGTATCTGCTTGAATGGGATATCAAATAAATCTTGACCATCAGATGTTCTTTGGTCAAAATTTTTTTCAAAAATAAAATGAATAGTATTGTCTTGTTCGAAGGTGTTATTCATGTGTAATTATATATATGAAATTATGGAAGAATGATATGACGAATAAAAAATTGATAATTTTAGTCAAAGAGCTTAGTTTCTGGATGGAATACCAAAAATGTTAATATTCGTATGCGAAGATATCATGATCACAGTTGCTGAATATTTAGACAACTGGGAAAAAATAAGGTTATCTGCAACGTCGAAATTATTAGATGGGTTGAAACATAAATTTATGTTTCGGAATTATGTTATCTTGACAGAGAAGATAGAACAATTACCTTATTTTGATAATTTTATGAGCATTGGTTTGCCATACGTTCCAAATCATTGTCCTAAATTTGCAGAATATGTTTCTTTTTTTGCAAAAACTAGTGATATTCCATCGTACGTTACACATTTATATTTTGATGATGAATTTAATCAGCCGATCAAAGGTTGCATTCCAAATTCGGTGACTGAGGTAACATTTGGGAATATCTTTGATCAACCTATTGACGGATGCATTCCAAATTCAGTAACCAAACTAGTTTTTGGTGACAGATTTAACAGACACATCAAAGGATATATTCCAAATTCTGTAACCGAATTAGTTTTTGGTTGGTCGTTTGATCGATATATATATATCGATGATTACATTCCACCGTCTGTGATCAAACTAACGCTGGAAAAATGGGACGCATATGTTGAATATATTCCGACAACTATATTTGATTTATCGATAAGGGGCGATATTTTTGGCACCATTCCATTATCAATTACCCATTTAACGTATGATTGTTGGCTTAGATTTACAAAATTTACAATACCTCGATCTGTTACGCATCTTGTCTTTGGCCCAAATTTTAACTACGACGTCAAAAATTGGATCCCTGATTCTGTGACACATTTAACATTTGGTGAGAGATATAACCAAAAGATTAAAAATAGTATCCCTAAATCCGTAACACATCTAACATTTGGTAGATATTTTAGCAGATCTGTCAATCGTGTTCCGTCATCCGTTTTGGTGATCAAATTATCTAAAACGTATAATCATCCGATTAAAGATCACTTGGCATCAAAAATTATTCGGTATTAAATTATCAAAAAAATTTATAATTCAAAACTAAAATGATCGAACGTCTAGATTAAAGATTCTGTCCCACCAACAGTTACAGAACTGGTTTTTTGCGACGTTGATATTATAATTACGATGTAATTACAATATGTACAAAAATTGAAATAAAAATAGATAGGATACCTTTCTTCTTGATTATTTATTAAAAATGGACGATATTGAAGGAATCAAATCATTATTATCGACATCGAACGTTGCGATCATAAAAAAATTATATTTTTATGAGTCAGACAAAACAAAAGAATCGATCATCGTCATTTTGAACGAGATGATTGACAAACAGAGATTCTACAACGACACAAATATGACCGAATGGCTTTTGGATAACATTGAGTTTGATCCAAAAATTTTGAACTGGATGTTTGAATCGTTAATCAAAACAGATAAATACAGTTTACCATCGCAAATAAATAATAGTCCCGCTATAACAAAATTAATAAATTTGGGTGCACATATAACAACCACAGAAACGCACAAAAATTATAAATTAATTCACGATGGTTTGATATTTTTATCGAAAGATGACTTTTTTAATTATGTCTCAAAACATGGATTCGTCGTTAATACACAAAATATCAAGCCGATATTTTACTCAGATGGAAAAATAACTCCCTACGAAGAGGTTCTTATGATTGAGTACCGCACTTTCGTGGATAAAAATATATATGATTACTTATACAATTTATGGATACAACAAACATTACATATTGATGATATTTATGAAGTGCTCCGTATTATCTTTGGACAAAATTATGAAGCGCACGAAAATGTCATAAATAGTTTGATATCAATTGCGCATTCAAATAATGTTTCAAAAGAATTAGCATTTTGCTTGACAAACCATAATATCAACAGAGGAATACCAACATATTTTGAAAAATATGATTTTTTTGGCGAGATAGAATTCTTACAAAAAGTGTCACGAACAATGAGATATCGACGAAGAAGTGATTTTGAAGCAAACGATCCGGAGTTGGACGAATTGCTTGGCGCGATAAGTGCAAATGCTGAGGCAAATCGTTTATACAAAATCATAATAGATAATATTGGTTCATATCGGCCGAGCGAGATAATATATGATGACGAAATTAAAAACGTGATCTCTCTCAAAAATATTGTTGAAAAAAAATAATATATTTGAATATCGATTAAAAAATTGATATTCAAATATCTAAACAACAATTTCAAACATACAAATCATCGAAAATGTGGCCAGTAGATATTGTTTTTAAGATTGGAGAATATATGACTGACAGAGGAAAGATAAGGCTATCGTCAACTTCGAGAGCGACAGATCGATTGAAATATGTGTTCGATTATAATGAAATTGTCGATGTCGCGAAAATTTATCAATTACCATATTTTGATAATTTTAAGCATGTTCGGATATCAAATAAGAAAAATATGTGCCCGAAAAATGTGATTTCAATTCATTTTTGGGCACATACGACCAAGATTCCATATGGAGTCACACATTTATCGTTCTTTGATTACTTTTATGAATCGCTAAAAAAATGCATCCCAACTACAGTGAAATATTTACAATTTATTGAATATTTTAATCAGTCAGTTGATGATTGCATACCTAATTCAGTCGTTAAACTAGTTTTTGGGAATAATTTTCGGAGAAAAATAAATAGTCGATTACCTTCATCAATTACGCATTTAGAATTCGGATATTGTTTTGATCAAAATATTGATCATATTCTACCACAATTTTTAACTCATTTGACGTTTGGATACGGATTCAATCAAAATATAGACTGCTTAGCTAAATTGCCGATCACTCATTTAACATTCGGTCATTGCTTTAATCAAAAAATAGAAAATAGTATTCCATCATCAGTTACTCACTTGACATTTGGTGAACGTTTTAATCAATCAATGAAGAATTCAATACCTCCGTCAGTCACACATATAACATTTGATAAAAAATACGTTATGTTCAATAAAAATCATATTCCATCGACAGTAGTAAGTGTCAAATTTAACGAAGGTATCAAATAAAATGTCAGAATATCGATTAAAAAATTGATATTTAAACATTCAAGCGGCAGTTTCAAATATAAGATTCATTAAAAATGTTGATAATATGCAAAGATCTCATTTTGAAAATTAGTGAACATATGACTGATAAGGAAAAGATAAGGTTATTGTCAACTTCAAGAACCATGGATCAATTAAAATATATTTTCAAATATGATGAAATTATTGACGTTGCGAGAATCTATCAGCTACCATATTTTGATAATTTCAAGCATGTGCGAATATCAAATAAAAAAAGTATGTATCCAAAAAATGCAATTTCGGTTCATTTTTTAGCACATACAACTAAGATCCCATATGGAATTACGCATTTAACATTTGTTGATGATTTTAATATGCCGATAAAAAATTGCATTCCACCAACAGTGAAATATTTGCGATTTGGTGAAAGTTTTGATTGGTCTGTTGACGACTGTATACCTGAGTCAGTGATTGAACTAGTTTTTGGAGCTTGTTTTGATCAAAAAATATGTAACCAATTACCTTTGTCGATTACACATATAACATTCGGAGACTGTTTCAATCAAAATATCGATAATATTTTGCCGCAATATCTAACTCATTTAACATTTGGACATGAATTTAATCAAAATGTAGATTGCTTAGTCAAATTACCTATCACGCATTTAATATTTGGGAGAAACTTTTTTCAAAAAATAAATATTCCAAATACTGTCACGCATTTGACATTGGATAGTTACTCTTTTGGTTGGTCTCTCAAAAAAGATCTCCCTAATTCAGTTACCCATTTAACTTTAGGTAATATTTGTAGTCACATAATGGCGGATGGTATTCCGGGATCAGTTACTCATCTAACTTTCATCGGTGGTTTCAATATGTTTCTTGAAAATTGCATATCATCATCGGTGACACATTTGAAATTCAGCGTAGGTTTCAATCAACATATTAAAAACACTATCCCGACATCAGTAACGCATTTAAAATTTGGATATTTGTTTAACAACCCAATCGAAGGTCATATTCCTCCATCAGTCACGCATTTAAAATTTGGTGAATGTTTTAACCATCCTATAAAAGGTCACATACCACAATCAGTTACACATCTAAAGTTTGGATATTATTTTAATCAATCAATGAAAAATTCCATACCATCTTCAGTTACACATATAATATTCAGCAAAAATTATGATATGTTCAATCCAAAACATATTCCTTCAACAGTAGTAAGTGTTAAATTTGAGGTTCCTAAGGCATAGGAAAATTCCAAAATAATATTATTTAGTTATCAACTGTAACTAAATAATATTACCTATAGCAATGAATCAAGATATATTGCTAGAGATAATTCAAAAATTAAATCATGACGTAAATAACTATGCGCTAATCAATAAATCTTACTATCAAACATGCGAATCGTTTTATTCTGCAAAAATGCGCACAGAATTTAGTACACATACTATTCCCAATTTATCAAATAGACAAATATACTTTATCTTCAACAAAATAAAAGATCTCAAAAAAATAAATGATACAGATTATAATAGCATCACTTTAGAAAAAAAATGTTTCTTCCCATCCATATTATGTAAATTAGTAAATCTTGAAACGTTAGGATTAAATTTCGGTCGCATCAAAAAAATCCCGCCAGATATATCAGCATTAGTAAATTTGCGCACACTAAATTTATCATGTAATCTCATCTCCTCCTTTCCTAATGAAATATTATCACTAACAAAATTAGAAATATTAAATCTAGCACACAATGAAATCAAAGTCGTACCTAATATTGGCAATCTAACAAATCTTAAAATCCTAGATCTCTCGAACAATGACATCCAACATTTTTGCGCCTACGATGAATTAGTGGAGAGATCGGATTTGATTATAAATTTAGAAAAAAATTGAATTATGAAGTGATATGAATCTGTATCTTATTTTAGATTACATTAAAATGGCAAACCAAATTAACTTTGTAGTGATTGGTCAGTCAGATAACCGTGTGCAATTTAGAATTAAAACTTGTACATCGATGCGATGGGTAATCGATTCCTACAAAGATAAATTTGGTCTGATTCAAAATGTAACACTAACAATAGATTCAAACGAAATTACAATTTTTGATACACCAAAAACACTGGCAATGGATAATGAGGATGTTATCTTTGCTTTCGATGCGAAACGAGGAAGCATTGACATCAAAGTTAAACATCAAAACAAAACTGGATTCATGCGCGTATATCCTAAAACGACGATTTCAATATTGATCAATTTATTCATTGACAAATATGATATCAATTTATGCCATAATATGAGATTGAAATTTGGAGATCATGTATGTAAGGATGATGAAACTATGCAAGATTTGGGACTAAAAACAGGAGATACATTACATGATTTTGACTAACATATAATTTATAGATATACATTATATGTTGTACCACTATGTGCCACTAATTGACAAACATGTCATAGAATCAACTAATAAAATAGATGATTTCGTTGCCATGTTCTTCGATAACAAAATTACTCTTATCGATGACGAACAACGGAAAAAACTAAATTTACCTTCAAATTATCTAAATGATCTTCGAATTAAAGTTAGTCAATACGATGAACGAGTTCCGTTATATGACATACGCACAAATCGAATTTATCTAATTCATAAAAATAACATCTTTACAAGGATCTTTCGTAATGACTATCGATTTGCAAGTCAAAATTTCTATGATGATTTAACTAAATTGCAACAGCCAACCGAAAACGACAAAAATAACTTGCGCATCTTATCACTTTATAATATGGATGCACTATATCAAACATACTTGAAAATATTTTATGAAAGCTTCATTCTAGATTCATATATTACCCAGTGCAAGCGACCGAGCTTTCAGTCAAAGATGGACCATATAAAACCATATTATTCGTCTGCAGAATTGTATTATTTAGCATATGATTGGAACTTGACTGACAAAGTAACGTTACAACCTGAAGAAATGCGAGAATTATGCTCCAAAATAGTACCATATGATATCCCAGGAAGAATTTTGTTGGATCATCAAATGTATATATTTGATAATCGGGCAATTGGATTAGTAAAACACTATTCTCTTTTTGGTTCTTATTTTATCAATAATTATCTGCGCACATATCGATGTTGCATGATGGAAGATGCCCCACAACAAGAAGATAGAATCGCAATCAGCAATCCTACGCTCGAAAATCAAATTGAACTGATGATAAAACTGATCAAAAATGCCCCTGCGTTCGATAAATCCTACACTCTCTACCGTTTTATTGATGATGATTTGTACCTGCGACATCTCAAAAAAGGAGACATATACATCGATCCTAGTTTCCTAAGTACCACTCGTGACCCAGTCCATTATCAAGACAATTACTCTTTCGGCTACATATTAATCAAGATTAAAATTCCTGGTAATATCAAGGGAATCGGGTTATGCATAGAAGCTTATTCTAACTTTCCAGAAGAACAAGAAATAATTTTACCGCCATCGTCTCGCTACAAATTAGATGACATCATCGAAAAAACAGAAGATTATCATAATGTGATCAAACTTAACAAGCGTGTGCAAAAAAAATATGAATTTACATTGCTAGATAATAAATACATAGACAGCGATACTATTACGTTAGAAATACCTAACGCAATTATGCCGACTAACGTTAACGTTAATTTTAGACAATTGATAATGAGAGATGATATCGGATACATATCTATCTCTGACCGTCTTAACAACTTTACAAAAAATTATCTCAACGACAACAATCAATTCAATACAACCATCGGTAAAAATGAATTCACGTTTGTGATAGAATCTTACAATTCGACGTCAGTTTACAAGGAATTTTTTTATTATTCAACAGCGACGGGATTAGTTTGTTATTCATCGAACCCGACTTATGGTAATATTAATATTATGATGGAAATAGGCGTTGAAATACATGTTAATTATTATTTTAGATATAGCGTGACAGATTCATCGCAACAATTAAATCTGTCCAATACAGAATGGATAGAATGGTTAAGCTTATTTGCGTATTATATTGGCAGTGAATCTGTGATCATTCATTCAAATTACACGTTGTTTCCTAATAAGTCGACAGATACTATTGAAACAAAACAAAATAAAACGAGATACACATTTTCGGATAATATTTATCAATATTTGAAGCATGGTAAAAAATTTTTTGATGGTAATATTAATGTTAGGGCAAATTTTGATTATGGGCGATTAGATATTTTGGCGGGATCTAATGTTGATGAAGTTGTAAAGCAAGAAGATCGAGATGAGATTTATCAAATTGCACAGGATTCGAACACGTCCAATGTCAAAGATTTGTATATCTACATCATCGAAAATCATCCGCAATTTATAAATTTGATGGAAACAAAGATGGAGATATTGTATTCCTCGATTGAAGTGAATCCATTTTATAATATCAGTTATACGTTGGATGTGAATTCATATTTGTACGAAGCGGGTTTAATAGCACATGTTCCAATGAAGTCAGAATATCAAATTAAGAAGGGATCGTTTAAAAGTCTGGTTGGCAAAAACAAAATACATCAATTCAAGAATAGATTGCGATCTTATTTGATTAAAAAAAAATAGGCTAGCAAAGGTTTTTGAAATTAGAGATAGACTATCGAAACTTTTTAATGATGCGTATAATTAATGTCAATTTCAACATATCGAACATCAAACAAATCCACCCCACTCCGAACATTAACCAAGAAAGATATTGCGCAATATATATTTGATAATGGACTAACACAACATACTACGATAAATAAATACAGTATGAGTGGTAAAGATTTCATCAAAATGATAAGTTCTAACGAGCAGTTCTATTACATAAATTTGGATAATGTTGGCGAACGAAAGATTTATCTTGAAATATCGGACAAAAAATTCAATGGACCAGAAATGATAAATATAGAATACCAAGATGATGCTATTACATTTTTGACACCTACGTATACTATGTCAATCAATGATGACGATGATATCAATATTTTCTTTCGAGATGCATATATCGATAAAATACATTTGCTAAATGCGCAACCTTATAATAGACGAGCAATATTGTATTGTATGTTTAAAATGAGTGTTAGGTATATTATTATTATTTTACAATGGATTCTTGCAAATATATAATATAGCAGTATAATATATATTAGATGTCGATCAAATTTTATCAAGATGTGGATAATGAATTAAAAGTTATTGATAGTGCGGAGTTGCACGAGAAAGAAGTTGGGGATTTTGTTGCTGAAAGGGGATTGCAAAGTGAAATGATGAATAATATATCACGATATTTTGTGCCATGGAAGTTATTCTTGGAATTAGTTAGAGATACGATGGTTGAAGGGCAGCAAGAGATGGATCCTGATTTTATGCAAATTGTTGATACAAATGATCAGTATGTCAACATTTACATGCCAATTAAAGCTATACCGCGCTTGGTGACGGCAAACGATGGGATAATAAATATAGTACCAGATGCACTATTAACACCAGACGAAGAAAAAATTGTTATTGATTTTATCACCAAACCCGTCATCGAGACATTTTCGATAAACAATGATGATACGATGATGATTCATAACGTTTTGTTTGTTTGCGGATTACTTTTGATTATGTATATTATTTATCGTTTGAGTATTTTGAATTGATTTTGATAAGGAATATGAATATTTTTTATCAAAATTTGATGTTCGATAGATTATTGAACATAATGTTGCTGTGAAGAATTGTATTTGCTGAAGAATTACGCGTCATATTCAATTGATCGTTGAAAGTTGGATGCAACGTTGCTGTAAAGAATTGCGCCATATTCGATGAATCGTTGAAAGTTACATGCAATGTTGCCGCAAAGAGTTCCATTTCGCATTTGATGGATCGTTGAAAGTTACATGCAATATTGCTACAAAGAATTACGTTTGCTGAAGAATTACATATCATATTCAATAGATCGTCGAACGTTGAACGCAATGTTGCTGCAAAGAATTATATTTGCTGGAGAATTGCATGTCATATTCAATAGATCACCGAAAGTTGAATGCAATGTTGCTGTGAAGAATTATGTTTGCTGGAGAATTGCATGTCATATTCAATAGATCATTGAAAGTCTAACGCAAAGAACTATGTTTGTTGGAGAATTGCATGCCATATTCAATAGATCGCCGAAAGTTGAGTGCAATGTCACTGCAAAGAATTATAATTGCAAAAGAATTGCATGTCATATTTAATAGATTATTGAAAGTTGAATGCAATATTGCTGCAACGAATTATGTTTGTGGTGGAATTGCGCGTAATATTCGACGGATTGTTGAAAGTTAAACGCAACGTTGCCGCAAAGAATTATGTTTGCTGGAGGTTTGCATATCATATTCAATAGATCATTGAAAGTCGAATGCAACGCATCGTGTTGCTAAAAAATTGCACGTCACATTCATTGGATCGTTGAAAGTTGAACGCAACTTGTTGTAAATTCTTATAATTTCTTGAAGGACATACACTTTGGGTAAACCCGACGTCACCAAACACCCTCAAAATTCAGTCAATGTCAATCTCTACAAATCTCTTAACAGTATTTTGGGTCGATAAATATCGTCGCGTTCAAAGTTTCGCCAATATGGATCTTTATAAAACTCTCCCAAAAAACAATCGTTCGAACGGACAAACGTTAGTATATTAATGTCACGCCAAAGCAAATCTCTCGAGAGGCATTTGGATAAGCCAATAATCAGCAACCTTGAGTCCTATCTATGCTAACCTTTAAAATTTCTTGACAAACAAAACCTTGCCAACGCAAACCTTTACAAATCTCTATGTCATGTGGTATAGATCAATATTATCACATTCAATCTTCCGTCGACGCAAATCTTAACAAATCCTAAACAGTATTGATTTTGACTAATATTCGCATATTCATTGTCTTGTCAATGTGAATTTCTTTTGAGACAATATTTTGAGCACACCAATGTTGATATATTTAGAATCTTATCAACGCAAATCTCATTGATGTAAATCCATAAATTATTTTAATCAAATAATTGTTGATTATTTGATTAAAAAATTGAAATAATAATTGTTATCGCGAGCGTGACCTACATATATAGGATTAGCTAAATGCCAAAGAAACAAATGAATAAGAAAAGCAAGAAAATATATGAATCGAGTTTGTCAGAATCAAACGAACATGTTAGTCGATCTGATAGCGAGGATGTCGCAGAAACGTCAGAGGATTATTACCAATCGGAATGCTATACAGAAACAATCGATGATGATAGTCAATCAAAATGCGATACAGAAATGTCTGAGAGCGCAAGTCAACCAGAATACAGAACAGAAACCTCCGAGGATACGAATCAATCAGAATGCGAAACAGAAACGTCCGAGGATGCGAGCCAAAATTTTGATGATGATGAAAATATCTTCTTAGAAAAAAAGAGAAAACATATTCTTGTTGAATCAAAAAAACAACAATTACAAAAAGTCGTTAAAATTGATATGAAAAAGGATGGCAAGGATATCCGTGAAATATGCTTTAGGGACATAAATGAACACTATAGTCTCGGAAAATATAATAAATTTACGGTAACTATTATGAAAAAAAACGGTTACATTAATGCTACAAAATTATGTCAAGAAATCGGCAGGGAACTGGGATCAACAAAAGAATTAAAAAAATGGTTTCAAAATAAAAATTCTAAAAAAATAGTAAAATCAGTCTCATCATATACTTGTATTGATATCAAAAATTTATCTTTTATCATAAATTCAGGTGGCAATGAAACTAGAGGTACATATGTGCATAATCTTTTGATCACACACATAGCTTCATGGGCATCACCTGAATTTGCAGTTGAAATATCCCAAATAGTCAACGAATATTTTTCAACCAAAGAAAGAGAAAAAAATGATTCATTGTTGAGAGGGAAAAATGATAGAATTATCAAATTATCATCAGATATGAATGAATTACTCAAAATAAATAAAGAACAAGATAAAAAAATGGAAAAAGGGAACATTAAATTAAATAAACTGCTCAAATTAAATAAGAAACAAGATAAGGAATTATGTGAATTGCGCATAATAGCAGATCATTCTCGACAAAATGTAGATATCCTTGTTGATGAATTAGATGTAAAATGCCGCCATGTTGTTGTTCGAACAGAAAATCAAAAAGATGATAATATATTAATTATTATGAAAAAAAATGAACAACCTAAGAGAAAAACAGAGTACGTGTACTATGATTATTATGTTGCACGGACAAACAAAGAAAACAGAAATATTGCGATAGTAAAACAACAAAAAATATTTAAAAAATTAACAATTGTTATGGAAATTAAATACGTTCCAAACTCGATAGTGTTGTGGAAAAATATACGTAACGAAATCGCAAATAGAAAAAACAAAAAAATTATTGCTAATGGAAACGATTTTAATCTATCTGGCGATTATACTGAACAAAAATTGATAAAAGATATCAAAAATATATTTGATAAACGTCTGAATCACATTATGGTTGATTAATGCAACATATCATTTCATAATATAATTATATTTATAAAATGATACCAAAAATAATAATTCTCGGCACAGAATATTACCGCAAAAACAATATTATTATTATTAAATTGATCTTACTTTTTAATAATACTATTACATAATCGATTTAATCAATACAGAACCTGTATTCATATATCCTAGCTATTTTATCAGATATGATCGTCATTGGGAGTGCCGTTTCGGTTTTTTGATATTATTTTTCAACATTAATAAAGATATCATTCTGGATCGAAACAGTTCCCGACAGTGACCATATATAACCGGAGTATTCCTTTTCTTGTGCACAACTGACAAATTTTCCTTGATATGTACCCGGTGTATAGCCGGATCATTTTCCATGTGTATGGCCCGACCATTTTTTCCCCGACGAGCTGGGCTATTTTTGCCTGACATTATGGCCCGACCATTTTTTCCCCGACGTATATAGCCATTTTTTGCAGCACATAAATCTAACTGGCATCAGGAATATTTAGTTCTCATTATTTTATGTTATATCTAATAGTGATGCAAATACAGTGGTCTACAATTGTGATGTTGCGACTAATAATAATATATTCAAAAAGGAAATAACACCTTGAACGAACCAATGTTTGCGTACGCAATATTCTGAATTTGTTTTATGGATCATAATCATTTCTTGTTTGGCATAATTTTATCAATTTTATGGGTGATAAAAATGGGTGGGGAGGGACATCGTCTCCCATCGTAATAATTAATTTATAAAGAAACATCATAAATATGTCGTCAAAGTGTTGCCATTCACACGAGAAAAAACAGTTAAATATTTGCACCATATCTGCGCCACCAAACGGCACTCCTCTTGCAACCGTTTGCGATCAAATCATCCCTACCGGTTTGGTAGTCAGATCTGATATAAATAAAAACTTGGTCGCCGCTCTTGCGAGTGACATTCCTGATCTTGGAGCAGGAAGTAGATTGACTTTTGATAAAAATAGAGGCGCATTTCGTGCTGGCGAAGTTGTTGATAATGAATGGGATAATGCAAACGTTGGTAATAATTCTGCTGCATTTGGTTTTAGCAACACCGCATTAGGATTTGCATCCTTTGCTGAAGGTATCTCCACAGTCGCCACAGATGATGCTGCACACGCTGAAGGAATAAACACTGAATCATCAGGAGCTGGATCTCACGCTGAAGGAATTTTCACATTTGCCACAGACGACGCATCACATTCAGAAGGTATCTTTACCTTTTCTATTGATCCAGCTACTCACACTGAAGGTATCTTTACCTTTGCATTGGAACCAGCTACTCACACTGAAGGTATTTTTACTGCTGCGGATGCGCCAATCTCTCACGCTGAAGGTTTATTCACCCAAACCAACGATGTCGGAACTCACATCATGGGATCTTTTGGTAGCTCAAGATTGGATCCATTTTCATGGCAATTAGCAGGAGGTACAACTCCAACTGGCACTCCAGGAGAAGGAATTAGCGCTATCATTCGAACTACTCTCTTCGGTACACCACAACCATCTGGCGAAATGATTACTAACGTTTTCACGACAGGTAATGCAGATTATGCTGAATATTTTGAATGGAATGATGGAAATCCTAATAATGAAGATAGAGTTGGTTATTTTGTCGAATTAGTTAACGGCAACAAAATTCAATATGCAACATCACAAGACAAAGTAATTGGGATTACTTCCCGTACTGCATGTGTCAACGCAGATGCAGCTGAATTAGGAGATCCTAACCTCATCGAACGAGATCCATTTGGACGTCCAATTACTCAATCAAGCTTCACTGTCGGCGCAAACGCAGTATTAGCTCAATATGGTACTACGTTAACTGAAACGTTCACCGACAAAAACGAAATGATCAATGCTGCTACAAATAAAGCAATTGAAGACTTACTGTCTAAATTATCCTCTGCCAAGCCTCAAGTTGCCAAGCCTCAAGTTGCCAAACCTCAAGCAATTGTTAAACCACAAGCTGCTGTCAAATCACAAATTGTAAAAAATAAAAATTTAATCCAACAAAAGCCTCTCAATTTAGGCGGTGTGTTGTCAAGCTTACCAGTGGGTAGCATCTTATCAAGCTTACCAGTTGCAAATTTGATTGCGCAATTAGGACTATTGCCAGCCAACTCCATCCAAGATTTATCATCAAAATTGAAAGCTGCACATGTCGATCCACTAACATTAGTCGTATCGCAATTAAAACAAATATTAGCAGCTGCAAAAATAAATCCTGCCAACTTACCATTAACAGATTTGTTATCATTGTTAAACGCAAAACAAGTTAAAGCATCAAATGTCAAAGCTGTTAATTTAAACAATTATTTGGGAAATTTGCCAGTTTCTGATTTGGTAAACAGATTAGGCGCAATAATTCCAACTGAAGTACCATTGATCAATCAATTGCCAATTGTGTATCCATCAACACCTGTATCAGTTCATGATTTGGCTCAACAATCAGGAATACCTTTAGCTCAATTGTTATTTTTATTGAACTTGCCTCTTGCTCTTGTATTGGGCTTGACCGGCGAACAAATTGCTAATTTAGCTCTCAATACATACATTGGTGACATAACTGTTGCTGAATTAGCTAACAAAATCAATATGCCAATTGCTAACTTAGTAGATACTTTAATAGATACTCATCTACCAATCCCTGATTTAGCTGGAACATTAGGTTTAACTGTCGAACAATTAGGAAATTTACCAGTAGCCGATTTACTTAACTTAGGAAACGTCCCTGTCGTCAATCTATCTAGAGGATTGAACTTACCAGTCGTGGATATAATTCCTAAATTAAATTTGACAAACATATCAATTGATAATTTAGCATCAAGATTACAAGTAACTCTTACAAATATGTTAACTGGTTTGGCAAATTTACCAGTATCTAACCTTGCAAATTTAGCTAATTTACCCGCATCTACTTTGTTAGAAAGCTTACTTGCCCCTACTTTAGGAGCAAAAGGATTATTGGGTAATTCACCGGTGTCTGGTTTGTTAGGTAACTTACCTGTATCTAATTTGCTAGGAGGTTCACCAACAGCAGGATTGTTGGGTAATTTACCTGTATCTGGTTTGTTAGCAGCTTTACCTGTATCTGGTATTCCTGTTTCTGAATTACCTGTAGCAGGATTGTTAGGAAATTCTCCTGTAGCTGGTTTAGTAGGAAATTTGGCAGCGTCTGGATTAATTAAAGATCTATCTGTTGCGGATGTGCTAGGTAATTTGCCAACTGGAGACTTGCCAGTTAACAATGTAGCAGGTAACTTGCCTACTTTGCCGATCAACAATTTAGTATCTAAATTAAACTTACCACTCAACAAATCAAAATCTATCAATCAAAATGACTTAAAATTACCAACTCAAAGCATTGAAGCAATTTTAGTGCAATATGGAATCAAGAAGCAAGACATAGTTCCTCATTCAAATGATAGTATTGTTCAGACCTTTACAAACACATTAAAAGGAAAATTAGAAGGTGTACAAGCAGTCAACGTTGTTGTACCAGCTCATAGACATCGTCCACGCGGATCTGAACCATATGTACCTCGATCACAAGATCCAAAATGGATCCCGGTCGGGTTACTTGGAAAAATTTATGTACGTGATGATGGAAATTGTGTTGTTGGCGGATTATGTCAAAGTAATTCTGCTGGAATTGCAATTCCAGCGGACAATACATCAATCACTGGCGTCAAGTATAGAATTCTCGAGCGCAGTTCTTCTGACCCATTCGTAATCAGAGTATTATTCCAACACGTTTTCGTCCAATTACAAAATCTCGATTAAAATAGTTCTACAAGATATCGAATTCTCTAGCGAAATTCGTATCCTTCTAAATAAAATTATATTTTCGAAAATATAATTCCAACACGTTTTCGTCCAATTACAAAATCTCGATTAAAATAGTTCTACAAGATATCGAATTCTCCAGCGAAATTCGTATCCTTCTAAATAAAAATATATTTTCGAAAATATATTTTTATTTGATTAAATATTTTTCGAGCATCTTGTAAGCACTCTTGCTATGTCCTACGTCGTCCATTAACTCTTCGATGTTCTTGCCATTGTTTTCTAACAATACATCCTTTCCTCCTGGATGACTCAATGCAAATTCGGTAAGATTGTATTTTTTACATTTGTATGTGACGATTATTTCATCATCTGATGCTCGTGGCGATGGCTGTCGCATTTCGTTAACTATTGTATCTGGTGATTTAGAGGTGACTACTAGATATATTAGGGCACCTATAAATAAAATTGAGAAGTACGATAACATTTATTGTAACATTATAAATTTTTTATACGTCAGACTAGTTTGATCTGTTATTTTTTATGTAGAAATTTGATCCCAGCAGGATATCGTTTGTCTTCTACGAAATGATTTTCTTTTTCTCTAGGTTTGATATTAAATTTAGCTTCGATAAGATCTTCTAATTTCCTCCAAAAGTTATAATTTTCGAGCGTTTCGTTGACAAATGGAGTTATTGGACAGTAGTGGGTAATATGTGGATGTGTATGATGTAGATGATGCTCTTCGGCTGATTGAAAGACATTTATGTTTTGCAGAAAAGTTGCCCATTCTGGTCTTTCCGCATCGGACATATGTGCATATTTATGAACAACATCATTCAATGAAATTGTCAAAAACATTGTAACGGTAAATGATGAAAATTCTATGTAATAAAAAACAGGTGCCATCCATAGTAATGTCCATTTAGCCGAACTTACAAATAAATCATAATCACAAAAGGTAGTGACATATTGCGGTCGAATATGATGTAATCTACTGCTCCAAATGAATATTCCTCCTAATACTGGCGTATGTGGATCAAAATATGTATCTTTAATCCAATGGTAAACTCCGATTATGAAGTCAGCAATTATGTGGCCAAAAAATATTTCAAATAGGTAGCCTAAAATTGTACTTATCATGTTTTCTTCCAATGTGATTAATCAATATTTTAAAATTCATTGTGAGTGGTTTGATTAATTTATTTATAATAAATTAATCAAATTATTTTGCTATTGTGTGTCTGTAAGTACAACTTGGATTTTTACATTTGTCTCCATATCTGCACCACGGCACGTGAACTTTGACGCACGATTCATCATCACATCTGCAGATTACCTTTTCGTGATGTCTAAATTTGCATGAACCGTTGTATCCGCGACAACTGACATCGTATTTACACCATGGCATGTGTTTCTGGATGCATTTCTCATCTTTACACTTGCAAAGTTGTGCATTCTCGTTAGGTGCAACAATTTTTTCCGTGGGGACTTTTATCGAAACTGTTTCTACTGGTTTCTGATTAACGGGAAATACAACTGTTTCTACTGGTTTCTGAATAGGTACATTTGTCGACGAATTTCGAATAGGTACAAGTGGAGTTTCATGTTTGAGATCATCCGCCAAAATCGTTCGCTGAGGAACGGGCGCGTACATTGGCGGAGATGGTGTTCTTGGTACTAAAAATGGATTTTGCGGTGATGCAAAAAATGGATTGTTAGGTGCTGCAACTGGAACTGACAAGAATGGATTGTTAGATATCGATGGAACAGCTGATAAGAAAGGATTTGTGGAAATATTATCACCAGGAAAATCAATCTTTCGTTCAACTGGATGAAACAGATGACATCCTTTAAATAAACAATCCCACCCTCTCATACAACGTTCTCTTCCATCTGCATGAATTTTAAAACATTTGTCTTCAGCGCACTGCAGATTCTTACATATTTGTTGTCGTGTTGGTGGATGAATTGATGTGCAATAATAGTTTTGACACGTTTCTAAACAATGATTGATCAATGTACCCTTTGTAATAATTTCAATGAGGATCATGAGGAGATTTTCAAACTTTTCTTGAACAATGATGCCGTCTTCCCAAACACAATTGATTTTGTTATTAAAGTAAGTGACCTGAACAACTTTGTTATCGAACTTTATGTTACACCCATGTGATTCGACCGTATACGTAATACGGGATTTGGCCGGAACATCATTTTGGCTGAGAAAGTCGCTTATTGCCAAAATTTCTTCCTGGGGCACAATTTTAGGATTCATATGGGTGTTTGTGACTAAAACAGATTGATGGGCCATCCTGAGAATCTAATTTTCACTTTTTTTATCTTATTATTGTGATTTTATTAATAATGCGTAGAATGGATTGATATTGGCACGTTCAAAGTCTCATCGATACAAATTTATTGATATCGTGTTGAATGGACCAACATTGGCACCTTCAAAATATCGTCAATGCAAATTTCTTGATGTCACTTTGAACAGACTAATATCGGTACATTCAAAGTTTCTGGCGAGAGAATTGCTCGTTCGATATTACTAACAAAAATTTGCCAGAAGATTTGACCGCTCAATATTGCTGGCAAGAGAATTGCCGGGAGCTTTGAATGCATCAATATTTGATCGTTCAAAGTTTCTGGCAATTCTCTTGCCGAGAGATTTGAATGCATCAATGTTTGATCGTTCAATGTTACTGGCAAGAGAATTGCCGAGAGATTTGAATGCACCAATATTTGATTGTTCAATGTTACTGGCAAGAGAATTGCCGAGAGATTTGAACGTGCCAATATTTGATTATTCAATGTTACTGGCAAGAGAATTGCCGATAGCTTTGAACGTGCTATTATTTGATTATTCAATGTTACTGGCAAGAGAATTGCCGAGAGATTTGAATGCACCAATATTTGATTGTTCAATGTTACTGGCAAGAGAATTGCCGAGAGATTTGAACGTGCCAATATTTGATTATTCAATGTTACTGGCAAGAGAATTGCCGAGAGATTTGAACGTGCTATTATTGATTATTCAATGTTACTGGCAAGAGAATTGCCGAGAGCTTTGAACGTGCTATTATTTGATTATTCAATGTTACTGGCAAGAAAATTGCCGAGAGATTCGAATGCACTAATATTTGATTGTTCAATGTTACTGGCAAGAGAATTGCCGAGAGATTTGAACGTGCTAATATTGATTATTCAATGTTACTGGCAAGAGAATTGCCGAGAGATTTAAACGTGCTATTATTTGATTATTCAATGTTACTGGCAAGAGAATTGCCGAGAGATTTGAATGCACCAATATTTGATCGTTCAAAGTTTCTGGCAAGAGAATTGCCGAGAGATTTGAACGTGCTAATATTTGATTATTCAATGTTACTGGCAAGAGAATTGCCGCGAGATTTGGATCCACCAATATTTGATCGTTCAAAGTTTCTGGCAAGAGATTTGAACGTGTAAGTGTTCGATCATTTGATGTCTTGTCGATGTAAATTTCTTGGTAGCACGTGAGTAGATAAATATTGGTACATCCAATATCTTATTTATGCAAATATCGATCATTTAACATATTTAATGCGTTCAAACATTTGCTTTTGAAATAATGAGTTCAAAATATATAATTATTATGGTGGGTAAAGTCTGTTGATAAATATATTTTTTTGTATATTACTTATATAATGTCCCATCACCATAACGATGATCACAACCATGGCAGAAAATGCTGTGACAAGTGCGAAAAAAAGAAATGCTGCGATCCCTGTCCAAAGAAATGCTGTGATCCGTGTCCAAAGAAATGCTGTAAAGAAGTTCCATTAAAATGCTGTAACGTTCCTATCATATGTTGCGAACCATGCTGCGACCCAAAACCATGTTGCAACCCATGTGCTAAACCATGTTGCGAACCACCGCGCGTCGAATACGTCATCGTTGAATGTTGTAAAAAGAAACGCAAATGTAAATGTGGTTGCAGAAGACATTAAAGTATTATGATTCATATGAATATATAAATCATAATATTCAAAAAAAATTGATATTTGCACTACAAAATAGGTATTTATATTACTCAATTATCAACTAATGGCCGAAACATTACTATTCGATGACTATTATCATCAAAAATTTACATCAAAATTCGAAGATGCGACAGTTATTATCAAGGAACTTGCCAATGATAAGGAAACAATACAATTATTTGGTCGTACCAATACGATAATACAATTTTTGTCAAAAAAAGATCGAAACAAACTCCTTGAAATGTTATTAGCTAACGGTAAAATATCAGAATTTGAATATCTAAGCCATATAAATTTGATCGATTTATGTACCGCAAAAAAATATTTGCAACTACTTCAGGATCCATTACTATCGGGAATCATAAAACAATTGCATAATATTCAAAATTTGAAGTTGTTAAATGTATATATCAACGCATTTAACGAAGGGATAAGTGTTTTTGCCACGACAATCAAAAGAAACCACAACAGGATATTTTATAATGTATTAAATGTCGCGTATCTTAACGGAGACATTGAGATGATCGAAAATTTATCGAACGACGATAACAGCAAACGAATCATAGAATTGTATGATCATTTCATTTCATCATTTAAATGGGATATGACTGCAATAAATTTCATATGTAAACAAGAAAATGTGACATTTAGATACTTTACTCAAAAAGAAAGAAATCCATACAAATTATGCTTGCAAAACTATGCAATTTGGCGAACAAGCATTCAACATACATAATTATAAACTAGAAGATCATCCTCTTTTTATTTCTGTCACAAAAGGAAATTATCAATTGGTAAATTTGTTAACACAAAAATGCGATGGGGTAGATAACGAATATTGTGACAACACTATTGTTAAAACGGTTCATGTTATGATACATAATTTTGTAAGAAAGCTTTCGGATGAAGACAAAAAAATATATGGATTTTTAATTAAAAAAGTCAGCCAACGCACGTTATTTTATCCAATATTACACAAAATAATAAAGAAAGGCAAGATAAATATTGGCGAATATTATACAGTGCACGAAATGATGAAATATATGAATTCAGAGATGTTGTCCTTCATAATTAGCGCCAATAATAACCATCTATACGATCAATTCCATCATCATTATCTGATGACTGCCCCTAATTCAGATCTTCGACTACCATCCGATCATCGGATCGTCGGATTATGTAGTCAAAATGGTAACCTAGATTTGATCAAAAAGATAGTACAACAAAAAATATGTTTTAATATCACCGCATCTAACAATCGTGCTTTCAAAATTGCGTATTTATCCTTCAGACGCAACATAACAGCATATTATTTATCTCTTCCTGCTATCAATCCATATGTAAAAAATATGATCAGATTACTATCTTGCAATATGGCCGAAGAAAATAAGACTCCGTTACCAAAAGAATTGATAATCATAATCTACTCCATTTTAGTAGATGAGCTAATTAAAAAACTTTTATCCTGATCTATATAATTTATGGAGATCAGGATCTACAATTTATTTAGTTCATCTAAAATTTGCCGAAAATTAGCAATCATCAGTTGAATAGCTAATTCTTTTTCACAATCGTCGATTCTCAATGTCATCCTTTCCCACAAAGCTATTTTTGTAGAAATCATATTCTTCATTTCGTTTACAGCCTGTTTTTGAACAGGTTCTTCTTTCGCGATCTTCGCAATTTGAACAGGTTCTTCTTTTGCAATTTGAACAGGTTCTTCTTTTGCAATTTGAACTGGTTCTTCTTTCGCAATTTGAACTGTTTCCTCCTTAAACGGATGATGTCTTTTCTTTTTTGGTACAGTAGGTCGTTTCTTCTTTGTCGCAAAAGGTTGTTTTTTTTCGAGCATGGGGATCTGTTCACTTCCCAATACAACTTGGTTTTTGGATTCTGCCATAGATTTGAAACTTTTAAAATCTTCAAACGTTTGGGGATTTATATCTGTTATTCCCAAATCACTCATCTGTGCCAATGTGTCCAAATCCGAATCAGATGGAATCATTTTTTTTGAATCATTCGTCTGTACCAATATGTCCAAATTCGACGGAGGGATTTTTTTAAAATCTTCAAACGTTTGAAGAGTTATATCTGTTCTACCCGAGCCAACCATCCTCATTAACGCATCTAAATCTACTGGAGTCACCTTTTTCATCCCCATATCCACCAATCGTTGATACATTTCAACGCTCTTGGTATCGGTTCGAACTTGTTTAGATCCTTGAAAAGACATGTTTGTTATCCCAATTATTTAAAAGGATTATCCTAAATAATATTATTTCAATTTTTTTATCAAAATGCGCCAGGTTCTGATACATTTTGATATGAATTAATTTTCATCTTCGTCTTCGGATCTACCCCAATCCATATTTTTAGCTCTAACCCACATCTCGTCGGGTTCAAGTTTTGGAGGAGAAATATCTTTTGGAGGTCCAGCACATAAATTTATAGCATCTGTGAGCGACAATGTTGAGTTACCTTTGCAAACAAATAAATCACAATTGGGGCAATGTGTTTGTGGCGTAAGTAAACTATGATCAACTTTGCAGTCGTCTTCGTCTTCATCATTAAGAGCGCCACGAATTAACTCAAGACTCCTAGCACGAATATCTAACAAAATTCCATCGGTTGCCTTAAATTCGTCGAGTTCCTTTTCAAGTTCTATCAAGCTGTTATTAAAACTGGAGAACGTTGCGTCGTCGTCATTCAATACAATCTTTCCTTGTTTTTTAACGGGCATATCGAATTTTTCAGAAACTCCGAAATTTTCAGGATGTATTTTATCCATCATCGATTCAGATTGCGAATGATGAACGTCAGGAAAAAGAACATAATTATCAGAGACATCTGGTTGATCGTCAGTGTCAAAATGAGGTTGTTGTTTGCGTTGATGATAAAACGGACAAGTCCATTTGGTACAAAATCCTTTTCTTATAATTTCGCCTGTTTTTTCATTTGTTACGTCTTTGAGTTCCCACTTGCACTGAGTGCGTGACTTTTCAGCAAAAGTTAAATGTGGAGGCACCATCTTTTTCGGTTTTTCGTGTTGCCATGTACAATCGTCCCTCGTGCATCCTTTTGGATATTTTGGATCATTTTCATATTTGCACATCTTGGTCGCTGCCCGTTTTTTCAATCCTTCTAGAAAATGAATCTGAGCATTCAATTTATCGATTGATGCGTTCATTCTCGGTTGTTTATGTTGCCATGGACAATTATCCCGTGCGCATCCTCCTGGAGTGTTTTCATATCTACACATTGATTTTTCGGCCTGTTCTTTCAATAATTCTAGGTCACGAATGTCACCGTGCAATTTATCGATTTGCTCATGAGAAGAATATTGGTGTTCTTGTTTGGGCTCTGCATACAACGCACTTTCATCAAGGTCACGTAGGTCGCCAAATCTTCCTTTAAAATGATACATAGCTGTATGCAGAGTTATTGCACATAGAACATATATAGAACTGCCTGTAAGTCATTTTTTCATTTTTTTTTTAATAAAATATTTATCTAAAAAAGAACATTTCTATTGCAACGCAATCATTTTTAGTCGTAAAAATTTAATAAGCGATTCTTTCGTAGCATGATCCTCTGCATTTGGATCACCTAACGATTTTTCTAACGAATCAATGTTGTCCTGCATCAGTTTCCTCAATTTTTCTTTTTCAGAAAGAGGTTCCACTGGTTTCCGAGCAACAACTTTTTCAACTTGTTTCTGAGCAACAACTTTTTCAACTTGTTTTTGCGGGACATAGTTTTCAACTTGTTTCTGAGCAACAACTTTTTCAACTTGTTTCTGTGGAGCAGCTTTTTTAGGGCCGGATGCTTCCTTTTGTTTGTTTTGTTGCATCAACTTAAATTCTTGGAACGCATCGTATCTGATTTTGAATTCTTTAAAGCCCTCCACAGTGATGGGAGTGTTTCCTGCCATCTTTGCATAATTCGTGAACAAGTCAAAATCAGATTGATCAATTCCTAAAGATTTCATCTTCAAAAATAGTTCGAAATCTTCCTTTTCGTTATCTTGCGTAATTTTTGCAGGTCGATGATTTTGTTTTGCAACAAAAGGTTTTTTGTTCTGTGGTTTTGGTACGTTTGCTGTAGACATTTGGTTGTTGATGATTAGATTAATAATGGAATGCCCTGTAAAAAAAAATTTCAATTTTTTATGAAATTAAATTTATTAAATTTAGTTCCATGAATCTATTTTGTCGCAAATGTTAGCATAACTTTTTCAAACGATTCTATTTCTCTCAAACAAGATTTTTGAATTTCAAGGGGATCTGATTCTGTCAATGACAAAGCTCCCAAATCATCCTTAAATTTCTTCAAGATGTCCATAAAAGCATTTTCCGATTGAAGGACTGTCGCAGTACGTTTAGGATGCTCAAAAGGACATCCTTTTTTGGTGCATCCTCCTTCCTTAGAATCATAATTACAGATTATACGTTTAGGATGCTCAAAAGAACATCCTTTTTTGGTGCAACCTCCTTCCTTAGAATTATAATTGCAGATTCCACGTTTAGGGTGCTCAAAGGGACATTCTTCTTTGGTGCAACCTCCTTTAAGATGAAATTTACAGATGGTATTTTTGGTCTTTTTGTCGTCCTTAGCAGGATGTCCAAAAGTACAACCCTTTCTGGTACATCCTCCTTCCAAATTGTGAAACTTGCAAATTGGGGTCTTTGGGGGTTTTGTGCCGTTGTCTGGCGTTTTGATTGAAATTCCCGCATCTTCCAATTCTTTTTCTAATTCGTGTTTTCTTGTCAACAGCGCTGCACGAACACGTTGCAAATCAATGGGACAATCCAATGGACCAGGAGCTATCTTTTTAGATTGTGATGTCTGCTTATTCATGGGATGTATTAATACTACTAATACTGATGTAACTGCCTGAAAACTATTTTTTCAATTTTTTTTGTTGAAAATTGCCATTTTTTATCGTTCGTAAGTATAATTAGGTATGATGAAAAGACAACAATATCCAATACTAGATCAAAATCCAGAAAAAGTGATACCTGATACAATATCCGAAAACTTTTTTACAGAACTTAAAAGTGGAGATATTAACAAAATAAGATCATTTGTTATTGAACACAAAAATAGGTTAAATTTGATCGAAGGTGGTACTCGAAAGACCCCGTTTCATGTTGTGCTTGAATTGAATGACAAAATAGCCAATGACGCCGCAAAGTTAGAATTAATTAGGTATTTAGATTCAATGGGGGCACCATATGATCTACCAGATGCAAGTAATGTTTGGCCTATCCATTTAGCAGCACAATTACAAAATGAAGATATTATTAAGTTCTTTGTTGATAAAAAAACTGTTATGGTAAGGAAAGATAGTTCAAATAATACCCCATTGCATTATGCCATCAGTGGAAGCCGAGTTGAATGTCCCAACGACGTCAAACCCGGAGATCTAGTTCCATCGCAAAAAATAGATGATAGACTGCTCTCTGAAGCATTAATAGAAGCCGAAAGTGAAATTATGAAGATACTTAACACTGATCCTAATACTAAAAATGATCTTGTCCATTTGATCAATACCATTGACAAGGTTGCTGATATGTATGAAAACAGTTCTACTGAGCGAGATTTAGAGGATAAAATAACGAAGATTTTTACGGACGTGGCTGAGGATCCAAATTATACTGGTGATTTGAAAGAACAACAAAATGGATTAGAGTTAATAATTGATAACATGACAGATGACGTTAAAAAGGATTTATTAAGAACTGCAACCAATCCGATTACGTTTAGATCAAATAATACGGGATGGGGACCAGGATTAACTGCATACGAAAAAATTATGCCTAACGAAACTGATCAATCTATTCAAAAAATAGGCGAAAATTTGAAAAAGAAGGAAGCAGAGATTCTGGATCCTACAGATAGTAGCATCAATAAGATGATGATCGACATCGCCGCTGATTTGAATAATCTTAAAACGGAACAGATTAAAATGACGTTTGAAGATGGAAAAGATATATTGTACAGCAAAATATTATCGTTGTTAATCGCAAATAAGGAGTTCACGGAAAATCCATGTACTGTTATGGTAGATACGATTATGAGTAAGATGAAGTTCATGTCAGCAGAGGCATACAATATATACACACAACGGAGACAATATAATCCTGCGCAAAATATGATGAATCAACCCGGATTAGCTGGAATACCGGATAAAATTAAAGCAGATAATGTTGATGATGCATATTTATTATTTAAAGATCCGGTTCTGATAAATAAATTTTTAAAAAAAAGTTACCGACCAATACTTTTTGAATATCTACAAAAGACCATAGAAGAGATAGATATATTGAACGGTAACTTAACACTGACAAATTTTTTGAACAATAACATGACAGCGATGATAACTTATGACATTCCGGGAAATCTAAGTGCCCCTATTCGGCCGTCTGATATACAAGGATTAACCAATACTGAATTCAGGAATATATTTGCACGTTATCCTTATTTGCAAATGTTTCGGAAGGAATTCGTAAGTGCAGGCGGAAATGACGACCTTTTTTTTAGTAGATCGATTATTGATTATGGTTTATCAAAAAAACCAATAAATAGGGATATGACAAGCGCAGGTAGCCCCAACGCGAATAAATGGTTCGCTATATTCAATCCGCCAGCTGGAACTGCCAATAATCCAGTCTTGGCACAGGGATATCCCTTGTTTTTATCAGGCGTTCCAGAGTCAGCAATATCTGGATACATTATTAGTCCGTTAAGAAAACGTCTGACATATATAGATATCTTCCGTATTTTTGATGCCATCCGCCAAGTTGCGAATAACATAAATCATGACGGTTTTTATAGTATGTTTACATACATCACAGCTTTCGATCGTCCGTTCAAGGATTTATGGAAGCACGTTGACGAAGTATTCACTGAAAGTTTTAGAAAAGAGTTTCCACTGTTGATCGTCACTATGAAAATTTTTTACAAATTCTTTGAAAATAATATCGAAGTCATGATAGCATCATTATGTCAACAAATTTCTCAAAATCTTCGGAAATATCGAAACAGAAAAGCAATAAATCAATCTATTAAAAAAATATTTGGATATACCCGCGACAATAAAAAACGATTACCTAAGATAGACAATTCTCTTCTTTACAGTTTGATAATACCTGATGGATTAGATATGATGAATCCAAATAATATCGACCTGCTTCAAAAATATGAAACGGTAAAATGGGATATTAATAATCCTCTTGTTTCATGGTTTAAAACTTTTATAGAACAAGGAAACGTCGATCCATCCGTTATTAATAATGTACATGCCCGATTATTAAAAATATTTCCCGTAAATGTCCTGCTAGAACCGGATGATTTTAAGTTAGGGCGAACTCATAATCTTCGACTAGATATCGCCGAAGCAATGAATCCGGTATTTAACGAATTCTTGAAAGTGATACAAAACAAAGAATTTGACGAACAGGTCAATAAATTTTTAGGTACTAACAACGTCCGAAAAAATTATCAATCAATAATCGATCAAATTCAATTAATTAACAATTCTGATTTACTCGATGCCGTCCGCAGAGACGAAATACCCGCATCATTTTTTATCACAGAACGTATCGGAGCAAATTATAGGCTTGTGATCAGAAATATTAATACCATCAACGTTCGAATTAGAAAAGTAAATGAGATAATGTCTGATATTAATTGGTCTATCTCTAAGAATTTTTATTATTACATTCCGCAAATCTATTTACCGACCCTAATTGCTGAGTTATTTTATATGGTCAAAGATGTGAATGATTTCGAACAGAATATGAGTAAGGTTGGCACAGTTGAATATGACGCATTTGTCGACATAACGGATCCCACATCCTCGTCATTAGTTGCTGGACAAAAAAAATTAACGCAAAACGTGAATATGCTTATCAAAAATAGCACGCAATTTGTAGCAAGAATTACCGAATATCATAACAAAGTTGTTGATTTTATTAACCGAAATAACTCATATGCGTTATTATCTAAGAAAGGAACAAATGTGTTCGATAATAATTTGCCAATGATCAATGTACCCACAAGTTTATCAGAAAACTTGGCCAACGACAAAATAACTGCGACATTGCAGAAATATACGATCAATGCGATTAACTTTTACGCTGGAGCACATATACCAATCGGCAATATTCTTCCGTTATCATCATTCGATTTTGCTAACGATAAATATCGTGATATGTTACTTACAAGAACAGGAATCATTTCTAATGTTCCTGCTGCTGGAGATAATAACCAACTAAATGTTATTCCTGGACCAAATTATATAGAGGTACAAAACAGTATCGCTGGAGAATTTTTAGATTATGTACCTGCTGCTGGACCTGGAATTCCTGGAGCCGGACCAGAAACCATTAGATACAAAGATGCATTCATTGCTTTTTTAGAGAACGATTTTGATATTGACGCCATCTGGGCAACCGGAATGCCCTTATCCATCAAATCTTTACTCGATGACCACATAAAATTAGTAAAACAAGAGATACTCGAACGAACGATCACTTACTACAACCAACCTGCAAACCAAATAGGATTCTATCCTAAACTCAAAAACATCGCATTGGGTGACGCGCAATATACAAAATTATCGGACATCCCTACATTAATAGTTATTGGACAAGTGACTGACAAAATCATCATCGATATCATCGATTTTGCGGTCAAAAAATCGGTCATCGATTGGGTTTATAATAAAGTCAATAACTTCAAATACAACATTCCGGAAATTCCATTTTTTAAACAGAATGATTATTTGCAAATGGTATTAAATTCTGTAGAAAAAAAGGCGCTAGAAAATATATTGACTCAAAATAAAACCTATGCAAATTTGGAATTTCAAATGTCACATGTAGAACAACAACCTACACAACTCGATTATGCCACAAAAGATGATCCATTTATTCATTATCTGTATGATATTGACTACTTTTCAGAGAATTCTTCAAATACTAACGCCAAGAAATGCTACAATATCAATCCTGCAGTCGTGAAACAATCAATAACATCTGATACAATCAATAGTAAAAATTCCGATGGCGAAACTCCATTGCATCTGGCAGTCGAGATGGGTCATCCCCAACTAGTAAAACTTTTAGTCGATAATGGCGCAGTTGCAATCAAAAACAACGAAGGTAAGACCCCACTTGATACAATCATACAAGATCTGTCTCGTCATTTAAATTTCTTAAATGAAAATCCCATCAAAAATGCATTGGAGAAATTTTCGAAACCATTTAATGATGTATTGATTTCAAGATTGCGAAATGAAAAATTCAATAACAACATCATTAAAAATATCACACTAGGAGTTCCAATACAAATTGCAATGTATAATCATATGTTCTACATTTATACCGAAAATTATCGATATAATATCACATCAGAATTGAAAGACAAAATTAAAAGAATTATTAGCAATGTTTCTGACAAAAATAACATCTATCCAGTTGATTTGTATCAAGTCGGCCCAAATGATCCCGGGTTAAATAAAATTATCAGTACCAGTTTTGGTGATAATTTGGAGAAGATGGCTGCAAGTGATCTTAAAGATGTTAATCAGCGAAAAATATCAAAGTTTCAGAAGGAAATAGAGATCATCCAAAATCAAATTGATGGTTTGACGAAAGAGAAGGACTCTAAACCTCTGCAAATTCCTGTCATTGATTCTGCTATTGCCGCATTAAACGTACGTAAAGGATTGATTTCAAATAAGATCAAAAACATAGAAATAGTCTTGCCACAAGATGATGATATGGAAAATGACTTGTTTAAATCATTTTACATGCGCGCGGTACAAAATATCGTTGATACAGTTGAGAGTAGAGAATCATCGTTCACTTTGACCAATTTTTACGAAAATTCGTTTGATAAGATAAGTAAAGGTACAAATAGAGTGTATGATGATAGTATGGTTGAAATGAATATCAGTATCTGGGAAAATTATTTTAGTAAAGATATTTTGAATACCCCGTCACTGATCTTTTTTAGAATAGGTTACGTATTAGAACGATATCTCCAAACTGATCCCCGAAACAACAAAGAAAATATTACCGTCATTGCAGATTACATGGCTATTGTTAAAGATTATATCGAACTTCGCAACAATTTGCCACGATCCTTAGATGATAATCCAATTTTAGCAGAACAACGAGACCAACTTATCTATCTTATCAACTTAATCATCACTCCAGCTATCAAAAATATCATTTTGCGCCAGATATATAATTCTATTCAAAAATCGGATGCCACAAATATCCTGATCAAAAATGATGACTTTTCAAATAATGTACTTGGCGAAATTCTGCAAACGAGATTTAATAATACAACATTGGATATGTATTTGAATAACATCCTACCCAAAAGAGCCATCAAATTTTATACCAAAATATATGATAATAGCAACGATCCGGAACAGAAAATAACGAATGATAAAGACTTGCTAATACCAATTTTAAATATCATCAAAAGTGTTAAGATGATTATTATCGATGACAATCATATTTTTGTTGAAAATTTTAATAACTATTTGGCCCCATTTATTTTGAACACCTATCAAAATTTCATTAACACTATAAATATGACAGTTTTTGGTTATGAGAGATATTTGTTACATACTTATCAATTGGTCACAATATCAAACAGACTAATGTAATCACCGTGCTTGCTATATTTTTTATAAGTAATATACATATAAGAAATGTCGTGCAGATACAAATGCAGAAAATATTGTTCATCAAGTTCTTCATCTTCATCGAGCGATGATTGTTGTCGCCAAGAAAAGAAATGCATTGTGGATGAAAATTTTATCATTACAAATCTAGTTTCGAATCAACCCAATGTTGCACCAAATCAAGATGTAAATTTAGTAAATCCATGGGGTATCGTAAATTATTCAGGACGGTTATGGGTAGCAGACAATGGCACTGGTTTGATCACCACATATAATCTTAATGGAGTACCATTACTAACTATAATAACGGTACCACCAGCGTCGACAGGAACTGGGTCACCTACCGGATTAGTTGTTAATACGGGGACAAATTTTGTTGTTACGAACGGGATGGTAAGTGGACCGGCAACATTGATAACATGCACAGAGGACGGAACTGTTTCTGGATATAACGCAACTGTCAACGCAACAAGTACTATCATCGTTGTTGATCGATCAAGTGTGAACGCAATTTACAAAGGACTCGCAATAGCTAATAATAATTTGTATGTAGCAGATTTTCATAATAATCGTATTGATGTTTTTGATGATAATTTTAATTTACTGGCTGGATATCCATTTATTGATCCAGCATTGCCAATCGGTTACGCACCGTTTAACATAACATACATTTGTGGGAAATTATATGTGTCATATGCAAAACAAGATAGTAACGCTGAAGATGATGTATCTGGTCTTGGAAATGGATTTATAAGTATGTTTAGCGTTCAGGGAGTATTTTTAGGCAGATTTTTGAGTGGTGGATATCTTAATTCACCCTGGAGCATTCTTCGCTTGAGAGAAGATACATATGCTCAGACTTGTACAGGATGCGGTATATTTTTGATAGGTAATTTTGGTGATGGTACGATCGGTGTTTACACCAGTCGCGGTGTGTTCGTTGGTAGGTTGAGGGATAGATGTGGCGTGGATGTTATCATTGATGGACTTTGGGGATTGGCATATGGTCGTAATATATACTTTGCGTCAGGTCCAAATAATGAAACGAATGGGTTAGTGGGTACTTTGTTGCTCTGTTAAAAAAATTGAAAATTATTTAGTTCATGATAATGTATTAGTCATATATTATCATAAAATGGAAGACATTATTGATGATTCTTTTATTAGTATTTGTTTAACATTGAGTTCGAAAGACAAGATATGTTTGACATCAACTAATAAAAAAATGTATCCGAAACGAGTGATAATTTGTTACGACGAACCTATGTATATAGACGAAATAATTCATAACAAGTTGTATCATAATTTTACGCGAATCATAATCGAAAGTCCGCCAAAATTCATAGGGGTTAATTATTACTCTGGTCATGAAATTCTATCACGTATTTTGCCAAAATTCATGGGGGTTAATTATTATTGTGGTCATGAAATTCCATTGTGTATTTTGCCAAAAAATGTCAAAGCAATACGTACCAATTATAAAATACATATTCCAAACAGCGTAACAGAATTATTTTTTGGAGAATTTTTTAATGAACAAATAGATGGTATGATACCTAAAAGTGTTCGCAGATTGGAATTTGGTATGATATTTAACCAAAACATAATCAACAGTATTCCATATGGTGTAACCGATTTAAAATTTGGATATGAATTTAATAAACCGATTATTGACGATTCTGATTCAAAAAATCCAGTATTTGGAATTCCTGATAGTGTTATCACTCTTAAATTCGGGGATTCATTTAATCAGAGTTTAGAAAAAGGTTTTCCCAAGAGTGTCGAGAGGTTATCGTTGAGGAGTCTTTATTTGGTAAAAAATTCAATAATACCACCTGTTAAAGTACTGTCTATTCGTGGACATGCTGTTAGAATATCATTATCCATACCTTCGACAGTGACCACTTTGAAACTTAAATTTGAATATGGGGTAATATCACAGGGGATGATTCCCAATTCAGTGAGAATGTTATTCATTTTAGAATGTGGAATAAGTCCTGGCTCTATACCATATGGTGTCACGCATTTAGAATTTGGCACTCGTTTTAATTCGTCTATTGTCGGTTGCATTCCAGATTCAGTTATTGAAATAAAATTTGGCAACGCATTCAATAAAACTATAAAAAAGGCGATTCCGTTAGGTGTACAAAAAATAACATTTGGTGCAAAATTTTCTTGCCAGTTGTGCGGTAATATACCTAAATCTGTCACACATGTAATATTAGACAAGGGTTCTGAACATAGAAAAGGTGAAATACCGCATGTTAAAAAAATAGAAATCAAAAATAGACAATTGTTAATATAATACATTATATTAACGATTGAGAGTTATTTCGGATGAATAATCGTTACCCCAATAACCATCTTTAATGGTCCATAAATCATACCATCCTTCACTGCATGCTGTTCTTGGCGAACATGTATTGGTTCTGTTTTGATATTCTCGTTCAGCGTCCATAAATCGTTGCCCGTTTTTTTGCATAAACGTTCGAAATTGATTGGAACTACGAAATCCGTTCATTTTTTGCATAGTTTCAGTAAGTTCGTTTGTGGAACCAAAATAAGTAATAAATCTGCCGTCATCCATTATCGCTGGACAACCATCCGGGTAGTACACATTATTTCCTCCTAATCTTTTTTTTCTTGAATTATCCATGTCTAATGTTAAATGAGATTTTATACATAATTTATTTTTTTAATTCATTTTTATGTTTTAACGTTATTTTTGACATCACATTTGATCCTAACCCTGACCGTTTTAGCGGTTTTGGAATGTCAGATAATTGTGAACCGTCGGATGGTAAGTCGGCGTAATACAATGATTCTGATACATATCTCATGATATCAGAATCATATCCTGAGTTACTTGCCGATCTAGCCGTGTCACCCCCAAATAAATCGTCTTGTTTTGCTGCATCAATTTGTTGTTTCAAAGACTGTTTATCTGATTCACTCAAATCTACTAACAAATCGTTGTATTCTTTTGCCGGACATGAATGCATATTTTGAGCCACCGTTTGCCGCTTATTTTTATTCTCTATGTTCTTTAAAAGCCTATTCGCTTCTGATTCTCGAATATTTTCATCATATATCACACTCAATTGATTTCTCCCGATATCAGAAGAATTATATGTGATCGATAACGGTGGAGAATGTGTATTTATTTTTCTTTTTGACACATTTGTATTAATCTTTTTTTCTAATTCACCGAGTCTTAATTCCATAGAAAGGGATTTGTGATGAATAGGATCTACTATTTTTTTCATTTTAGTCAATTCGCTATAAAAATAATACGCCATTAATGCGCATATAATTACACCAACGATAATCATATGTTTGCTTTCGATCATTGAATATGCTATATATTTGAGTCGTAGAATTATTTGCAATTTTTGAACTATATAGACCTTAAGATCTATCACCGTTTAGTACGCGTTTGGTATATTTGAGATTTATTCCTTGAGGTGCTCGTTCCCTAACATTATCTACATTGTTAAAATGCATCAAATCCGTTGTACCGGATGGAGCGAGGGGACATACTGGACAATCATTTGGAGATGGAATACATACTGGTGGTTGTTCATATCCTCTATACCATGCAAACTCGGGAAGATATGTATATGGATTCAAATTACGTCCTAATGGAACGGTATTGAATGGATTGCTACTCGTATAAACCATTTCGTTCTGATATCTTTCTTTGATACCTTCTTTGGCAGCGTCTTCAATGAACATCATCTCCTCAAATTTTTGTTTATCTACGCCAGATAAATTCATAAAATCGATCATATCTTGATCTGATGTTCGATAGTCAAAAACTCTTCTTTTAGGTTCTAGAGTTATTTGCGGTTCTGTTGTGTCTGCGATGAGTGCCGGGGGAATATTTACGGGGACATTCACTTCAGGTCTCGGAAGACCAACAACGTTTGAAGGAATTTCTACGCCGGGCTTGAAAACACCACTGACAGTTCCATCGGTTGATGCAAATAAAGCATCTTGCACTGGAGGTTCTACAATTCTGTATCCTTCCGTCAATTTATTTTTGTTCGTTAGAAAAATGATTATTATCATCACAATCGCAATGATGATTCCTATTTTGACATCATCTATCGCATCATCGCTAAAAGCCTTAATCAAACAATAAATTATCCCTGCGGCACCTAAATAAGTGATTATATTTTCCAACGATATCATTTTATCTATAATTAATTGATAAAATTATTTGCCTATTCTACGAAAAAAATTGAAATCTTTAATTCTGCACTGATCCATCCTATATCCCTATTATATATTCAACATGCAACGTTGTTTTGCCCCTAAAAAAAGAGTTTTTAGTATTAGCCGTAAGAAATTAATAACGAGAATCCCCAAATTTGATCTTGAAATTTTATTATTCGTAGCGCAATTAGTAACTCCGGGAGCTCCAAAAAAGATACGACCAACGTCATGTAAGAGGAAAGATATCAAAACAGTTCCTAGATTTAATTTAGATGAATTCGAAAATACACTTATCACTATTCATAAAAAATATTCAGGGAAAGCTGCAGCGAGCGGCAAGGCATATGAAAGGGACACGCTCGATGTGTGTCACAAGATCAAGTTTAAGGGATCTTCAAGTCCATTGACAACAAAAAAAAATACTGCTGGATCATCAGCAGGAGTGGATGTCATTATTAAACATGGTGTCAATGAGATCGGAATAGAATGCAAAAAAAAGTTTGTGGAAGGGATGCAGATGACGCTGCAATTTGACAGAACAAGTGGATCATGGAAATCAGGAGGGAAAAATAAGATACCAGAAGATGCTAAGATATTGTTTGAGAAAAATATAGGTGACATGAAAATATTCAATGGTAAGATACCAAAATTTATGAATGAGAAAATAACGCATGATGAATGGTTGCGGATAAAGAAAAGTTCGCCAGATTTTTCTGATGTTCGATTTCCGTGCTCCAATAATCTTATTTCTAAGATGTATCATGCGAAAGGCTGTCAGTACATCCAAGTTGGCAGTCATGGATTATATCATACGTATCAGGATGTTTGCGGATTTGGCGTTCCATATTTTGAATGCGAATCGTTCATCAGGATAAGAACAAAGATTCATGCTCGAAATAAGCAGGGATATATGGCCGCATCGGTCACTTCATCTGTTATGCCATGTATGTTAAAAATTCAAAAATCCCCGTTTAGTTTAGACAGTTTCGATCAGTTGCCAAAAAATGTGCAACTTTTATGAGAAAAAAATGATATTATCATATTATTTTTTTCTTATCATACAATAAATAAATTATTACAAGGAGTAGGACAATTACTACCGCATACATAAACATACCAATATGTACATAAGGTTGCACTCTATCATTTACTATTTGTGTAAATCGTTGTGAAAAATTTTCTTTGGATATGACATCTAATATCCCATTTAACAATCTATCTGTCATTGGCCCCATACCCGACTTAAATTCGTTTGGATTCATCAGTGGCTATATGAATTGAGATTAGAAAAATTTTTTCGGAACACAAATTTAAAAATAATCTGGCGAGAACAATATTTCGTCAGAATGTAAATATCCTTTTTCAGATTCATGTGCTTTCTTGGTTACTTTTTTAGCTTTTTTTTCTTTGGGTTTGTCATCTTTTTTTTTGATTGATTCAGAATTCTCTGAACGTTTTGCATCTTGCTCGGATAACCAAGTTCGCAACCCATCAATTGTGTCTGGTGAAATTTTGTTTAGTACTTTTTTGGCATTTTTATCATCCCCCAATAATTTTTCAATCGCCTCCATTTTTTTGGCATCATTAGACCCTTTTCTTAAATCTGGATCGTCATCAATGACTTTCTTCTTTAAAGCCATCCTATACAATTTTGCAGTCGCCTCGTCAACATTGAGTACTTTTATTATTTTTTTAAGAATCTGATTGTATGTATCAGTAATTTTAGGATCTCGCTTTCCTCCATCTTGTGAATCTACATTATTAATTTTATGATGTATACGTTTATTTTTAGTTAGTCTGAATGTGTCATTGACTCCAGAATCGGGTAAAACGTCGCTGTCTGTGAAATCAGATACTTTGGATCGGATGATGCGTTTGCTTGAATATCCTCCTTTGATTTGTGCAGTTGGCTGATTAAATGAATTTATGTAATATTGAATCAATTTTGAGATAAAATCAAAATGGTCAGTCTGAGGTGCGGACGATTGTGGAATATGAACTGGTTCTTTCTTTTGTGTAATCACCATATCTTCGTTATTAGGAATATTTGGATTGGCGTGACATTCGTTGATAAGATAATCAATAAAATCATGCGAATCTGCATCTTTTTCGATCAATGTTTTTAACGCCAAATGAATTGGAAGATCCCCATTTTTGTTTGCTTTATTCATCAATGTGTACGTAATACATTTTTTGTCTAATTTTTTCAATGATTCAATTGAGTCTTTATCCAATTTAGATGCGATGTGATGAATGATAGTATTTCCCATATCATCAATAACCGTGTCTAAACGGTCCAATATTTCTTTGTAATTACTTTCGTTGTACGATTGTAATATTTTCTCATTCGTCGACATATTTAAAATTATATAGTTAAGCTAGATTTTTTATACAGAATTATTAATTAGTAAATTTTGGATGATGGAGATAGTTTAGTCCAAACGCGCTGAACTTTTGGAGGCAAAAAAACGTGTCTTAAATGATATGAGTTAAGATCTTTCTCAAAATGCCAGGATATAAGATTAAAAAATATTAATATCTCAAATTAGTATATAATTAAATATGAAAATGGACTCCAATTTATTATTAGGATTATTGGTTATAGTCGTAGTAATTGCTATAATTTATTATTTCAACCGATTAGATTCTGAACCATTTCAAAATGATGGAGTTTTAGATGATGATATGCAAACATACAGCATGGATGAAACTTTAATCAGGGAAAGACGCGGACCATTAGGCGGAGAACCGCGTAGTGCAGATCGAAATAGACCTGTTATCCAGCCTCCAGTATTGAGTAATCGATCTGACGATGATATTCCAGGAGATTTGATTGATGATTTGATCACGCAATACTCTGTCGAAGATAGAACATTGGACGGAGGCTCTGGTGATTTTTCTCCTGCAGATCCAATGTCGGAAACTCATGCGCCATTTGATAACTATGGTAGAAAAAGACAGTTGAATATGCGAAAAATGGAAGAACCATACTCATCAGACGTGTACGACCATCGCCAACCGTCATATATGGAAAAGAGAATGCTAAAAAAATCACCGTTAGATAGAGAAGAAGATGATCGATATGTTGAAAATGATCCTCGTGATTTCATGTACAAAAAAAATAAATTTACACAAAGAACACAAAAAGATATTGATGATCTGTTTGATGTTGACAAAATGTTACCGCAAGAACGACAAGATTGGTTCGACGTAACACCATTAGAATCTACTAAGAAGATCAAAGGAACACATCTAATCCATCCTAAAACTCACATGGGAGTTAACACAGTTGCTAATTCATTACGTAACGCAACTCATGATATTCGAGGTGATATTGTTAATCCAAAACTTAATACTGGTCCATGGATGCAATCTACAATTGAACCTGATACTAATATCAAAGGAATTTGTAACGCGATATAATGTTAATAATTATTATAAATTGTTAATATTAATATTCTATGCGCAAACGTAACAGGCTTGTAAATGATTTTTATCGTTATTCTAAATGTTGTGTTGGAATTAATACAATCGGTGCTCCAATGCGTAACGTAACTCACGACATTCGAGTTGATATTGTTTATCCAAAATTTATTATCTGTCCATGGATGCAATCCACCGTTGAACCTTAAAGAATTTGTAATGCGACATAATGTTAATAATTATTATAAATTATTAACATTAGTAATTAGATGGAAAATAAACAGTCAGACAAAGAGCAAGATGATTCTCAGAATTTTGAATACAAAAAGAACAAATTTACACAAAGAACACAAGAAGAACCGTTCGATGTTGACATGCCGAATGATCATGATTGGTTTGACGCGGAACCAATCAAATCCACCAAGAAAATCAAAGAAACGCATTTGATTCATCCTAAAATTCCTATGACAGTTAAAACAGTCGCTTCTTCATTGCGCGATCCTCCTAATGATATTAGAGGTGATATTGTTAATCCAAAACTCAATGTCGGACCATGGATGCAATCTTCAATCGAACCTGATACTAATATCAAAGGAATTTGTAACTCAATATAATGTTAATAATTATTGATTATTAACATTTACTACCCAATCTACAAATTGATCAGCTGTCAAATGAGCAAACATATCCGGATTGAACATGGGACTGTCGACGTCATTCACCATCATCATTAGCTCTTGATACAAATTACGGACAGCATCAATATATTTACAATCCGCATCTAAATTATCAATCCAATCGTACATTTCGTCGGTTATGATAGAATCGTAATTCATTATTATTAATTTAACAATAATGAAACTTTAAATTGCTCTCGATGTTTTGCTGGCTAAAACTCTGAATGGTTTTTTCATATTTGCTCTTAGAATTCCATGTTTATCTAACTCCAATAATTCGTCAAAAACTGCGTCAACAAATTGTTGATTAGTGCATCCTAGATTATTTTCTTTACGATACCAGTTTGAAACACATTTTTTAGTATTTTGTGGTAAGAATGATGGTTCTCCATTTCTATTTGATATAATCGACGAAAAAGTGCGCACATGTGGAGGCATATTAGAAATATTAAAGGTCCCAGCTTTTATGAAATCCCTGCCACTTATCACACAGTTCATGCGAATTTTTTTGCTACCATCATAAATAACAAAAAAGTCATCACATTGGGAATCATACTTCTCATTAAATATCGCTTCTAATTGGGAAATCGTAATTTCTTGTAACCGCCTATCGCTAATATCTAACTGATAGTGGGCAAAATTATTGTCAGTGTCAACATAGTAGTTAGTGCTTATTCCTATGGGTGAAATGACATAATTTGTAATTGTGCTATTTAATGAAACGTAATATTCGCATTCCAGATGAGGATCATACTGTGTAACAATATTTTTTAAGATACGTTGACTGTCTATCAAAATTTTTTGTATCAGATCTTGGGAATAAGCATCAAAATTGCGCTCTATTAGTCTTTGAATCAGAATATTCAACGTTTCTTCAATAAATTCCATTGATTCATGATTACCCAACGAATATTTAATTTGAAAAATAAAGGCTTTATTTTCGATAACAAATTTGAACATTTCTTGATTGAATGATGTGTATAATTTTTCTATTTGTTTGATATATTCGCATAAAAAAATCAACTTTTCGCACACTAAGATGCGCTCCCTTGTCATTTCTTCGCGTTGTTTCAGTTTATCATATTCAAAATGATCATGGAATTGTTTTGCACCATAATGTTTCACTAATTTGATGGCACATAGAATTCGAGTTTTGTTATATAATTCGTTATGATACAATTTAAGGCGCAGAAAAGCAAAGTCATCATAAATTTTTGAGATTTCGTCATAATTGATGTTGATATCTTTGTTTAGTAATTCTTGTGAGTGACTGCTTTCATTTTTGGCGAATTTTGCGAAATCTAAACTGTTCATTGATTTACTCTCGACAGTTATAAATGTTGGGAACATTGCGTCGTTAATACTTTTAGATTGAGGTTTTTGTGCACCAGCCTCTTTCTTTTTTGTATAGGATCCGTTTTCCGATAACATATTTAATCGATCTGTCAACGTTTTTCGAGTATTTGATGACATGTATGAGCCGCTATTTAATTTTTCTTGTATGTCTGCTGCCGACATATCATTGATATCTTTGAACGTACTGTACATGTGCAATGTTTTTTTAATAATTATATATGTATACGTTTTATACTTATATGATTATTTTTTGGTAGATTTTTTTTCTTCGTTGATTCCTTTGGTGCGTTTAAGATAGTATCTGGTAACTTTAGGACGATTATTTTCTATTTTGAGGACAAGTTGATCAACTTGACTTTCATTTTTGATCACCTCCATCAGCGTTTTCTTGATAATATCATGTTTTATTGCACCAGAAGTGACTGATTTATTACGTCGCACGTGTCCTCGTAATTTATTATCGTCGTCTTTGATAACGAGCGGTGTTTCTTCCAAACCAAGTTTATTGATCATTTTAATGATATTATCTTCCTTTGCTTTTTTAGCAACTTTGTATTTCTTCGTTTCAGCATTTAGTTCTTTGATTTTGTCATCATCATTTAACCAGGATAATATGTTCTGTTTTAGCTGGGCATGTGCTAAATTACCAACTTTTTCGTTTGGAGGAGCTGTCTCGCGGATAACAGTTTCGCTTTCGGAAATGCTATCTTCTTCTTTGACAACTTTTTTGGCCTTTTTGACAGCCTTCTTGACTGGCTGTTTTTTAGCCGGCTTTTTTTTTGGTTTTTTGACTGGACTTTCGACTTCTTCAGATATTTCTTCAGATATTTCTTCAGACATTTGCTGTTTTTTGCTTCTTTTTTTTGACGACATTAATATATGTTAACATTAAAATTTTTTATAATGTTGACATCTATGATTTGTACAAATCCATACGTATTTCTACAACTGGACTGATTGGCCAACTAAATACTGGCATAAATAAGCTCTTGTAATCATTTGCGTTTAATCCGATAAATTTTGTAGTCGTATTGTACAAATATGGCAAATTGAAATACGTGAACCGTGTTATTGGATGAACATATATATTATCTCTACGACGTAAATAATCATCCGAAGATGATGAATCTGAAATAGATGAATCATCGTCAAAATGTCCTTTACCTCCTGTTTGCTTTTCTAGTTCATCTACTTTGTCCATTAATTTTTCGTTTAGTTTAGCTGACAAAACTTCATCTGGCAATTGTATCATATTATAATCAACTGTATTAGTATTCGTACCGTCTCGTTTTTCATTAATTTTGAAGTGAGTGATATCTTTTGATTTTATATTTTGGATGGCAAAATTAAAATCTTCAACATGATTGGTAAAGTACTTAGAAACGGCGTTATACAAATGTTTGCCGGCGCTCCTAGCATTTTTAGCGCTCACTATAGTGTCGATAGACCCTTCAACATAAGGATTGATTAAACGGTAACTATTTTTAACACTCATAATATTTCTATATTAATAGAAAATATTTTTTGCGTAAATATCTTCGATAAGGACTAGAATTTTTATTCAAACATATAAATTTTAATATCCATGACATCCAATGTTAATTATATGTTTTTATAAATCACGATTAATAATTTTTCGCGCGCAAATCGAACGCATTTAAAGAATTAAATACTATATTTGTTAAGGAATGAGTAAAAATATACAAAAAAATCACAAACCACAACGGATTCTAGAAGTTAGAACTTCCCAAACTGGTGTGCTTAAACAAGTGTTCGAAAGAATAAGTACTGTCATTTCTGATTGTTGTATTGTTTTTATACCTCCAGATAAGACATTCGATCAATCGCAAGATGACGATTATTATGAAAAAATTGATGCAAATCCGACCAATGAGAGGAAAAAAAGGAAAAAAAATCTTGTTGAAAAAAACACTGCAAAGAAAGCATGTGGCGGAGGAATTCGCATTCTCAGATTAACGGAAGACAAAAGCGTTCTGATTAAATTAGCATTAGATTCAGATAAATTTGATTACTTTATGTGCACTGAACCAAAAATCAAGATTGGTGTTGATATTAATCAGTTACACGCTATGCTTAAAATGATTAACGATGATGAACCGATTATCTTTTACATGAACAAGGATAATATGAATAGGTTATATATCAATAGTGTAGCCAAAAATAACGATGGTAGCGAAGAAACAGACATTGAATTGTTTTTGATGGATATTAGTAATCCTGAGTTACAAATTCCGCAAACAGAGTTTCAAAATATTATTACAATTGCGTCAGATAAGTTTCACACAGATTGTAAACATTTTAATAATAATACCCGCATCGTTGAAATTATATCCATAAATGATCAAATATCGTTCAAAGGAATAAGCGATGCAGGTCATATCACAAAAACCTATAAAGATATACATGGTGCGAAAAATCCTAGCAAAAATGTTGTCGTTCAAGGTAGATATGAACTAAAAAATCTATTATCTTTTAGCAAATGCAATAAATTATGTAACACTATTGACATATATTTAAAAAACGATTTTCCATTAGTATTAGTGATAGCGATTGCTACTTTAGGTAAAATGTATGTTTTTTTGACCCCCATTGAAGAAGAAACGAACAAAGAAAAAAATTGATGATATAAATTATATATATATTAAAAGTTAACCCAGTAGTATATATATAATGAGTGGCCGTTCGAAAAAATTTTTGGAAGTACAAATTGCGGAAGTCGGTGATTTGACCAAAATAATCAAAAAAATATATCCAGTCGTTCGCGAAGGATATTTAATTTTTGTAAAACCAGATAGTAATAATGAAAAAGGTGGTATCGTTTTGCAACAAATGTCGGAAGACAAAAATATATACGTCGATATGCGCCTAGAATCAAAATATTTTGACCCATTTACGTGTACAGATAAACAAATGCGAATAGGAATCGATTTCAAAAATTTTTTTACGGTGTTAAATTTGATCAAAGACAATGTACCTGTCAATATGTACATGCGCCATAATTCAACGGATACTTTGTACGTCCGCTCTGTTGAAGACAGACCTGTTAAAATAGATTTTATTTTGATCAAAATTGACGATCAACAAATACCTAAAATGTCGTTAGACGGACGATGTAGATTTAAAATAAATAGAAACGAATTCCGTTCGATTTGCTCCGAACTTAACGGAATATCGGATAAAGTGATGATAACGGCTACTAATGATACAATGACTTTTAATGTAACAAGTAAAGAAATAGGCGTCATTGAAAAAAGTATGGACGTTACGTATATGGGCAAAAACACAGTCAATGTAGACGGAGAATTTGATGTCAGCAAAATCTTGTCATTTATTGATTATATAAAAAAAGAAAAAGAAACTGAAATCATTATGGATAAAGATTTTCCACTCGTTTTATTATTCGATATTCCGAATTTGGGAACGATGAAGGTTTCATTTTCGCCGATTGATTCAAATTAATTACATATTTCAACCATTGAAATATATAATTGAAATAAAAACACGTTGATTATTTTATAATTTATATTATAATGCTATCATTTCCTCAAGATATCACTAGTCATATACTAAATTTTTTGAACTTGGATGACGTACGATCGTTTGCCTTGACTAGGACAGAGTGTTACAAAATATTTGCCTATCATATTGCATTTGATCGATTAGTTCGATTAAATCATTTACGATGTCCAATCATCGAACGAGTTCTATCTGACTGGAAATTTTGTAAATTAGATCTGAGTAACACTATGATATCTGATCAATTTCCAATACAATTATTAAAATGCAACACTCTCATTCTACATCACTGTTACCTCATCACAGATGCATTCATCAAAAAATTAAAGTCATGTGAGAATCTTGATATTTCGTACTGTGTCAATGTCACTGGCGAATTTATTGAAACCAAAAAAGTATGGAAATATTTAAAACTAACGGGTTGTTATTTTATGGATCCACATTCTTTATTGAATCTAAATTGCGAGGTTTTGGATCTTACAGATTCGTTGTTGATATATGATTTATGCGAAAATCAAAAATATTGTGGCGATGTTTTGAAGGGGTTACAAAAATGCAAGACAATATATTTATCAAGATATTTTGATAAGGATGGAGGTGTGTATCGATATGATGACATTGTGTTTGATGCATTATCGGAAAACATAATGTTCGTTGATAATTTTTTATACATAACACATCAAGATGTACAGAACAATACGCAAATTTTAACGAAATCGCAAAATGATTCATTGAGCATCGGACGTACTCCACCAGCCGCAATTATTGTGCCAGATGATTCCGATATTATTAAACCTTTTTTTTATAATTCCATTAGTGGCGGCTTTTGTGCGTCAAAAATTCTTCCTCAATCATTTCGTCCGCCAGGTTTTGTTTCGATCTGTAAAAATTATCATTATGATGTAGAAGATCCCACATTCTTAATAAATCAATATTTATCGGATAGGGAAAAATATATTCATGCATTAATTTCTAATATGACGAACCCAAACTTAATGAAATATAATTTCACAGCATATTTTCGGAACATTTTGCGATCAATAAATAGTTTGGAGGATAAGATAACCGATAGATTATATTTCAGGACATATCATCCTACCGAAGATGGATTATTGGGGCCGCAATATCGTGATTGTGACTATATCACTCAAGGAAACGGTGGAGCGACGAAAAATTATGGTTCAATTCCTGACAGCGAAAACGTCATAAAATCCCTCATAAAACTAATAGTAACTCCAGAAATTTCTATTCTATTTGATCATAAATCAATCATGACAAATGAAGAGTATCATCTACATCATAATAATAAATATGTGTATGTGGATATTTTAGCTACTCTTGAAGAAGAATGTATTTTCCCTAAACAGTTATCAAAAGAAGAATATGATATTGCATTTAAAGTCATAAAAGATGATCCAATGTCCAGAGAAGAAATGAAGGAAAAATACGCAACAGCAATTATTGACTACAATGGCGATCCTAAATTGATATGTAATTTCGATGAGACTGAACCCGTGCCTCAAATTGCTGATTATCCCAAAAAAATGGTTGTCGAAAGCAAAGCCAGTAAAATAATAGAATTGATAATGGAAATGATCTATTTTGTGACAGAATCAACTATTAAAACGATAATTATTGCGATTATAAAATTATTAAAAATATATGATATTCTAATGCGTTAATGATAAATTTATTATTAACACAAAATTGATCCAAGAATGTTTGTTATTCGTTGATATGTATCATCGTAGCCGATAGCCAACCTAATATGATAAAATCCATCCTTTTGCGTCTCAAGTATGGACAATGGATTGATACGGGACATTTTAGAACCGAACGACACTTTGATATCGATTGATGTTTGATTTTTGAATTTTTGTATAACAGTTTCATCGACAACAAGTACGATGACACATGGATAAAATGATTCTGCATATTTGTCCCACAATGAATTATTTTTGTTATATGGATGAATAGTTTTAACGGTTGTATTTATTTGGATCCAATCTATTATTCGAGTAGTCAAATCACTACAACGCTCAATCCGTTGCGCCATTGACGCTATATTATCATAAATAATTTCGCAATTGACAGGGCTCGTGTGCTGTCCTGTCAATTCCATCCAAATATCAACATGTTCAATGTTATAATCTGCTAATATGGCCCCACCTATAGCATTTCCAGCTGAATAATATTTTGTCAACGATAAAATGACAAAATCAACGTCATAATCAAATGGATTCAAAATCAGTTCGGTCAGCCAAGTATTATCAATTATAACGTATAATATTTTGGATAATTTTCGTAATAGTGGTATGATTTCGAAATCAAACATATATGAATGTGGATTACTCGCACTCTCTGCAAATAGGATATTAATACCATTAAAATATTTTTGCGTAAATAGATTTATCAATTCCGATGCATTTGTCACGTCAAATTCATCAACGTTTACATTTTTGTTACCATATTTTGTGGGTGCAGATAGAACTGCTGGTGTTAATGGGTATAGTTCGTTAGCGTATATGATGTTGATATTATCGTTAACATGTTTGATATATAGTGCGTTCATCAATATGCTGATTGCCGACAAACCAGAATTGGTTATTCGGCAATGTACACATTCATAACAATTCGCTAATTCACTCTCTAATTTTATGGATGACATGGATTTTCCTCTGTTGTAAATAATTTTATCGTTGATAGTTGAGAAGACAATATCCTGATTTATTTGCTGATTCATGTGTTTACTAATTATTGATAAATAAATAGACGATATGGTAGACTATGTGACCCAGATTTGTATGCATTAGTGCTAAATTGTTTTGACATGCAAATATTTGATCGTTCAATATCACTGGTAATGGATTTGAACGCGCAAATATTTGATCATTCAACGTTATCGGCAAGAGAATTGCCGCGAGATTTGAATGTTCAATGTTGCTGGCAAGAGAATTGCCGAGAGATTTGAATGTGTCAATATTTGATCATTCAATGTTACTGGCAAGAGAATTGCCGAGAGATTTGAATGTGTCAATATTTGATCATTCAATGTTGCTGGCAAGAGAATTGCCGAAATTTGAATGTGTAAATATTTGATCATTTAAATCTCTCGGCAATTCTCTTGCCAGTAACATTGAATGTGTCAATATTTGATCATTCAATGTTACTGGCAAGAGAATTGCCGAGAGATTTGAATGCACAAATATTTGATCATTCAATGTTACTGGCAAGAGAATTGCCTTGAGATTTGAATGCGCAAATATTTGATCATTCAAAGGGACTGGCAGGAGAATTGGCGAGAGATTTGAATACGTAAATATTTGATCATTTAATGTTACTGGCAAGAGAATTGCCGAGAGATTTGAATGTGTCAATATTTGATCATTCAATGTTACTGGCAAGAGAATTGCCGAGAGATTTGAATGTGTCAATATTTGATCATTCAATGTTACTGGCAAGAGAATTGCCGAGAGATTTGAATGCACAAATATTTGATCATTCAATGTTACTGGCAAGAGAATTGCCGAGAGATTTGAATGCGCAAATATTTGATCATTCAAAGGGACTGGCAGGAGAATTGCCGAGAGATTTGAATGTGTCAATATTTGATCATTCAATGTTGCTGGCAAGAGAATTGCCGAAATTTGAATATGTCAATATTTGATCATTCAATGTTACTGGCAAGAGAATTGCCGAGAGATTTGAATGTTACTGGCAAGAGAATTGCCGAGAGATTTGAATGCGCCAATATTTGATCATTCAAAGTGACCGGTAAGAGAATTGTCGAGAGATTTGAATGCGCCAATATTTGATCGTTCAAATATTGGCGAGAAATTTGAGTGTGCCAATATTTGATCATTCAAAGTGACCGGTAAGAGAATTGTCGGGATTTGAATGCGCCAATATTCGATCGTTCAAAATGACTGGCAAGAGAATCGCCGAGAGATTTGAATATGTCAATATTTTATTGTCCAGAGTGGCTGGCAAGAAAATTGCCGAGAAATTTGAATGCGCCAATATTTGATCATTCAATGTTACCGCCAAGAGATTTGAACGGGCAAATATTGATCATTATTGGCAAGAGAATTATCGTGATTTGTTATGAGAAAAAATTGATACATAAAAATATCATATATTAATTCTATCAACATAATATCATCACAATGTCAAAAAATGATCATTTACCATGGATTGAAAAATATAGACCTAAAAATTTGCAGGATTTGGTTCAAGATCCAAAATTGATTGATATATTTACTGATTACATTACTACTGGAAATATGTCACATCTTTTGTTTTACGGCCCACCAGGAACAGGTAAGACGTCCGCGATACTAGCAATTTGCCGTGAAATTTTCAAAGAATATTATTCTAGCAGGGTTATTGAATTCAATGCATCTGACGATAGAGGAATCAATGCTGTAAGAGACAAAATATCCAATGAAGCCAAAAAGATGGTGTCGAATTCAATATGTTCAGATGGTACTATGATCCCGGCATATAAAGTTATCATTTTAGACGAAGCAGATGCCATGACGGATGAAGCACAAGATGCATTGCGAGTCATAATCGAAAAATTCAGTTCGGTAACTAGATTTTGTTTTATTTGCAATTATATATGTAAAATAACAGATGCAATCAAGTCTCGATGTTATTCAGTATATTTTAAGAAATTGGAGATTCCGTGCATTATTGAAAAGTTAAATCTAATAGCGAAGAAAGAAAACATATTATTACAATCAAATATATATGATTATATTGTGGAAATTTCAAACGGCGATATGAGAAAGGCTATCATGATGTTGCAGAATTTGAAGTATTTTTATTATCTTAAAAAAAAATCATCCAGTTCGATTTGTAACTTGTCGATCAAAGAACTTAAAAATATTGATACCCTATATCGATCGGATAAATTCGATACTGAAGATATTACAGAGAAGGAAGTTTATAATTTGTTTGCATATATTGATAAAGAACATGCTGGTAAAATAATTACTAGAATTATGATTGCGAAAAGTGTATGTGAATTAGTCAAAATAGGAAAGAATATTATGGCGTTGGGATATCCAATCGATAACGTTTTATCACAAATGACTTCATTAATTTTATCCCACGACAAAATATCTGATCTCAAAAAAGCAGTCATCATAAAGTATTCGAGCAAAATTCTTTACAGAATGAAAATGAGTTCTAATGAATACATTCAATTATTGGATTATATCACATATATTAATAACATATGCAAAAGCAAAGATATATGATTAATAAATTATTAATCATATGACTTATAATATTTTGTTGCAAAGTTTCGCAATAGGATTCATTTTTTTCCATGTAGCAACATAATCATCGTGTGTAACAAGCGAAATTTTATCATTTGCGAAATAGTAATAATACATTTGTAATAACGCCAGTGTTTGTTGATCAACAAATGTTACCATGTTCGTCAAATAAGATCTAAAAAATGTTTTATCTATTTCTGCAAATAATAATGATTTTGAAGTTATGTTCTGATCGTCCAACATATCATACAAAATATTTAATGTCGCCGGATTTATTCCTTTGTATTTTTTTAGCACGAAATATATTTCAGAATTATAACTATGACTGGTCATTGGTTTGATCATATCCACTGATTCAAATAAATGCGTAACTAAATATATCATCGAAATATCTAAAGGTTCAGTTAACGGCAAAAATGTTTTGAAGATCGCAGATTTTCCAACAGATAAACATGCCAATATGCATACTATTTGTCCCATACTTATTTTTGCCAAATAAGCTTCTTGTTCGTTCAATTCTCGAGGATGGCATTTTAATCCTGCATCAGACGTCATAAAATCAATATCTTGCAATTTTGCGTGCTGTGCATAATATTTAATGATATAGCTATGGGTTATGTCGCCAGATCTATCTGTTTCGTCGCCAAATATCCATCTATCTGGATATTTTTTAATCAATCCATATCGATCACCCAACGCAAACCTACCGACACCATTATTTTGATGAAGTAATGTTTGAGCGTGCCAATCCCATTCAATTTTCTTATCAGGATTATTAATGTTGTATGTATCAATGTAGTGATTTGTAGCAGAAATAAATGCGCCAGGAGCTTCACAAATATGGAATGTTTTGATATTTTTTTGTTTACCGATAATGTCAATATTATTGTTTAAAATTTCAAACATTTTAATCCAGGCTCCCGTTAACATTTCAGGTTCATAATTTGTAGCAAGAATTGATCTGATTGCTTTATGGGGATCAACACTGTTAGTTAATTGTTCCCATGTTATTAATTCGTTCAATTTATTTGGTTTGCGGAATTTGGAACAAAAATTTTTACTCGGTCTTGTGTCCATAATCCTTTTGCAAAAATTCAACTCAGCCCGTTTTTTAATTATTTTTTGATAAAAAGGAATATCGTACAGCGCAAAAGGTGTTGTCGGTTTGATAGTGAATTTTTTAGCAGACGTTTCAAGGACACGTTTTATCGATCGAAAAAAATTAAAAGGAGCATCTTCACCTTTCAGATATGACTTATTCAGCAAATAATCAATAGTAGGAAAACTATTCGTTGCGTGCCACTGTGATGAAGGGGGAATTCCAAGTGTCGGATGTACGGATTTATTCTTCATATTCTTTGCCCAATCATCTGCCAACTTTTTGTATTTTTCGAACATATTATTTTCCGTTTTCGTTTTTGGCGTTTCAATCGTAAGATATTGAAACGTTTGTCGTCTATATAATGCTCGTAATATGTTGTAATAAGGAGTATCCAACGGTAAATTTTTTTTGAACCCTTTGACATATAAATAAATCTCAGGATTAAATGAATTACAGATAGATGCCCTAAAAAATGTATGTTCCTCAAAAAAATCTTCTAAAATTTCGAACAAAATAATCCAATTGTTCGGAACCATCAAATTGAACCTGATAAACATTGCTCCTCTGTTTCTGAGATGTTTCATAGCGGTGATAATATAAAACAAGGTCGCTTGTAAATCACATTCAGCAGTAGTCCAATTCAACGGAGATTTAAATTGATGATTCACGTCGATGCTAATAAAATCATATACCGGCAATAATTGATTTGTATTTTGTAGATATTCCAACTTGTACGATTGTCCTAAATAATCGATTGGAATTTTTTCTAATGTGTAATCGCCGGTGAAGATATCATATTGATCGTTTTCTATCAACCAACAATGATAAGTATTATATTGATACGTTTGTTGGTTTTTTTCTAAATATAATATAATGGATTCGATTGATCCTAACCTGTTCTCGAATCCAATATGTATTATGTTTTTAGTATCTACCTTCAAATGATCGAGAGATAAAAATTCCCACATACCATAAAATGTTTCTGGATAGAAAGGTTGATATAACGACATATTCGGTAAAGATGATTTCAACTGGGTAAATTTTTTGTTACTTTTTGTTAACAACGGAGTCAACATCGCGTTTTTATAATTCCGAGTTCGTATATGTTGATTATTTTCGCAAATGTCTTTTACATAACATGGGGATGCACAATCAAACCACATATTAAAAGGGACTATTTTTTCATACGGATTTTGTGTCATCAATTTACCAATATTGTCGATGTTACAAACCTCGTCAGACACTTTCTTGATCGTTCGCATAAATTTTTTATCATATTCGTCAACTTGATTGGATGTCAATAAAAAATGAGACATAGTAATAATTATTAATGTATATCACTCTAATTTTAAGTCATTAGAAATCAATTTTTAATTATAAAAAAAATCTACCGTGACAATATAAATGTCAGATAAAGGCAAAACATTCGTAGCAAAATTAGATGTCAAAGATCCGCCCAAATCGATTATTGCCAAAGAAGTTCCAAAAACCGTAATCATTGATGATGTTCCTAAAACCGTTATCAAAACAATCGATCCTAATCTCATCGAGAAAGATAGTTATTTTAAACTCGACGGTGCACAATATGCTATTGTCATAGGAATTGCTTTATCCTCAATGATGTCGTTTGTACAGATTTATAATTCAATAAGCAAAATCAATGATCAGGAAAAAAATGATTTACGCGAAGAAACGAAGGCTGCGTTACAGACGCGCTTCATTGTAATGATGGTAATGGCATCTCTCGCGATCGTCGGTGGTGTTGGATTAGGTATGTATTACAAAGATGGTAATGAATATCAGCTGTTAACATTTAGTCTTATTATTGGTGGTGTAGTAAGTATGATATACGCTCTAGTAGATAAATATGAAAACGAACCATGGATGACATATACTAAACTAGGATTGTCACTAACTTCGCTAGCTGGTTTTGTTTTACTTGGATTCTTGTACCAAACAAATAATCAAACATTGATGAGTTTCATTAAAAAATATAGATAAACTATTACATATTTTATCTACATTTTACAAGTATCTTGCATCCATCACACTTACAAATATCTAGATAAATTTTAACAAGATGGAAAAGACACAGATATTTATCAAAAAATTGACCGATAATATCATCAACGGCAATGACAAAGAACAACTATTATTTTTAAAAATCTATCCTATCTTCAAAGAAAATTTGAATATCTTTGAAGCATGGAACGACATATATATGGGGGCCAAAAAAATAAATGCTAATCGGGATAAAATTATTAATTTTATCACTCTTGCATTATATCATAATTTGATAGAGTACAAGACACGCGATATATTTGAATTAGTTAAGGTAATGCATGATGCAGGAGAGGAAGAAACATATATTAAGCGCATTAAAACTAATGTTATAAATGGTCGCTCTACAAGAGGCATCGAGAAGAATCAATTAATCAACATGATCAATAAAAAAAATAAAGAAAATATAACATATGATATGCGAAATTTTACACCTCACGAGATTGCAGTCGAACTAACAGCGAGAACGATTATGTTAATCAAAAATATGTCATATCACGAACTAATATACATATCACATCACGATAATCTCAAATTTAATGAAAATGATCCACAACATGGTCTTAAAATAATTGATGATTTTCATAAACTTAGTTATATGGTTCCAACAATGATTTTGTTAAAGGATAATACCAATATATCACGATTAAAAACGATCAAATATTTACTCAAAATTTGTTCAGAACTGAAACATTTGCATAATTATAATTCGTTATTCGCAATAGTTGCTGGATTAAATAATTTAGCCGTGCAAAAGATGACCCAACTTTGGAAACCGGGGACAACACATTATGAAACATTCAACGAATTGTGCGATTTTATTAGTCCACTAGAAAATTTTGGAAAATATCGTACTACTATCAAAAAATTGATCAAAAATAACTATGTGCAGTATTTTGGAACTGTTTTATTTGATATGAAACATACCTTAGAGAAAGAATTATATGACATCGACAACCAGGATTTTAATTGGAATGTTTGTCATAAAATAATCGACACAATAAATAATTTTAAAGATATCAATATTGATGATAAAATCAAAAATAATGATCGGATATGTGATTGGTTTTCATCGTTTGTTGTATGTGATGATGACGATAAGTTATATGATATTGCAATGGAGATTATTAATGAGAGAAAAAAAACAGATCTTTCACCACACTCCGACGCAGGATCTCCCATTAAAACAAAAAATAAACTAAACATTGGGAATATCATACACAAACACAGCCTATCAGACGGATCCGACTCAGAACACGCATCGCCTACCAAATTCGCAGAACATCGCAGAACGTTTTCACATGACGAAAATAGAAATGTCCATCTTCAACGAACGAAATCGCACAAAAAAGTTTCATCATCCCCAATGCCTCCTATAGACATGACATCGCTTCTTGAACGTTCGAACGATGGCGATTCTCCTCGGATCATTGTCACAGAATCCCCAAGAACACCAAACGATGAGAAGTCTGTCAAGATAAATGTACACTCCACTAATGATGACGCATTTTTAGAATATATATCAGATAATTATGCATCTGATGATAAAAACTCGGTTAAATTCAAGAAAAGAATATTTAGACGTAGATCATTGTCTCCATCTTCAATTGGCGAAATCAAAATAAACGAATTTGAAAAAGATATGGCAAATAGTAAACAGGTGACGTTGTGGACAGAAAAGCACGTCAAAATATGGTTAAAATTGTTAGGCATGGAAGCGTATATGGAGGCATTTGTTCGAGAAGAAATTTATGGCCAAGTTTTGTTGGAACTAACCGAAAATCATTTGAAAAACGATTTGGGCGTTTCAATTTTAGGCCATAGGTTATTGATTTTGAAATCAATAGAAACTCTCCGAACAAAAAATTTTGACTAATTTTGAGATGCACATATATATGCGTCTTAAAAAATTTGATATATTTGTTTTGCCAAAAGAATGCATTTTATCTAAAATTTATAAATCACACAATAAATTAATATTTTAGTAATTTATTGTATGCTTCTGAATCATATTCTAACGTAGACAATTTATATAGTATATGATTACTACAGACTCCTTTCATTACTTTAATTCTATCTGCTACGTTAGCGCTAAAACGAACAGATATTTTGGATAATAGAATTCTTGCCTTTTCATCTTCAACAAACGTTTCAAATTGTGCATTTAGTCGCCCAATGTTCACACCCACAAATAACGCATCATATTCTTTCACCATCTCTAAAATGATATCTTGGAATTTTTTGATTTTTTCCATACATACAAATTCTACAACGTCAACTGTTTTCTTACTAAGACTAACTATCGATTTTTGTTGTTTGTCTAAATATAATCTCAATTTCTCCCCTAATTTTCCTTCCTTGTCTGCATCAAATTTTTCAATAAAGTCTTCAATATCCGCATCACTCACAATTTGAATCTTGTCTGATATCAAATCATTTTTTGCATCGTAATACAATTTAATAGCTGATTCAGCTGCTTTGAGATTATGTTTTTTGGCAATACCTTGCATCGTTCTGGCCAATTCGTTAAGAAATTTTTTGACCACTCGTTTGGCTCTTGTTTCATTAATAAGATAAGTTGGATATTTCATTTTGCAATTTTCAGCAAATGTTCTTATCTTATCACATTTTGGTATGTTTTTACTGAAAAGACGATAGAAGATAGAATCAGGATGAGACATTTGTGACGCGATAAATTGTTTATCATTGCAATCAGTAAAGACCTTATTAAGTATCCCGGTGATGACACTTGATAAATCTGCAGTGTCGTATGTATTTTTATTAGCCTGCAGGAAACCATCTTTGTCATGCGGATAGATAATTATTTTAGTTTGATCGAGAATATATTTCAAAACGTCATAATATTTATTGATGTCAACTCCATATTGTGTCACCATAAATACGATTTTACTCAAAAAAAATATTTGTTTGTAGTTACGTTTCGTTAATAATACCTTTGTCGTCGTCATTGGTAATTCAACCTCTGCAAGTGTGTCTTCCGTTTTAATCATCATCTCAAAAAACACATCATCACCTATTTTAACGGTCTCTGCTTTGCGAATGATTATCATCTTGGATCCTTCTTTCCGAATATTATGTGTTTGCGCAATGTTTATTATCTCATGCAAAGTAACACACGGTGCCATTTCCGAACTTGTCGCCGTCACATCCGGATTATTGTTCATAAAACCTGTCACATCCTTATTTTTTAAAAATGGTCGCATCAAATCATAACTTCTGATACAAACGTTAAATTTTTCTTTGCTACTAATAATCGTCATGAAATCCCAATCTTTGATCAATTTTAACTCTAGCGCATCCATGACGGTAACATTTTTATTTTTGCATTTCTCAAAATACCTTTTTAACACATCTATCCCGAGTGGCGTACCACCTTTGACATAAATCCGTATCCCTTCCACATTAATGAGTAATTTACTAATAAATGATATCCAGGTTTTGAATTCTTTAATATAATCCCCTCTCAATTTTTCATCCGGTATGAAATCAAAATCAAACATATTTTCGAATATATATTTCTCAAAATCATAAGTTTTCGACATTATATACTAATAATGAATATAATAGTTCATTTGCGATGGGAAAAAATTTTAGTAAATCCATGCAAACTCACTCAAAATCTTTTGAATTACAATCGGAAAAGTCACCTCGACAAGTTGTACATTAAGATTTGTTCGCCACAATTTCCTAACAATATTATTACAACATACTATCATTTTATTCTGCACTTCATAACACAATTGCAGATAAATAACAGTACTCTTACAAAATTCATAGAAATCTTTCATCGCTGCCTCCAAAAATCCTAAAGAGCTCAAGAATTTTAATTTCTTTCTTATCTCCATAATCAACGATGCAGTGACATATCTCATCATGCGATGACGATAAATATCATTGCCTATCATTTGCAAATCAATATCACACACCAACATAAAAAAATTTTGGGCAGATGGTTTATCTTTAGTTAATTTCGATAAAAAAACAAAGGCATCTAACCATTCTGGTATTAAATACTGGTGGGTAACCACGATCCTTTTTTGTACTTGGTCTAACATATGATATTGGAGTTGTGTATTGTTGTCTGCGCTCATAAAATAGTAAGCTAACTCTGCGTCACTAACGATTTCTGGTAAAAAAATCTCTAATCGTGATTCATTGATGTATAATAATGGATAACTCTCCAATGGCATATCATCGTAAAATCCAATGACAATGTTTTTCAATATTTTTTTGAATTCGCCTTCTGCGATGATACATTTTCGTAAAGTTTCGAGCTCGTAGCCCGTAAAGTCTTGAATGAATAACAAATTAGTTTTGTAGGGATGTATTTCTTTTTTGCGTTTTAATTGAAACAAGAGAGATAGAAACAATTTATCAGAACTTTCAGAACTAAAGCCAAATGAAAAATTATGGTAAAAAATCGTGTATTTACAAGTTAACACAAATATCTCACTCATATTGTATGAATTTGACATCATAATACTGGATAATTTGCTTACATTGGAATTAATTAGTACTATTTTGATTACCAATCGATACCTTTTGGAAATTTTTTGAATAATCGGCCAAAACTGTTGATCGTCTGTTTTGGCCCCAATACAAACGCAAACTACATCAGCGTATCCTGTAAAACTAATTATTTGAGCAATAGTTTTACGTTGGATTTCTGACTCCATCTTTTTTGAACCTAACAATACTAATTGACAAGTTTATTAATAAAATTGTCAATTTTTTTTAACGTACAATCCTTCATGCGAGAATTGACTTTGGGGCAAGTATATAAAATCACTTTCAGCAACAACTGTCTTTTTGATGTATCCTAACGTATTGAATGCCTTACATTCTAAACTATCACAAAGTTGTCTCAGTTCGCCAGGAGTTTTTCCAGAATGAAAACAATCATCCCCACCAAACGAATCCATCTGACTATAAAATTTATAACCAGGAATATTCACAAAATTGCAACCACCAATCTTCTTCCCAACGCCAGTAACCTTATATAATTGTTTATTCAATACGTACACATCAATTAGATTTTTGTTCAAATACTCTGTTTTTTTGATTCCATGTTCATTAATATGATCCAGAATCTTTTTTGCACCGGCCTTAGAAATAATATAACCATCCATTTTTTCTAAGATCAATTTAGGACAATCAAATTTTGAAGCAGCAATCTTATCATCCATAGTGTCAGGATGATCGAGTAGCAAAAAATCATATCCATGTTCGGCCATCGTTTTCATTGTTTCCGAAAATAAACTTTCAAAATTTTCTGCTAAAGTTAACTTATCTCGCAATACCAACTTGTATTCGCATTCATCATTCAATATATTTACATGATCCATTATATTGGCGATTATTTGTCGTGAGTAGTTAAACTCGTTGTTCAAAAATAGTTTTTTCTCATAGTCATTGAGAGTTGTGGCAGTTTTGAATATCTTTCGGGTATAATGAGGTAATTTATTGTGGGCATTATCTTTGAACTTTTTCCATTGGCTAACGTTTTTGGCATCGCTAAGGATACTGATTGAAATGAATTTATTTTTAAGATCAAATTGTCCAAGATCATTTAGGCTGTACGAATTGCTGACATTAGTTTCCCATGTTTTCTTGCCAATGTGGATGCATGAAAATGTATCTAAGAAAGCAGAGACATAATTTTTAGAAACATATTCATAAGCATATTGCATCTCAAAATGGTTTGTATTGTAAAAAATTCCGACATCTTGCAACATTGATACTCTCAAAAGTGATGGGCGAAAAGAGAAATGTGGCCAATATCCGCAAGTACCGTGACCCTCGTGTCTTTCTATGAATTTTGCATATTCTTGCGTATCTTTCTCATAATATTCATGGACAACATATCGCATTCCATCTTTCGTTTTATTTAATATACCTCCACGAATACCCCGTTTATACAATTCAACTTCTGCATAATTTTTGTTAAACAAAACTTGCCCAATCATTTTGTTTTCCTGCATAATTTTCAATGATTCAGAAATATAATTCCTTTTTTGAATAAAATGAAAATCATCTTCCATATGCAAATTGTACTGGCACTTATAATCGCTTGTTTTGATATGAATAATATTCATACTCACCGGATGCCCCTTTTTATCAGCCCCTTTTAACACAAACTCAAAAAACGGATATGATTTTTTCATTTTAGCTCGGTCTTCTGCTGTCGAATTATCATCGACACATAGCCAATGATCTATCATATCTAGGTCAAGACACGTATTGATAAATGAATTCATCGTCTTCTCAAATAAATCATATCGTTTGCATGTGGTAATAGAAAACATGATCTTTCTATCGGTCTTGTTTGCAATTGTCATTATTTTCTTTTTCGGATATGACAAAAACTTATCTTTTATCATGTCTACATTGACATCTCTTATTTTTTCGGCCCAATCGCGTAAAGAAATTGGTAAATTATCACGACACAAAACGGTATTAGCGCAATTATATGAATCTTCATATCTATCCTGTTTATTCAATAATTCTGCTTTCTTAATCAATAATACGTCGTCGTAAGAAACAATTTTTTTGGAAATTTTAAGACCATTATCAATGTGAGTAATCGCTGATGCATAATTTTTCATTTTGTCTTCCAATGCTGCCATGAGATAGTGACTTTCGCGATATGATGGGAAACGCGTAAGAACTTCTCTGTAATGTTCAGTCACTATCAATTTTGAATTTTGGAACATATCCAAGTTGTTTAGTAAGTGCACTATATGCGGCGGATTAACATATATGAGACCATTTGTTTCATTCTCTAACGTCGCTGTAAATATGTAATTATATTTATCATCATCATAGATCAGATAATAATCATCAGCTGTGTTGATGCATTTGATGTCGTTATCGAATTTATAAAATGCGGAAAATTCTTTGATGTTTTCTTTGAAGCAAACTATTTTCTTGACGTTTTTAAATAATTCGTTGAGATAAGTTCTGTTACACATTTCTATTAACATATCACTATCAAGATGAATGCTCAAACGGACATCATTGTGCAATAAAACGATGTTTTCGCATTGAATTTTGATGTTGTCGTAAAAATAATTTAGCGAATTGACAAGGATTAATTGATCGATCTTTTCGCAACCCATAAATTTTTTAAAAACTGTTGGAGTAAAGCATAATACGTTCTCTAATCCAGACGGATCAATCTTATTACCAATTACGATGACCTTGAAATATTTTTTGCAATGATCGATGATGTTATAAATATCATAATCTTGCGATAATAATTCATTACCTAAATAAAAACAGCACATCTTTTTATTTTTGTCATTTAATTTTGCTTCACTGGAGATCATATTTGCTTTTATTCTTTCGATTTCATGATCAGGAACGGAGTTACTATCTAGTAATTGTTTACATATGGAGTAGGATTCTAAATATTTGCCTAAATAATGGGCGGCAATCGCTAATTCGTCTTTGCATTTGTATGTATAGACATCTTTTGTGATAAAAAGCAGACATTTTTCAGGATAGGGTATTGTAGCTCCCTTTTTAGCGTAAGAATAGCATTTTTGAAAATCGTTTTGGATGCGATAGTGTGTCGCTATTCGACATAACGGTTCTGCTCTGTCTTTGCAAAAATTATATGCGTCGAGATAAGCTTGTTCTATTTTGTGCCAAGGTTCTTCTAATCTTTCTAATCCTTCGGCAATTCGGTAATACGAATAATAAACTTCCTCATACCATTTACCCATTGCGATTCGTCGTTGATACATCTCAATACTTTTACGGGTATCACCATGATCAAAATAACTTTGGGCGCAATAAAATATATTCCTATCCTTATTTGGATCATCTGGAAAAAACTCTTCGAATACTTTGGCATCATTCAAATATTTATTAGGATTAGCACTACGAGCCCCCATTCTTCGCGAATCAATAAAATAATCGCCTTTAATCGCCTCACATGTCGCATTTGCCTTTTTAGTTGTTGGATATTCATGCAACGGACCAACATAATGCCATGCTAATGCTGTATCGTTTTTGAATATTTGATTTCGCATATACGTAAAATTTTGACCGATTCGGAGCATGTAGCTGTCTGCAGTTAGATTTTGTGGTATTATGAAATCGCCCATAGGTAAATCATCCGCGTCGATCACCCAAATGTATTCTGATTTCCCAGCGCATAATTCTAAAGCATATGTTCTGTTCCAGCCAAAGTGAAAAAATGAATATTTTTTGTACAACCCTTTATGGCACGTACATGTTCGAAATTCATGCACAACAACTTCTCCTGGTATGTTTTTTTCAGCGAAGAATTCGTTAATTATTTGAATAGTATTATCAGTTGATCCAGTATCATTAATAACATAGTAATCGATATGTTTGTATACGCATTCCAACGTTTCTCTGATAATATGAGATTCGTTTTTAACAATCATATTCAGACATACTCTTGGTTTTGTTGTCATAGTATATTATCGATATATATTTTATACTTGATAATCTGCGTAAAAATTGATTTTTGTATTGATTGAACATATAATCATTAAAAAGATCATAATGGATACCGTTTCTTTTACTGATATATTAGTTAACGTTGTGGTTCCACTTTTAAGTCCGATAGATTTGTATAATTTGAGTTGCGTATGTCGACATTATGCCAAAAAAATAGGTGAAAATGATTTTAAGGCGCGAGTTGATTCAGAAATTGAAAAGAGATTGATGGTTGTATTTCGGGAGAATTATGTTGAGTTCAAAAAGTTAATGAGCAAGTTTAACGCGATGGTTGTTGGATTATTTGTGGTACAATCGATGTTTGACGAGGACTGGCATGATTTTTCTGTCGATATAATATCAGATGGCGAAGATCGATATGCCATCATATATCGATTTCTTGATAATTGTTCTTTTGGTAGCGTTATGAAAAAAGGGGACTCTTATTATTGTTTCACGATTGGTATTTTTAGTGTTAGATTATCGTATATTTATCAAAAACAGCTACAGGTTCAAAAATATGATATAAATAAATATGCGTATCAATACACAAATTTTGGACACAATATTCGAATATACAGCTTTAAAAATCTTGTAAATAGAGTGATGAACATCGACGTTGAATATGGTTTTGATTATTTTGCAGCGTATCATGACAAAGGATTTAGATTTTATTTGACTAGTGATAAAACGAAAAAGATCTTATCAAATGCGGAATTGCAAAATATGTTTGATTCGCCAACGAATGTAACAGTATCACAAATTGCGCCATCATGTGATATCAAAACAAATGATATGACACATAGATTTATTGTTCAAAAAGATGAATTAATCAGTCGCGTCCAAATTGCTCCAATGGAAACTGAAGATATAGTTGCATATCGGATCTGTGATGGATCGTTATACGAAAAAAATGTGTTTACAATGTTGCGAACGTGCAAACGTTAATTGTGTAACAAAATTATTATCTCCGAATCTAAAGCATTTGCATAGTAATATTGGGGTAATTTTTTTGCACGAAAAATGATAAAATATTGATCAATGATTGATATTTTATTTAGAAAAAAATTGATTTTCTCATCCTTAGAAGTTATCTACATTATTGAAGTTAATAATAAAATGGATTACTACCCTGGCGACGTATTTGTTAACGTCATAAAACCGTTATTGTTACCGATGGATTTATATAACATGTCCATCGTGTCCAAGTATTATGCGAAGAATATTTGCGAGAGTGATTTTAGAAAACGAGTTGATCATGAAGTAGAAAGGAGAATGATGGAATGTTTTGGTGATAATTATGAAAATTTGTTAGAGTTGTTGATAACATCTGACGCAATTGTTGTGGGATCGCTAGTTGTGCAATGTATATTTGGCGAACGTTGGCAGAACGTCACAATAAAAATAATTGTTGATGCACCCAGTTTAAAAAACGGATTGTCGTTTTTTTTGGAACACCATTACAACTTTGTCGGATATGATTTTGGGGTACACGGTATTATGGGTATACATTGTTTTACTGCCGGTGATTTCAAAATTGGGTTGGTATGTCTTAATCTTACTAAATATTACGATTCAGAATATGATATCCATAAAAATATATATCAATACAATAAATTAGGACCAAAATTACAGATTCATAATTTTAAGAATTTTATGTATCGATGCACTGATATTCGAAGCTACGATGAACGACGCGAGATAAAAAAGAATTTAGAATATTTCAAAAAGTATTACACGCAAGGATTCAGATTTTATTTATCAAACGACAAAACAATAAAATTATTATCGAACATTGAATTGCAGAATCTTTTGGACAAGCCGATATCAATATCTATAACACCAATTGCGCCAGAAAATAAAATCAATTTAGTTTCCCATTGCACAATTTTATCGTTGATGGCGATAAAATAATAAGTCGCATTCAAGTTATCCCATATACATTTGGAGATACGGTTGCATATCAAATTCGTGATGGAATTCTACCCAAAAACATATGCATGTATCATTGCACAGATCGTAATATCTGTGCAACACGATTGTTATTCCTTAATCAGAAACATTTACATAGCAACTGTACAGATGTGATTATTTTGAATGAATCAAAATATTAATTATTGATTAATATTTTGTTCTTTTTGCAACAACAATAAGCTGTTTGGAGACTTGAGCACATAAATCTTCATAAATTTCTTGATATCGCACTGAATGGACTAATATTGGCACGTTCGGAGTCTTATCGATGCAAACTTTACGAATCTCGGGCATTGAATGGACCAATATTGGCACGTTCAAAGTCTTGTCAGTACGAACTTCTGCAAACCTCTTGGCATCACATTGAATGGACCAATATTGGCACGTTCGAAGTCCTGTCGATACAAATCTTTACAAATCTATTGACATCACATTGAATGGATCAATATTGGCACGTTCAAAGTCTCGTCAATGCAAATTTATTGACATCACATTGAATAGACAAATATTGGCACGTTCAAAGTCTTGTCAATGCAAACTTCCACAAATCTCTCGACATCACTTTGAATGGACCAATATTTGCACGTTCAAAGTCTCGTCAATGCAAACTTCCATAACTCTCTTGACATCACTTTGAATGGACAAATATTTGCACGTTCAAAGTCTTGTCAATACAAATTTTTACAAATCTATCGACATTACTTTGAATAGACCAATTTTTACAAATCTATCGACATCACATTGAATGGACCAGCATTCGCACGTTCAAAGTCTTGTCAATGCAAACTTCCACAATTCTCTTGGCATCACTTTGAATGGACCAATATTGGCATATTCAAAGTCTCGTCAATGCAAATCTCTACAAATCTATCAACATCACTTTGAATGGACCGATATTTGCACGCCTAAAGTCTTTTCGATGCAAATCTCTTGACATCACTTTGAATCGACCAATATTGGCACATTCAAAGTCTCCTCGATGTGAAACTTCACAAATCTCTCAGTATTACTTTGAAAGGACCAATATTGGCACATTCAAAATCTCCTCGATGCAAAACTTCACAAATCTCTCGGTATTACTTTGAAAGGACCAATATTAGCATATTCAAAGTCCTATCGATGGAAACTTCCACAATTCTCTTGACATCACTTTGAACGAACCAATATTTGCACGTTCAAAGTCTTGTCAACGCAAACTTCCACAAATCTCTTGACATCACATTGAATAGACCAATGTTTGCACGTTCAAAGTCTTGTCAATGCAAACTTCCACAATTCTCTTGACATCACTTTGAACGAACCAATATTTGTACGTTCAAAGTCTTGTCAATGCAAACTTCCGCAAACCTCTTGACATCATATTGAATGGACAAATATTTGCACGTTCAAAGTCTTGTCAATGCAAACTTCCGCAAACCTCTTGACATCACATTGAATGGACAAATATTTGCACGTTCAAAGTCTTGTCAATGCAAACTTCCGCAAACCTCTTGA